AACTTGTTGGCGACGCCGCAGGTATGGCACAGACATTTACAAAAGTCGCAGGAATGTCATTAGCTGAAACAGAAACGGCAATGAGAGAAGTTGCCGGCGCAGCAGATGCTCTTGGTATACCTTTTAGTCAAGTGTCGGCTGACCTTGTCGGAATGGGCGAGCTGTTTGCAAAGATGGGTGATGGCGCACTTGACGTTTTCTTGGAACTACAAGCAGCCGCAAAAGCAACCGGAATGTCCGTTCAGAGCCTTTATAACATTGTGGGCCAATACGATACCTTTGAGGCCTCATCACAAGCAGCCGGACGCCTGAACATGGTCTTAGGTGGTAACTTGCTTGATACGTATTCTCTTTTGAATGCTACAGAAGAAGAAAGAATAGAACTATTACAAAGAGCAATGGAACAGTCTTCAATGACTTTTGACGAAATGGATCGCTTCCAGAAAAGGGAAGTTTCAGATGCACTTAACATCTCGATGGAAGAGGCAGCACAGTTATTTGGAGCAACTCGTGAAGAAGTGCACGAAACAGCCGCAGAGCTAATGCATGCCGGGATGTCTGCAGAAGAGTTAGCCGATAGGACAAGAGAAGCTTCAACCGCAATGGATAAGTTTAAGGTTCTTATGGGCAACTTGGCGCTCATTGTTGGGCCTATTGTGCAAACTTTAAACGGGCTGGTTAATGGTCTCTTGAAACTTTCCGACGCCCTCGGCGGTTCAATAATTGGCTCTTTCGCTGCTCTGACCCTCGGCTTGATCGGTGCGAAGGCAGCATTTATACTATTTTCCAAGGCGGCGGGCGCTAGCGTCGAGTTCCTGGTCGACAAAGTCTCGTCGAAATTTAAAAGTCTAGTAGGTTCTGCCGCAGAGGCTTCTGAAGGTGTTGAAGAGATTGCAGGAAATACCGGTGATGCAGTTAAAAGCTTCGGTAAGAAAGCCGCCGAGGGCTCCAAGGGCTTGCTGGCGTTTGGCGCAGCAATGCTTATGGTCGGCGCCGGCATTGGTTTGGCTGCTTGGGGGATGTCGACATTGGTTGCGGCGTTCGGTGATTTAAATGGTGGCCAGATCGCCGGTGCTGTTCTTGCAATTGGGCTGCTTGGTGCCGCAATTGTTGGCCTTGGCTATCTAATGGCGACCGCAGGTGCGCCCGCAATTGCCGGGTTCTCGGCATTTGGCGTCGCTATGCTTGCGGTCGGTGCCGGCACGTTCGTCGCTGCTCTTGGGGTGTCAAAACTAGTTGCGAGCTTTGCAGGGATGGATGCAGGAAACATTTTGGCAATAGGAGAAAGTTTGCTTAAAATGTCCCTTGGGGCGCTAGCCCTCGCAGCAGCTGTAGCAGTTCTAGCTATACCCGGCGCCGGATTCGGGATTAGAAAGTTAGGAAAAATGTTCCGGAAGGTTAGAGAGCAGATAGATCTATTAAATGTTGAAAAAGTATCGTCCTTTGCCACAGTCCTTTCTTCTATGGCGCAACTAGCATCAATGTCCTTAACAGATACGGGAGTGCCTGAATATATAGCTGCTATTGGTAAAGCTTTAGATGAACTCCCCGATAGCACAGAAAAAACGGTTGCTTTCAAGGCAACAGCAGACTCATTGGCCAACCTAATGCGAATTGCCTCAACCGTCGAAGCTGAACAAGTAGCAAGAATAGAGACGATTATTGGCGCCGTCTCAAACGCTGAAGGTGCTGAAAGCACTAACCAGCTGGTTGCAGCAATTAGCAGACTGGTCAACGAGCGAGCCAACAATGAAGGAACAACGAACGTGATAGAGCTTGATGGGCGAGTGTTGGCTAAGTGGCTTGACCGCTATGATACTGCAAGATTTACGGGCGCCGCTCTCGCTCGATAAAATAGGAGAAACTGATGGCAAATTATATATCTACATATGCGCAAAAAAAGCAATATTATTTTCAATTCTATTCTGTAATCTCCGGTATGTTTGTTGCATTCCCGGCCTTGATAACTCAGTTGGAAGATAAGTTTTCTCCGAATTGGACTTCTGAGAACGTTTTTGGACGACAGGATCCAATCTTAACTTTTCAAAACACTGAAAGAACAATCGATGTTGCTTTTGATGTGCCCTCCGACAGTATCGAAACGGCAGAAAGAAACTTAACCAATCTCAACCGATTGATTAGTTTTCTTTATCCAGCATATTCAACTAGTGGCACTTCAAATACGATATCAGCATCTCCTTTATTGCGTATAAAGTTTGCAAATTTGATTTATGACCATTCAAAAGGAATTTCCGGTGACAGCCCAGAATCTGGACTAGTTTGCGGCATAAACAACTTTTCCCATAGTTTTAAATTTGATGGGTCTGCCGGCTGGGTTGATAAAGTTGGTTCGGCAATTCCTGCTTTCTTCTCAATAAGTTTTTCAGCCACAATCCTTCACACCCACGACCTGGGATATGTTGAAGGTATGCCAGCAACAAACATGACCGAATTTCCTTATTTTATATCCGACTCTACACCCTCAACTTCCGAAGGTCGCATTGGAAGGGCCTTGGCAAGTATTGATTCCGCAGCTGCCGGCGCTACCGAAGCTGGCCAAGCAGCTGTCGCTCTTGGCTTCACAGCAACGAATGCCTTATCCGAGGCAAGTACGGCCGGTGATACAAGCGGGATAACAGAATCCGGAACCGACTAGCAAAAGAGTTAAACAATGTCAAGATATTTAAACAAAAGAATTTTCCAAGCCAATAGAGCGCCGGCAACAAGAGAAATGCTAAGATCCAGAGACCTAATAAACACCAGGTTGATTGAAACAGCTCATATCCAGCCTCTCTCCAACGAGGAAAGGAAAAAATATTCAATGCGAACTGCTATTTGGCAAAGAAGAACAAGGTTGTTTAAATTAGCTTTTGAATTTTATGGAGACTCAAAGCTTTGGTGGGTTATTGCTTGGTTCAATCAAAAGCCAACCGACGCACACTTTTCTGTGGGGGATGAAGTTTTGATTCCTTTTCCTTTGGAGCAAATCTACGAGAGGTTTATCTAAATGGCTGCGCTTTCAGATAGTGACCGAGAGCTGCTAAGGGAAAATGTAAGGTTGACTCGGGACATCATAGAACCTTGGTTGGCTTTCACCCAGGCGAAGCAGAGACAAGGAGCCACATTTGAACTAGGCAGCTTCCAGGAACAAAATTTCACTTGGGAATTTCGAGACGTGCTCCGGAGCGGCCGGCCGAGGTTTGAAGGGGAGCTGGTTACACGTAGGATGCGGGAAGACGCCCTCGACGAACGCAAGGCAAACCGAGACTTGGTCGTCACCAGTGGCCACGACGCCGATGAAGTGCGTGAACTTGAAATTCAAATCAGAGACGACCCTGGTAGCGTAACCAGTACTTCAGAGCAATTCGAAACAACCGACGAAAACGAAGCGGCAAACTTTCTGTTAAACAGGCAGCAAGGAGTGTTGGCATGTCTTAACGAACGAATAATTGAGAGCTTTTTTGATTTAGAAAACACCAGTCAGACAAACATCGTGCAAGTAAGCACACCAGATGAGCACCTGTTGATCAATTTTCTTTTAAGAAGACCCGACCTTCTTCCATTTTTTGCGATCAGAACTCCTTATCTATCTTTATTAGTGCCAAAAATAAGACTGTATAAAAAAATATATAAAAAAAACAACGATGGGTCATACAGTGAAATCGACAACGGGATATTAGAATTTAAATTTAAATCATTTACAGAAAATAAATCACTTGAAAGAATAACTCAATCTAAATCTGGAAGAGCCGGCGGCGCTGGAATTAAAAGTGTTAATTGGTCGTACGAAGGCAACAATCCAGAAACCGTTAGATCGTTTGTTAATTTTGATATATCGTTATTCTTTCAAAGCTTAAGCGACTTTATTGGAATTAGTGCCAATGATGCACAAGCTGCCCTAGAGGACCCCAGAAATACTGACTTGATCAGCCTTATTGGTGCTGGTGTTGGAATCGCAAACGGTGATGATGAATCTGCGCAACCTCTTTATAAATATGAAATTTTAGCACATGTAGGTTGGGAAATTGATCATAAAATCAACCACGACCTTGCCAACGATCAAAGTGTAAGAGCACTAAAAGAGATCATCAACCAAACAAATACCAGATTGCGTCTATCTTTAAAGGATCATAGCCTAAACTTCAATGCCGACGGCACATTAACTTTAGACATTAGCTATTTTTCAGCTATCGATGAGTATTTTTCTGACGAGTCGCTTAACATACTAAGAATCGGTCTTCCTCCCGCTATCGAGTCAGTTAATCAAGCAGCTGCAAATACTGCCGGCCAAACGGAGCAAGAATCTCCAGCCGACAAGCAAGAATTGGATCCTTGTGCGACTTCTAGAACTAGCACTAGCGACAACTCTGCCGATACTGACACCGACACCGACGAGTTGAACGAACGAGAGGTTGCTCTATTGGATGCGTTGAGAACTACTGGAAATGATAATATTATTCAAAATTATAATAATATATTTACTGGACTGCTGGAAGGCAACAAGGTTTGGAAAGTTACAATAAACGCAGACGTCATTGAAGAAATAAGAGCCGCCGAAGTTAAGGAATCTCGGGTTCCGTTTAACGATGACTTCAGAAGCCTCGAAATAAGGCGCCTTACAGAAAGTGTCCTAATGAACCTTAGCGCTAATTCCCAATTCAATGTCAGCCAGGGGTTCTTCCACCAGGGAACTGGAATCGACCCCGGCGAAGTCGCTGCTAGCGCCGCCGCCGCCGACACACCGAACCTTTCTGATGCTGATCTGGATGCAGCTCAACGAGAAAGACTTCTAGAAAACTATAGCGAGAACGACGGCGCCCGGCTTGTAATAAACTTTATAAGATTAGGAGACCTCATAGACAGAGTTGTTGAGGGCCTAAAAAACACAGAAGGCACTGCTTTGAAGGAAAGATCGGACGATTTTAAATTTATTACCGGGCTCTACACCTATAGAGATATGGACAACACTAGAAAAGCTTATAATTATTCCGATATGCTCATTTCAATTGATGGCTTTAGATCTTTCTTTATTGAAAATATCATAAGGCCATTAAAAACAAGGTACAGCTTGACTGCTTTTATTAAGGATTTGGCAAGTAAGTTTTCCTATGTCAACTCAATTAGATTGGCTTCATCTGGTGACATTGTTAGCCCTGAAGGAGTGCCGCATGTTGCTTCTTTTGAAGGTCCGGACATAGGTATAAGCGACCAGCTTCGAGACGCTGCAACCCGAGACGCTATATTCGGCGGTCCCGGCCTGGCGCCTGACCTCCAGGCCGGTATAGATTATAGGAATAGCGTTGCTGACAAGGAGCCTGTCTATGCAGGAAGTGTTGGCAATGTGATATCCGCCGCTCCATCGTCTGGCGATCAAAGGTTAATCTCTTATTTTATCCTACGCAGTAATGGTCAGACCATAGAGCGCAAAGCTGATGAAGAAGAGGATGCTCGGGTAGGGATATATCACGTGAAGTTAGGTTCAGACAGAGGTATTTTAAAATCAATTAAATTTCGAAAAGATGAAATTGAAGGACGCCGAGAAGGCAGGATTGTCCGTGCTGGTGGTTTAAACCTGTCAGCACTAAGAGAAAAGTATGATGCTACGATAACAATCTTTGGTGCCCCTTTCATTTTTCCAGGGACGTATATATATATCAACCCATCAATGGTCGGCTATGGTCACGGTTCTACTTCTGCAGCAAGAGTTTTAGGCTTGGGTGGGTATTATTTTATTAATAAAGTTATAAACTCAATTGGATCCGATGGAAAATTTGAAACAGAAGTTGAAGCTAGTTGGGAGGCGTTTTCCGGCACCAGTTGCAACAGACCTGAATTGGAAATCATTCAGGCCGGTTCCAGCGCAGCGGATGAAGTACTTCAAGAACCGCCCACCGCCCTTGAGAGACTTGCGTCGGCTGCTAGCGACATAGTTACAAGCGCCGGCCAAGCCTTAAACAACAATTATAGCCAGCCAGCAGCTGCAGCGGTTACACAAGCCGGCCAGACCTTAAACAACAATGTTAGCCAGCCAGCAGCCGCAGCGACCACACAAGCCGGCCGAAACGTGAACTCAACACTCTCAGATCTCGGATTTTAATAATTAAATGACCATACAAGAATTTAACATAGGCAAAATCATACAAAACTCCTCAAGAAGGATTAGAACAAACTATAATAGTGATCTAGACTATAAGCTTTTCTTAGATACAGACTTGTTTCCACTTATCCCAAAAGACGACAAACTTATTGGGTTTAGTCAAGATTCTTTTGTTTTAGAAGAAGTAGCCGAACAATACAAAAAGTTTACAGATCTAATAACAAGAAAAATGCTTCAGAAGAAAGTTGGTTTCGAGTTTTATAACTTTACAAAAAAACCAGACTTTTCCAATAACAACTTATTAGAAGCATACGCAAACAATCTAAATACTTATTATGGCTTACTTGTAAATTACATAGACGGAAGAAATATAAAGATAAGAAACGTCACAGATTTTTATAATACCTTTCTAGATTACATTGGAAAATACTCTAACATCTTGCCCTTGACTTTTTACAACTTAAACTTTAAGAAACGGTTGTATTTCGAAAACACCGGATTATCAATAGTCATAAAGCAAAAAGGCGCTGGTAGCCCAACAGGGATCTTTACAGACTTTCTTAGAAATACCAGAAGCACCAACGATTATGTAAAGATAGCAAATTTACAAGGCTTTGAGGTTGATCTTGCAAATCCTTATCGCTTGGTGTATAATCCATACAGAAAGATAAATAACGTTGACATCAAGCAGTTCTATACTGACAACTTTTTTAACTATTTTGATTTAGAGTTTAGTTATCTTGACATGATGATTACAACAATGTATAATCAATACAACAAAGACCGTTTTGCGAACCACTTCTCTGACAAGGACAAGATCTATTTTCCAAACGAGATGTGCAAGAACCAAATAAGAACAATAAAAGAAAACATTAATAAAGAAGGAACATTAACAAAAGAGCAAAAACTAAAACTTTACTTTTTTGCGCTTCTATCGGAAACAAACCAAAACGAGATGCCAAATAAAGACAAGGTATTTCATAACGCTTTGGCCGTGGCGAATTCTCTTGACATGCCGTCCGCAATGCGCTATACTGTAGCCCAAGTCAGGAGATCGTCCAAGACCACCACGCTCACCCCGGTTTTTTAATGTTCCAAACCCTTGATACGAAAAACAAATGCCACGCTGTCTATGAAGACGGCGTTTTTCATTTTGACGGTGCTGAAACAAAAGCCGCAAAAACTTGGTCTTATCACCACGCAACCGACAAAGAAGAGCTACAGGTTGGAAACATTTGGGCTGGTGGTCGCTCTCTAAAAGAATGTTGCCCAGCCGATGTTATGCCAGAATACTTGGAGATTGAGAAAAAACTCCAAGCTTTTAACATGGCTTTTGGCGCCGTCGACTTTAACGTCCAAGAATGGTGCGTATACGACTTTATGCCGCTTTCTTTCCTGATTGATCTTTGCGAGGTAAAAAATAAAATAACTGAAAACGTTCTACAAAACTATACCAAGCCAAGATCTTATGACCACCTATTGGAAGTACACCGACTTCTCTCTGAGATGAACCACAAGCAAGTTCTTTTTGACTTTGATGTGGCGGCACAGGTAAGCACGACAAAGGCCTTACAAGGCAAACTACGAAGCCTGAGAGGTATAAACAAGTGGGTTCACTACGATCCTTATGGCACAATCACAGGAAGGTTGAGCACAAAGCCAAATACGTTCCCGATTCTCAACCTCCCGCACGAGTTCAAAACAGCAGTGCGTCCGCATAACGATCTTTTTGTTGAGTTGGACTATAACGCAGCTGAACTTCGCACAATGTTGGCTTTGGCCGGTAAAGAACAGCCCGAAGAAGACATCCACGAATGGAACATGAAAAACGTGTTCTCTCGCATTGAGGATCGTGATCAAGCAAAGAAGAAAGCTTTCCAGTGGCTTTACGGTAAAACCGCCGCAAACAAAACTTTGGAAAAGGTTTACGATAAAGATAAGATCAAAACTGACTGGTTCCATCACGATTTTATCAAGACACCATTTGGTCGTGCGATTGAGTGTGATGACGACCACGCAATCAATTATGTTATTCAGTCAACAACCGCAGACGTTGTTTATGAGAATGCAAGCAAAGTCAATGAACTTCTGAAAGGACGCCAAACAAGCTTAGCCTTTATCGTTCACGACTGTATTATTTTGGACCTAAGCAAAAAAGATCTTGACTTGATCGACGATTTGGTGCATACTTTCTCTAACACTCGCTTTGGAGACTTTCGAACGACCCTCAAGGCAGGTAAGACACTCGGCGGTATGCAGGAGATTGCTTTATGATTGAAAAAGTTATTGGTATTGGCGACGGCGGAAGCCAGATTGCCGAACATTTTAAAAAGTATTATGATTATTCTGTTCTTTGCGTTTCTGAAAAAGGTGATATCAAGATCCCGAAAACGAAAAAAGTAGAAGAGTTAGAAAGTAAGATGTTCGAGACCAAGAAAAAGTGGTCAAAAACATTAAAAACCTTTGCTGCAGACGATAAGTTGCTTTTTGTTGTTAATGGAGCAGCAAGGTCAGCAGCAACTTCCTTGGTTTTGATGGAAGAAGTCAAAGAAAACCCAAAAACGGTTATCTTTGTTAAATCAGACCCAAATACAATCAACGGAACAGCAAAATTACAACAAAGAGCCGCCCTGATGGTTATGCAGGAGTTTGCTCGCTCCGGATTGATCGAAAAAATGTTTATTGTTGATAATATGGCCTTAGAGAAGATCAGCCCAGAAGTCAACATTCTAAACTATTATGAACAACTAAACGATCTTATTGTTTCGACTTTTCACATGATCAACTTCTGTAAGGACCAGCGCCCCGTGCTAAATACGACGGACGATCCGGTGGAAACCGCCCGCATCGCAACGTTTGGAGCCTTTAACGTCGAGAACGGTGAAAAAAAACTTTTTTATTCTCTTGACTTCCCGAGAGAGACGAGCTATACTTATGTTCTGAACGATGAGGCGCTAAAGGAACCGGCTAGGCTGATGAACATTAAAGACATCAACACAGCAGCAAACAATACAGAGCCATCAAATGCATCATCATTTGTTATTTATCGCTCGGACTTAGAACACAACTATGGATATATTGTTCAATACAGCACGATGATCCAAGAACAGTTGATAGAAAACCAGAACTGAGGCACCACGATCGCCGCCGGACATTTTTTCGTTTTTACGTGGATAAGATCCGGCGCTCGATCGTCTAACTAATGTGAGGCGCTCAAGGGCGTCTGACCGATGAGAAACGAGTGCTTGACATTCGCCACTCTCTGGTGTATAATAAACTAAATTCGGTGGCCATTCGGGTCGCCGCAGCCAACCATAGGAGGTACACATGGCTATTGATATGAGCAAAATGAAGAAGAAGCTTGACAAGCTGAACAACAAGGGTAACGGCGGAGGTCGGTATCTAAAGATGGAGATCGGGAATACTTATGAGATTCGTATTCTTCCTACGCCTGATGGCGATCCATTCAAGCAGTATTTTGTCCACTATCGTGTGGGCGACTCTCAACCGTTCCTCTCGCCAAAGAAGAACTTCAACGAGGATGATGCGCTTGATCGGTTCGTGCGAAAACTTTATGATGAGGGTTCGGAAGAAAGCCGAAACATGGCTCGTGACTTGTCTGCTAAGGCTCGTTTCTTCTCACCTGTAATTGTTCGTGGACAGGAAGATGATGGTCCAAAGGTTTGGTCTTACTCGAAGACTGTATACCAGGAGCTTCTAAAGACTGTGCTGGATCCGGACTTTGGTGACATCACAGACCCAAGTGCTGGATTCGATCTCAAGGTTACTTACGATAAGCCGAATGGTAAGATGTATCCTGAGACCGTGGTTCGTCCTCGACCAAAGGCTACAAAGCTTTCCAAGGATGAGAATCAGACCGAAGAGTGGCTCGCAAACCTTCCGGACATTGATGGAATGCAAACCCGAAAGACTCCGGCAGAGGTTCAGGAAATCCTAGATGCCTTTCTTATGTCTGACGACGTAGATCCGGAAGAGATGGCTAGTGAGACTATCCGCTCTGGTGGCGGCAGTCGAGTGGCCAACGCAATTGCCGACTTGGTATAGGGGGTTTATGGGGATCAAAGATCTAAAAGATATCCTAAATAAGAAAATGGGCGCAATCGTCGCTCATGATCTTACAAAGGAAAACCCAACAGAGGTGAAAGATTGGATCCCCACAGGTTCTCGGTGGCTTGACTCTATTATTTGTAAGGGTCAAGTTGCCGGGATCCCTGTTGGGAAGTGGACTGAAATCGCCGGCCTGGAGTCGACGGGTAAGTCTTACATGGCGGCACAGATTGCTGCTTCGGCTCAACGTAAAGGTATTCAGGTTGTTTATTTTGATTCAGAATCATCAATCGATCCTGCTTTCTTGACGTCGGCAGGTTGTGAGCTAGAGGATTTGCTTTATGTTCAGGCAACTACCGTTGAAGATGTGCTTGGATCAATAGAAACAATCCTAGAACAAACCGAAGATCGTGTTTTGTTTATTTGGGACTCGTTGGCTATGACACCAGCAAGAGCAGATCTAGAGAAAGATTTCAACCCTCAAGCAACAATGGCAATGAAGCCAAGAGTGCTAGCAAAGGGAACAGAAAAGCTTTCAATTCCAGTCGCAGACAAGCAAGCAACTGTTTTGATTCTAAATCAGCTCAAAACAAACATTACCTCAAACATCGCTGAGGCAATGACCACACCTTTCTTCACTCCAGGCGGCAAAGCACTTTCGTATGTTTATTCGCTTCGGATTTGGCTTACAGGTTCAAAAGCAAAGAAAAACTTTATTACAGATGAAACTGGCTTCCGCCTTGGTAAGCTTGTGCGCTGTAAGCTAGAAAAGTCAAGGTTTGGAACCGAAGGTCGAAACTGTGAGTTCAAGATTATGTTTGGGACAGACAGCCCAGGTATTCTTGATGAGGAGTCTTGGTTGGATGCAATTAAGATTTCCGATCGAGTAAAGTCCGGTGCGTGGTATACTCTAACGTTCCGTGATGGGACCGAGAAAAAGTTCCGTGCTGCTGATTGGCTCAAAGAGCTAGAAGATCCTTTATTCCGACGTGAGATCTTAGATATCATGGACGAAGTAGTAGTAAGGAAATTCGATGAAAGAACAGGAAACGCAGAAGATTACTACGACGAAGAGAGCACCGACGAGTAGGGAAAGGAGGATGCTGGGCCTTGCTGCAAAGCAGGCCAGCACCTCTAACTTCCCTGTGTTTAGGCACGGTGCTGTTTTAGCGAAGGGATCAAAAGTTTTGAGTTTGGGCGTCAATAAGAATCAGTTTAATTCTTTTGCGGCTAAGTTCAAGAAAAAACCAGAACACGCTACTGTTCACGCAGAACTTGGTTGTATTCTAGGGGTTGACAGACGTTCAACCTCTGGAGCAACCATTTATGTCGTGCGCATTAGCCCACAAGGAGAATGGCGTATGTCAAAGCCTTGTTGTATGTGCCAAGCCGCAATGCGGCACGTTGGTATCAGACGAGTGATTTACTCTGTCGACGAAAAATTTATAGGAGAAATGAAATTATGAACGGACAACTAGTTGAATACCACAACCCATCATATGGCGAGCGGTATGGTGTTGTAAAAGAAATGCGAAAAGATGGAAAAACGTTGATTGCGACAAGCTGGCACGCATTATCCGGAGGCAAGTTCGGGCCGACAACAAGAACGTCAGGCGAAAAAGCTTTTATTAGACTAACACCAGAAGACATGTATACTCGTCAAGGGTCAATCCAAGACCATTTTGAACGACTTTGGAAGACAAGAAATGGGGGTGTGGCCCCTACAAAGACCCTTGTATTTGCGAACACATTAGCAGACGGGACACTTGAAGGAGAGATTAGTTTCTTACCAGCCCAGATGGCCGAAGAACTAGTCGACTATTTTCTGAGTGAGGGATGGTTTGCAAATGCCGAATAAAAAGATTATGATCATCGATGCCCTCAATATGTTTTTGAGGTCATATGTTGTAAACCCCTCTCTTGGACCTAATGGGGATCCGATCGGTGGGTTCTATGGCTTTCTCAAGTCAATGCAGAAATGTATTCGTGAGATCGATCCGCAAGAAGTCCACATCTGTTGGGACGGACCAGGAGGGGCAGTTCGCAAAAGATCCGAGAACAAAGGATACAAAGAAGGTCGTAAGCCAATCAAAATGAATTGGAACTATAACCATCTTACTGACGATGACAAACTAAAAAACAAAGTTTGGCAACAACTGCGCTTGATAGAGTATTTGGAGACCTTGCCGGTAAAGCAATACCTCCACAAAGGAATAGAGGCTGATGATATTATTGCTTATTTATGTACTTTCCCAGGCTCGAAAGACGCAGTAAAGATCATTGTATCCAGCGACAAGGACTTTTTACAGCTTTGCTCTAATGATACTATTTTATACCGTCCCATTTCAGATAGTTTTGAGACTCATAAAACAGTAACAGAAAAGTATAAAGTTCACCCAACCAATATGGCGCTGGCTAGGGCCGTAGAGGGCGACAAATCAGACAACCTACCCGGTGTGAAGGGTGTCGGCATCAAGACGCTTGTAAAGGCCTTTCCGTTCCTTTCAGAGGATAAGTTCTATGGGGTTGATGACATTCTCAAAGGCTGTAGAAAGGTAGAAAAGAAAATGTCTGTCCATAAAAAGCTGCTAGAGTCCAAGGACCTTTTATACAGCAATTACAAAATGATGCAACTTTATGCGCCAGACATTCCGATTGGGGTTGCGGACGGCACAAAAGAAGTGTATAATGAACCGTTCTCGTATAGTCAAAAAGACTTTGATGCGAAACTGATTAAAGAAGGGTTGGGTGCCTATGACTGGTCCTCACTCCGTCTTTTTTCTAGAATGGTAATGAACAACCAAAGAACCCTAGCGAAACAAGGAGCATAGCTATGATTAAAGATACAACATTTGGTAATAAAGACGGGTTCGAGAAGTTTGGTAAGTCTTTCCAAGAAAAGCTTTGCAAACTTATTATGTTCGATCGTCCTTTTGCCGATCAAATGGAAGAAGTCCTGGACGTGTCTTTTTTCGAGAACAAAGCTTTACAAGAACTAACAAAGCTTATTTTCAGACATAGAACAGAATACAGTGTTCATCCGTCCGAAGAAACCTTAGAGACTTTGGTAAGAACTGAAATCACAGATCTTCCAGAGTCAGTCCAGGCAACGATTCGAAACTTTGTTGCAAAATCTATTGGAAACCAGATTGTAGCAGATTCTGATTATATTAAGAATCAGGCATTAGACTTTTGCAAGAAGCAGAAACTCCAAGAAGCTATTTTACATTCTATCTCTTTGATCAAAAGCTCTTCGTTTGACGAGGTGAAAGGAGTTATCGACGAAGCACTAAAGCTTGGAATGGACAATGACTTTGGTCACGACTTTATCAAGGACTTTGATGCTCGGTATGTGGAAAAGCCCAGGCACCCCGTTACAACAGGATGGTCGCTTATTGACGATCTAACACAAGGTGGCCACGGTATTGGAGAACTAGGTGTAGTTATCGCACCAACAGGAGCAGGAAAATCAATGGCCTTGGCCCATCTAGGAGCACAAGCTGCGAAAGCAGGTAAGACTGTTGTTCATTATACACTAGAGCTGTCTGATAAGGTGGTAGCACAAAGATACGATTCTTGTATTTCCGAGATCAAACTAAACGAACTAAGAAATAGAAAAGAAGATGTTTTAGACTCGATTAAAGAGATTGAGGGCGCCATTATTGTAAAGGAGTATCCAACAAAATCAGCATCTGTTGCGACTCTTGACCGCCACTTGGAAAAGCTAGTATCAAGAGGCATTCCTATTGGAACAATCGTTGTTGATTATGCCGATCTTTTAAAGTCCGTAACTAGTTATAAGGACAAAAGATTTGAACTTGAATCTATCTATGAAAACCTACGAGGTCTAGCACAAAAATACGCTTGTCCTATTTGGACCGCATCTCAGACAAACCGCTCTGGTGTTAATGCCGAAATCGTAACGATGGAAGCTATTTCAGAAGCATTTAGTAAGTGCTTTGTTGCTGATTTTATTTGCTCGCTCTCTAGGACAATCGATGATCGAAACAATAATACCGGCCGTTTGTATGTCGCAAAAAACAGAAACGGTGCGGATGGGCTAGTTTTTCCTTTATATATGGATACCAGCAATGTTAAGATTCGAGTTTTGGAGCCAACAAATGAATCAATCGAAGATCTAAAAAAGAATACAGCAAAAAGACAGATGAATCATCTGCGAGAACAATACAAACAAATGAAAACTGAAGGAGAAAATAGTTAATGGAACTTGCTACAAAGATTTTATCAGACATCACGGTGCACATGAAGTACGCCAAATACGACCCGGTCCAACAGCGTAGGGAAAGTTGGGACGAGTTGGTAAATAGAAATATGTATTTGCATGTTAAGAAATACCCAGATCTAGCCGGGGAGATCGTCAATGTTTATGAGGACTATGTAAGACCTAGAAAGGTTCTTCCTTCAATGCGCTCAATGCAGTTTGCTGGAAAGCCTATTGAGGTTGCGCCAAACAGAGTATACAACTGCGCCTACCTGCCTATCGACCACTCAGCAGCTTTTTCCGAGACAATGTTTCTTCTTCTTGGAGGAACAGGTGTGGGATACTCAGTACAAACTCACCACGTTGAAAAGCTTCCTGAGATCCGCCGGCCAAATGAAAAAAGAACCCGTCGTTTTCTTATTGGCGACTCAATTGAAGGCTGGGCTGATTCTGTAAAAGCACTAATCTTATCTTACTATCGTGGTACTTCTAGGATTCGTTTTGACTTTTCAGACATCCGACCAAAAGGTGCTCGTCTAGTTACATCAGGAGGCAAAGCGCCAGGACCGCAGCCTTTGCGTGAGTGTCTTGTAAAGCTTGAAGGCATTCTTTCACAGAAGGAAGATGGTGATAAGCTTGACCCAATCGAAGTCCATGATATGATTTGCCATATTGCGGATGCTGTCCTTGCGGGAGGCATTCGCCGTGCCGCTCTTATCGCTCTTTTCTCAGCTGATGATGATGAAATGATTGCTTCAAAGGTTGGAGACTGGTGGGAAGCAAACCCACACCGTGGTCGAGCAAACAACTCAGCTGTAATCCTACGCCACAAAGTTGATAAAGATTATTTTCTTTCACTTTGGGATCGAATCCAAAAGTCAGGTTCAGGTGAGCCCGGTATCTACCTATCAAACGATAAGGATTGGGGGACAAACCCTTGTTGTGAAATCGCACTTCGCCCTTATCAGTTCTGTAACCTAACTGAGATCAATGCTTCAGATCTTGACTCACAAGAAGAGTATGAAGCTCGTTGCCGTGCTGCTGCTTTCCTAGGCACGCTCCAAGCCGGCTATACAGACTTTCACTACTTGCGTGATGTTTGGCGAAGAACAACAGAGAAAGACGCACTTATTGGCGTATCAATGACCGGCATCGCATCAGGAGCAGTGTTGGATCTGGATATGGAAGCAGGCGCAAGATCAGTAAAAGAAGAAAATAAAAGAGTTGCCGATCTTATTGGTATTCGACAAGCCGCAAGAACCACTTGTGTGAAGCCGGCTGGTACAACTTCACTAACGCTTGGAACATCATCAGGTATTCATGCGTGGCATAGTGACTATTACATTCGTCGGCTTCGCTTGGGCAAGAATGAAGCAATCTATTCTTATCTCTCGGAGAACCATCCAGAGTTAGTTGAGGATGAATACTTCCGACCACACGACACAGCAGTTGTTTCAGTTCCTCAAAAGGCTCCTGAAGGGGCTATCTACCGAACAGAAAGCGCCCTATCACTACTCAAGCGCATTGAACGAGTTTCACGTGATTGGGTAAAGTCCGGACACCGGAAGGGAGAGAACACACACAACGTTTCAGCAACTGTCTCAGTTCGTGAAAGTGAATGGGATGATGTTGGTGAATGGATGTGGGAAAACAGGAATGTCTATAACGGTCTCTCTGTTCTTCCCTATTCTGATCACACGCACGTTCAGTTACCTTTCCAAGAGTGCTCAAAAGAAGAATACAATGCTTTGCTTGGAGCGCTAAAAGATGTTGATCTTACAAAGATCATTGAAACAGAAGACAATACAGACTTAGCAGGCGAACTAGCTTGCGTCGCCGGAAGCTGCGAAGTAAAATAACGACCGCTCTGCTCGATCCGGCCGGAAGCAAATAACACTTGACTTCCGGCCGGATGCGTGCTAGAATGATATCTGTTGAGTGGAGGAGCGCCCGTCGCCCCCGGCTCGCAAACTAACATAAATGGAGGACAATTATGAAAGAAGAAGAAAAGACAGAAAAGATCCGAGAGTTCATTCAGACTTTTGATGCTATTGAGCAAGAAATGGAACCCTACAAGGACGCAAAGCGAGATCTTCGTGCGAACTACAAAGAAAACGAATGGCTTACCGGAGATGAGATGCGACTAGCAGTAAGGGCCTATCGTATGCTCAAGAAGGATGAAAACCTAGAAGAACTACAAGAAATGTATAGTAAGCTTTTGACTACTATCTCAACAAAGCGAGGTTATTCAGATGCATCTTAACCCTTGCAATCGGTTCTTGCATATTTCATTGATTGAGCCTGAGCCTGAAAAAGAAACTAAAGAAGCAAAAGTGCTGCTTCCAGACGACTACCTGAAAGAAGTAAAACAAAGATACCGAACAGCTAGCCTTCTTGGTGTTGGAGAGCAGTGCACAGTGTTTTCTTCTAGCGACGTTGGTAGTACCTTGGTCGTAGTCGATACAACTATGATGGAAAGCTTTGTCGATCCAAGCGGAAAAGAGCAGTTTTTCATTCTAGAAAGTCACATTTTAGGCACTTACCGATAAAGGAGATAAATGAGAAAACTAATAGTAGTGGGTACCCTCTTATTGGCGCTAGGGTTTTCCCGTAAAGCAGCAGCCGATTGTATTTGTTACGGTATTAACTGGCAATCAGACTATGAGTATGCAACTTTAGAATGCCTGCAGGATACCGATCCTTGTCAAATACCAGAAGTTATCGGAGAAGACAATAGAGTATGGGAGATCATTCCAATTGGAGAGTGGCCATCCGGCTTGACTGAGCTGGTCTGTGATCAACATACTTGTAGTGAATGCGGGACTGCTGTTTATGACTGTGATAATGTTAGACCATCAATGAGGCGACGCCTTGTTGATACAATCGAGGGTTGCTAATGGAAATCAAAGATGAAACAATCTATTTGTATGGAGATGAGATCGGAAGATGCGACTTTATACAATCATGGGGAAATGACATTATGGCTGTCAATGCGGCCAGAGCCTCATTTGGCGTTGAGAAAGAAGATCTAGATGAAAAAGATAAAAAACTTATCAACTTTTTAGTGAAGCATAAACATACGTCAGTGTTTGAGCACGGCGGAATCACTTTTAGATGTGTTGTGCCTTTGTTTGTACGCTCTCAACATCATCGCCATAGGACTTGGTCTTATAACGAGATCTCAAGGCGATACACAAACGTCAACCTGCAGTTCTATGAGCCAGAAAGCTTTAGAACCCAGCATAAAAGCAACAGGCAAGCATCAAACGATAAAGATCTGATCAACCCAGAGCTACAACATTGCTTACGAACCCGAAGGGTCAGCGATCACGTTCGGGTCCACCATGTTCAAAGTATTGAGCTTTTCGATACAATGATTGGAGCAGGAGTTTGTCGAGAACAAGCAAGAGGAGTACTGCCTCAGAACCTCTACACAACTTACTATGCATCGGCTAATGTCTCAAACATTATAAAGTTCATTGGGCTTAGAGACAAGCCGGAAGCACAACAAGAGATTCGGGTGTTAGCACAAGCAATGAAAAAGTTCTTAGAAAGAGAGTTCCCACACACAGCAAAAGCAATGGAGGCTGGTTATGATTGATTATTTTATTTTTGGACTGACTGCATCGTTCGTTCTCGTTTTTGGCTTTGCCTATCTTTCAGCACTGAAAGGGGATGATTGAGTATGAATACGATGAAGTTGTTGTTGGGGGCAACATTTCTTCATTGGTTTTTGCCATAGAAAATAAACTTCCAATCATCTCAACCCGATGGGAAGACTTTCAGATGTATGATAGATTAGAATACGATGAAAGATGGGTAGAAACGTTTGATAAAGTGGGGATCCCAAGCGATCACTGGGAAGCCGATTATAAAACTCATACAAAAAAGATAATGAGTTCCGGCTTATCAGAGCTGCTTGGGATTCTTCATTTGTATCATGGAAGGCATTACCCAAAAATCTATTGCCCTTTCAACGATGGAATGTATTTCCACAAAGGAAAGATGAGGATTATCGCAAGCAACAAGTTTGACTTTCACGTAAAAGCCAACACATACCACGTTTTCGATGCTGAACAGATAAAAAACAAATCGTTTGAGGTCGAGAGCATCGAAAATAAAAAAGAGTTTCGAATAGTTGATTATCTTATAGCAAAGAAGCCACTGAGATATCCAGGCAATGGAGTTCAGGGCAATGACTTTTTTGTAAATGAGATCATCACAAAAAACGTTAGAGAACATTATGCGATCTCTTATCTAAACAGCCGTCAGATAAACAGACACAACTATGCTGACTATTCTGTTCGTTTCAAAGCACAAGACATAATGAAGGCTGCCGGCATCACAGGATACGCTAGAGCAGACAAGCCACACCTTTTTCGTGGCATCTCATTAAGACCTCAAAAAAGAGAAATTTACTCTTTAGAGAAAAAAAATTATAAAAATGTGGATAATTTTCGCTTCCCAAACGTCCAACATAGATGGGGTGTTTGCGAAAGTTTACTAAAATTGGATTTACCGGCGCTATGACAGGACTAGGAACAGTAACAAACATGGTTGGAGTTATTCCTTCTTTTGACCGACGCATTGACTTTGGTTTTGAATGGGATGATTGCCTAACACCATTAGAACACGACTATACCCTTCTAGAAAGGTCGGTAATGGAGTGCGCAACTGTTGGATGTTCCAGTATTTGGATTTGTTGCGACCCTCACATGATTCCTCTAACAAAAGAAAGGATAGGGGAGGTCGCATTAGACCCAGTTTGGGCAAGGCGGCCTTTTGAGAAAGAAGGATGGAAACTCAAAAGATATATTCCAATTTTTTATGTGCCTATAAACTCAATGCACATAAACAAAATGGAGAGTGTTGCTTGGCAAATCATTTGGGCAGCACATTCATCTTATTATGTATCAAAGTTTATCTCAAAATGGACAACATACGATAAAGTTTATGTTTCTTCTCCTTTTGGGGTGTATGACTTTGAGGTCCTAAGAGAAAAGCGAGAGATCATCCGAAAAAACAATGTCTTTTTACAATACGACAACAAAGACGCAACACACGACATACCGCTTGGTTTTTGTTTTACCGCAGAAGATTTTATCGAGTCCCGAAGAAACCTTCGTCGGCTTTTTACCGAAAAAGGCAAAGAAATATACGAAGAAGGAACAAAATGGGTCTTTGATAACATAAAAAACAAAGATTACGAGCTAATTACTATAGAGGAGTTTTATCCCCTAAGAACATTCCAAGATCTAAGAAACTATTATGGGTCCAGCCTAGCTTTTGATTATAAAAAGAAGAACTGGCTCGTACCAAAAGTTTGGTTTGACCGAACAAGCACAAAGGAGAATAAAAATGAATAAGTTATTTGCTTTACTTTTAGCAACGTTGTTTATGACGAGTTGCGAAATCTATACTAACCAAGTTTACATGAGAGATCCAGTAGTCCCACATTATTCTTTTGATACGTGGTATGGGCCTGATTGCTATAACTCAGATCTTCAACATACAACGGGCTATGACTCACACGTTTGTAAGTGGCACTGCGCATCTTATGATGGCCAGTATAGAGTAAGCTTAGAGATTCGCTTTGAAGAGCAATACAATAACGAGTGGCGAATCAGAGAATACGTAAGTCCACATAACTGCTATTAGCATATCCGGTATATCAGAAAATGGCTATTGAAAGAACAAATCCAATCCACGCTAAAATGTTTATTTACATTAGTCACATTCTTCCGCATATCAACGCTGGAAGGATTTGGATTTGTAGCACTACCCTTGCCTTGGTCCGAGCCGACGGAGAGGGCTGGTATGCCTATCAGGACCTTGCAAGACTAGCTGAAGAGTTTAGTCAAGGCAAAAAGAATGGAAAACAAGTAAAACAAGTGATTGATGACTTTGCTGAGGGTAAATGGAATACCAAGCTAAAAAAAGAAGCAAAGATTCTTTATACGAAGCTAGCCGAAAAAGCAAACAACAAGCTTCAAGACGCAACTTATTTTGTTTACGGAAGCTTTCCACCTGACAACAAAGCACAACTAAGCACAGAGAATGCTAACTTTGTATTAGGGTTGGCGCTTCGAAAACTAGACGAACTGAAAAAATAATGATCAAGACAGAAGATCGAATAAAAAAGAACGGAGAGGTCTTCACACCTGACTGGCTAGTAAAAGAAATGTTAGGCAAGCTTCCAGAAGATGCTTGGGAACCAGATAAAACATTCTTAGAGCCAGCAGGAGGCGACGGAAACTTTGTAGAGGCTATTATCAAAGAGAAAGTGTCACGAGGCCACGATCCGCACAAAGCACTACAAACCACATACGCAGTCGAACTAATGGAAGACAACGTTATAAAAATGAAGTGGCGAGCAATCTTAGCAGCAGGTCTAAACGTTGATGATGAGGCGGCTAGGGAGATTGTAGACAGAAACATTCGACAAGGCAATTTCTTAGAGATTGATGATTTTGTTGAGTTTTTCAATGTTTGACGTTATAGTTGGAAATCCACCTTATCAAGAAAAGAAAGCCGAGAACAAAACCTCAAAAAAGATCTGGGATAAGTTTGTTGATAGAACATTAGATCTCCTAAATAAAGAAGCTTATCTTTGCTTAGTCCATCCGGCTGGTTGGCGCAACTATGGAGGACGATGGAAAAAACTAGCCAACAAGATGTTAGAAAGAAAGTTTTTATATTTAGATATCAACGATGTAAAGGCCGGCATCGCAACTTTCGACGTTCAGACAAGATATGACTGGTATGTCCTCCAAAACAAAGAAGCCGGCGGCGAGACACTGATCAAAGATCAAAACAACAAGGTATATACCTACGATATATCAAACTTAGATTTCATTCCCAGTGGTAAGTTTGAGGAGATCTTCAAACTAGTAGCCACCGAGCAGCAAGATACTGTAGAAATGATATATGATTCATCTTACCACAGTCAGCGTGAATGGATGAACAAAGAAAAGACATCAACGTTTGTTTACCCTTGTATAATAAACGTTGCCAAAGAAGATAAACTATCATTATGGTGGTCGAAGCGCAAGAAAGGCCACTTTGGGGAAAAGAAAGTTATCTTCGGTAAACGAGGCGCCAATGTTCTTGTCGACGCCAAAGGAGAATACGGCCTTTGCGAAGATGGTAGAGCAATTATTGATAAAGAATTAGCACTACCACTGGTCAAACAAGCAATGCAAAGCAAGAAGTTTGTTGAGCTAATGAAGTTTTGTGATGTTGGTGGTTTAAAAGTTACATACAACCATAGAGTTATCGCTTTGTTTCGAAAAGACTTTTGGAAAGAATTTATCGATGACAATGCTTTGTATCTGTATTACGCCCAGCAGAACGATGTCCTCGGAACGCTTGACTTCTGACCCTGGCCGTGGTACAATACGGCTCTGGCGTGAAAAAACGTAAATAAATGTGGATAAGATCCTCGGCTCGTTCGTCTAATAGATGAGCCCGCCGATTCTGGTGGCTCACTAGCTTACCCACCGCCCCGCCGACACCGGCCAATCGAAAAAAACGCACGTGAGTGTGGATAAGATCCTCGGCTCGTTCGTCTAACAAATACACCGGCCTTAGCGCCCAAACCAAAGGAGAGAAAGTGTCATTGACAAATAATCAAAAAGAGAGAATCAAGGAGAACTGGACGTCCTATGTTGATGAAGCTTATAAAGGGATGCTAAAAGAGAACGACACAAGAGAACTAGGGAAGTTTCTAGCACAAGCTAATGAATATTTTCAAAGAGATTGGATTAATTTTAATACAAGCTTACATGTTACTGCAGAGACTCTAGGAAACGACAATGATAAGAACCGGTCAGGGTATGATCTACTTTCTTTAAATAAATTAAGAATTCAAAGTAAATTTCGCTCCAGCACACTTCACTTAGAGTGCACCAGAAGGATCAGCAAGAAAAACACAGGGTCAGCTTCCGCTAGTGGGCATGTAGCCTATGGTGTTGATGAGGCAGATGTATTTGTGTTCACTCGCCCCCATGGTAATTATGAAGATCCTGAAAATGCAGAGATATTAGCGATTCCAGCTAAAGCACTAGAAGACCCAAAACACCCTGGCTTCTTGAAGAGAAGTGTTCCGAAGAAAGTTTATAAAGATTATATCGGGAAAGCTAAAGAGGTTCTAGAAGAGTTAGAACGGGAGAAGCAGAATGAAAGAAAATAGTTTTTTTGTAGGAGATTGCCTAGAAGCGATGAAGGGGCTAGAAGAAGAAAGTATTAGTATGGTCTATCTAGATCCTCCTTACAATACCGGTAGGAACTTTGGAGAGTTTGATGACAAGTTTGGATCTATGGCAGAGTATGCACAGGGGTTTTTAGCGCCAAGAATCAAAGAATGCCACAGGATCTTAAAGAAAGATGGCAACATTATTGTTCACGTAGAACCAAAAAACAGCCACTATGTTCGTCTTGTTCTGGATGATGTTTTTGGTCAGAAACTATTCCGAAACGAAATAGCCTGGAAAAGTGGCGGAAATGCAAAAAACAAAAAGCAACTAGGAAGATATCACGATACAATAATCGTTTATTCGAAATCTAAAAAATCTATTTATAATCCCCTATATCTTCCGTATGATGAAAAATACAAGAAAAGGTCATCCGCAAAGAGATGTGAAAAAACAGGACGTTGGTTCGTTACGACAGCAATACATAATTCACAACCAGATGTAAACCCGAGAAAGAATTTGAGATATTCTTGGAATGGGCATCATAAGCAGTGGTATGTGTTAGAAGAGAAAATGAAACACCTTCATCATAATGAAAGGTTGGTTTACAATGCTAAGGGTATACCTAGAATCAAAAGATACTTGGATGAGATGGACGGGATCCCAATAAAAGACTTGTGGTTAGACATTCCTCAAATACAAGGCAATGAGAAACTAGACTATCCAACACAAAAGCCCGTTAAACTATTAGAAAGGATTATCTATCTTTACAGCAATGAGGGAGACAGCGTGCTAGACCCCTTTGGAGGGTCAGGCACAACTGCCCGAGCCGCTTTAAACTTGGGTCGACAATATATGGTAATCGACGTCAACGAAAAAGCAAAAGAAGTTTTTCTAGAAAGTTTAGAACCACAACAAACAAAGAGGAAAAATGAGCTATGCAGCCAGTAGTCCGAAAAAACGCACGTGAGTGTGGATAAGATCCTCGGCTCGTTCGTCTAATAGATGGACCCGGAACGCCGCCGTAGCTCAACGGCAGAGCAACGCACTTGTAATGCGTAGGCTATCGGTTCAAATCCGATCGGCGGCTTTAGATAAGGAGGAGTGATGGCAGAACTAAATGATAGAACGGTGCGTGAATCAAGCTTGAATACACTTCGAAAGATGATGGACGCACCAAGAAAGAAGACAGAAAGAAAGAAGAATCTAAACAAACTGATTTCTGTTTTGATTAAAGAACTTAAACAAGACTTGGCAGAAGATGAAGAAATGAAGCTTTATTTTGCCTTGTCGAGAGCCCCAATCACAGAGATTAAGAAAACTCTCGTGTCTGGCGAAATTACATAAAAAGGAGAAGAATGAAAGAAAGAACTGAATCAAAACTTAAATTTGTAAACTTACATGGGCACTCTTGTGTTGGATCTCCTTTTGACGCTCTAGGCTATCCGGATGAGCACATGGACTTCAGCTACAACAATGGGTGTGATGCTGTTGCTCTAACCGATCATGGAAACATGAACGGCTTTTCTCATCAATACCTTCATTGGAAGAAGATGAAGAACGAAGGAAAAGAGTTTAAGGCCGTGTATGGGGTTGAGGCTTACTTCCATCCTTCGATCAAAGATTGGAAAGAAGAAAAGCTTCGTATCGAAGAAGACAAGAAGCAAGCAAAGAAGCTGGCCAAGGCTGAAGGAATGTCTATTGAGGATGAGGGATCGACTCGTTCAAGAAACTCTCCAATCAATCACCGACGTCACCTTGTGCTCTTGGCGCAGAACCAGACCGGTCTAAACAATCTTTTCTCGCTTGTCTCTAAGTCACACCAAGGGGACAACTATTATCGATATCCCAGAATGGATTACGATCTTCTTCGTGAGCACTCCGAAGGGGTTATTGTAACTTCTGCTTGTCTTGGCGGATACATTGCTAAGATTATGTGGCAGATGTTAGATCAATCTGATGAGGAGATCATCGCAGAAGCGGTAAGCCAATCCAAAGAAATGCTTGAGATCTTTGGAGAGCGATTCTTTCTAGAACTACAGTGGAACTCTATCCCAGAGCAGCACAGACTAAACAAGATTATTATTGCTGTGGCTCAAGAACTAAACATTGAGCTTGTATCAACTGCGGATGCACACTATCCCAGCCCAGAGCTTTGGAAGGACCGCTTGCTTTACAGGAACTTGGGTTGGATGAACAGAAAGTCCAATCCAGACTATGAGATCAGCATCCCTGAAACCTTAGAGGAAGTTGGGTATGAGCTGTATCCTAAGAATGGCGATCAGATGTGGCAGGCATACAAAGACTATTCTGCTGAAGTTGGAGAAACTTACGATGATGATCTAGTCCGTGGTAGTATTGAAAGAACTCACTGGATCACACACGAACTGATTTCTGACTTTGAGCCGGATGCTGAAGTTCGCCTTCCTGACTTTGTTGTGCCGGAAAGTGAAACAGCTGATAGCCAGTTGGTGAAACTAGCGATTGAAGGAATGACAGAGTTTGGCCTCGCTGATAATGACGAGTATGTTGCCAGGATCCGTGAAGAGATAGAAGTAATCAAAGAGCGAGGTTTTGCAAAATACTTTCTTACAATGAAGGCAATTGCTGATAGAGCCAACGAGATGATGCTTTCAGGCCCAGGTCGTGGTTCAGCAGCAGGCTCTCTTTTGGCTTATGTGCTAAAGATTACACAGATCGATCCAATCAAGCACGGGCTTTTGTTCTCTCGTTTTATGACGAAAGACGCAACAGACTATCCGGATATTGACTTTGATGTCTCACGCAGTATGGAGATCAAAGAAGTGTTGGCAAAAGAATGGGGTGAGGATTCGGTTGTACCAATCTCAAACTTCAACACTCTCAAACTAAGATCTCTAATCAAAGATGTCTCAAAGTTCTATGGTATTCCCTTCACAGAGGTCAACAAAGTAACTTCTGTTATGATCAAGGAAGCCACGCCACTAGCAAAGGCAGCGCACGGTATGACTGCCGGTATGTATGTACCAACTTATGAAGAAACAGTTCTCTATTCCGAAAGCTTACAGAGTTTCCTAGCAAAGTATCCTGAAGTTGGTGAGCGCCTTAGTGCTTTATTAGGACAAGTCCGTTCTCTTTCTAGGCACGCCGGTGGTGTTGTTGTTGGAGACGATCTAAAGAAGTGGATGCCCCTTATCGCATCTGGTGGAGTTGTACAAACCCCGTGGTCAGAAGGACAAAACGTTCGCCACTTGGAGCCACTTGGCTTTATCAAGTTTGATGTTCTTGGCCTAACAACACTAGCCATTATGGAAGGTGCGATCTATCACATTCTTCGTAGGCATCACGGCATTGAAGAGCCAACGTTCGATCAGATCCGAGACTTTTATGATAAAAACCTTCATCCGGACAAGATCGATCTAGACGATGCAGAAGTATACAATGACATTTTCCAAGCAGGAAAGTGGGCCGGCATCTTCCAATTCGCCAATGAAGGAGCACAAAAGCTTTGCTCAAACTCAAAAGTAGAGTCCATTATTGATCTTTCCGCCGTGACTTCCATTTATCGACCTGGGCCTCTTTCGGCTGGTGTTGATAAAGATTATATCGCAGCAAAGGAAAGCCCTCAGTACATCAAGTACGACCATCCAATCATTCGCACGATCTTGGAGCCAACATACGGCTTTATGATTTTCCAGGAGCAGATTGCTCAGTTGGCTGCTGAACTTGGAAAGGGCCTTACTCTTGATGATGGAAACAAGCTTAGAAAGTTGCTTACAAAGAAGGGCCTCTCTGAAAAGAAGATGAAGGAGAAAGCAGACATTAAACAAAAGTTCTTGGAGGGCTGTTATGAAAAGGGTTATAAGGGCGGCGAAGAGCTTTGGAGAAAGTTTGAGTACTTCTCTGGCTACGGCTTTAACAAGTCTCACGCTGTTTGTTATTCTGTTATTAGCTATCAGTGCGCTTGGCTTTATAAGTATTTTCCATCCGAATGGACCGCTGCGTTTTTGGATAACGAACCGGATGCGAAAAAGGAAGCAGCGATTGCGACAGCGAAAGGAGCAGGATTTAATGTAGAGAAGATCAGCATCAACTCTTCCGGTCGTTGCTGGGAAATCTCTCAAGATGGTCAAACTCTTTATCAGCCACTATCTTCTATCAAGGGGTTGGGTGACGCTGCTATCAATGAAATTATGGCTCATCGCCCATTTCACAAAGTAGAAGACCTTATCTTTTCAGAAGAGATTTCATACTCCAAGCTAAACAAGAAAGCGCTCGATGTTCTTTGTCGGGCTCAGGCTCTAAACTCTTTGGTCGATGAAAGGTTTACAGGACTGAAACACTTTTGGTCTGCTGTGTGTGTCGATCGGCCAAAGATCTATAAGAAGATCCAAAAGTCACACGATAAACTAGCCGAGAACATCAAAGAGTATGCTCCCGAAAAGGACTTCTCAGATGTTGAAAGGATTGAGTATCTCTCAGATCTGACCGGGGTGTTCCCAATGTCGCTAGTTGTTGATGATAACTTGCTCCAAGATCTTCACCATCAAGGTGTGCCCCCTATCTCTGAGTTCGATCCTGAGCTTTTGGTTTGCTGGTTCATTCCTCGCAAAGTAACTGAGCGCAAGACAAAGAAAGGAAAAACATACTGGATTGTTGATGTTACAGACAGCAACAGTGAGATGATCGCAATCAAGTGCTGGGCTGTCCAAAAGAATGATGTTGTTCATCTAAACAGACCCTACGCAGCAAAGCTTGACTATTGCGACAACTGGGGCTTTTCAACTCGCTCAATCAAACATCGCTTCAAGTTGCTTTCCTGATAAGAACATCAGCCAACTAACTAAGACAAAGGAGGAAGTGTGGAGAAGGGCCAAAAAGTAATCAAGCTTCAAGAAGGTGCGATCTACCTAGGAGAAGTCAAAGAGGTGAAAGAAAGTAGTTTTTATAGGCCCATCAGTGCAAGAGTGCATTGGATCAGGCCTGTGTCTTCCGGAAGCAGCACAAACAATTGCAGCCAAGACGAAGATCTAGAGTGGGTTGACGGTGAAAAACTAGTTGTATTTGATCCAGAAGAGCTTTTTGAAAGCCTAAGTGAACTTTACCGGGAGGACTATAATGCTCTCCCTAGGTTGCAAAGGATGTGTGTTTCGGCTTACGCTGCAAGGTTTTTAGCCGGAAAAGAATAAACCACTAGTATTATATTCAACCCCACGGCGGGCACGGAATGCTTGACATCCGGCCCTGAACCGTGGTATAATACGGCTCTATCGTGGAAAAACAACGCTCGGAGGCGTATGGACACCGAAATTAGAATCGGATCGCTCGTTGGCTGGGACAGCCCTCGTGGCGATTACGGGATCGTCGTTGGAGGCAGCAGCGATCCTCGAACCTCACACATTATTCGTGTTGATTGGTTTGGAAGAAAAGATAAGAAAGTATTGACCCCCAATACAATAAGTAGGTTTGATAAAAGACTATACTTGATCAGTGAATAAAACAATGGAAATAACTAATAGGAGAAAAATGATTATTAATGATACAGTAATGCAGGTCCAAGGAAACTCTTTGCTTGTTGGCACAGTCAGCGAAACAAAGAAGGAGAACGGATGGCTTTTTGCTCGGGTAGATTGGGTTCCGACAGAGGCACGACAAGGGATCGAAACAAACCTTGAGAGCTTGTTGGAGATCCGAAGAGAAGATTACAACCCAGAAACTGAATGGATTCGCTGTTCTAAGTTGATCAATGTAAACGCCGAGGCTCTTATTGAGGCTCTTCATCAAAGCAAGCAGTCTGATACGACCGCCCAGTGAAAACTAACGCAAGGTTTATAAAAGACATTGACAGCAATAGAAAGTTATGGCAAATGCCTGATGGTGTGTATATCCAAACATCCTTCTCAGACAAGGTCGTCGCTTCGTACGAAACGGCGGCATTCTATGCCAACGCCGAGGGAGAGGTTGTGGATTGGATAGACTTGGTTGTCGCATTCTCTTCAGAGCCTGCGCACGAATACGTTATCGAAAAAGTCCTAAAAAAATACAACCGACTCGGACTTACAGAATAAAGGAGAAAAGAAAATGTATCTTAATGATTATTGGGACGGGGAATGCCTTGCTGATCCGGGGGTGTTCGGATGGCGATCATGCCCCAATCCCTGCTGTGACGAAAAAAATGAACTCTCCGCTAAAAAGGAGAAAGGTAGAACAAAGAAGCACCACCATTCCATGCTTGACGTTATTAGCAAAATGGGATTTATTCCAGTTAGCGAACGCAATACCATCAACTTTAAAACCAGGCTCGTACCAGGCACTAGACACAAGCGAGACTATATTTCCTTTGTCAATTGGCCGGGAGATCTCGTGGTCCAGGCGCTTAAAGAACATGGCTTCTGGTGGGACCCGCAGAAAAAACATTGGCATAGAGTTCACGCTGACGACGGGTTCAGAGAGGCCGCCGAAAACACAATTTCCTTGCAAGATGATTGGGCAAGGGCGTGCGGCCATTGGATGGAGGATGTTGGAGAACCGAACGGCCCTTATTAACATGAAAAATACTTACCAAAACGTAAAAGAAATAAAAGGAGTGAGAATGTATAGAGAAACAATGGGCGGCGTAAAGCCAGCCGGCGAAATCACAGCAGATGTTGTTGTTGGGCTTCAGTATGGTGATTGTGGTAAGGGAAAAATTACACACGATCTATGTAAGAACGGCCATTACACTCACGTTATGAGGTTTGGCGGCGGTCCAAATGCCGGTCATACAATCTATCATGAAGGCCAAAAGCTTGTAACTCATCACATTCCTAGTGGAGTGTTCTTTGGGATCAAATCTATTATTGGCAACGGATGCGTTATTGACCCCTATGCCCTCCTACAAGAAATCAAAGATCTTGAGGCGGCTGGTATTGATGTTGTATCAAACCTTCGCATTGCTCAAAACGCACACATTATTACAAAGGAACATAAAAATGAAGATAAAAGAGACGAAAAGATTGGAACGACTAGAAGAGGTTGTGGTCCTGCTTATCGTGATAAATATGGTCGAAGTGGCGTACATGCTGGTGGATGCTCTTTTGTAGGTGAGCTGGCCTTTATGAAAGATTTGGTTATTGATCTTTACGAAGAGTTTTATAGCGACAAAAACACTTATGTGCTCTGTGAGGGCGCACAAGGCTTTGGTATTGACATTGACTGGGGTGATTACCCTTATGTTACATCAAGCCACTGTACGACGGCTGGTGCGCTTCTGAACGGTATTCCACCACAAGCAATCAACCGTGTTTGGGGTGCTGCGAAGGTTTATGAAACTTATGTTGGAGCAAAAAATTTCCAAGGTGACGATCCTCTTTTAGGACAACTACAAGAGGCCGGCCAAGAGTTTGGAGCAACCACAGGAAGAAAGCGCCAAACAAACTGGATTGATCTTGACTTTCTCGCTAAATCGTGTAGAATGAATGGTGTAACTGACCTCGTGATCAACAAGATGGATGTTATGCGTGAGGTAATGGGAGACGAAGAGTGGGAAAGCGACTTCCGCCATCGTGTATCAAACGTTGCCGAACAATGCGGCGTTCCACGAGTTTACTTCTCAGACAACCCCTATTCTATTCTTTCACAGGAGGCAGCATAAAATGATTGAATATAAAGTAAAAGCATGGTCCAACGGAAGCAAAGTGTGGTACCTAAACGGCAAGCTTCACCGTGAAGATGGTCCTGCTGTTGAGAGGGCCAACGGATACAAAGAATGGCGGCTAAACGACAAGCTTCACCGTGAAGATGGTCCTGCTGTTGAGTATGCCAGCGGAACCAAAGAATGGTATCTAAACGGAAAGCGTCACCGTGAAGATGGCCCGGCTGTTGAGAGGGCCAGCGGAGACAAAATGTGGTTCTTAGATGGACAACAACTGACCGAAGATGAACACTGGCTAGTCACACCAACCAAGCCACCCAGCACCCCATGCGCCCAAACACTTTCCGCAAAGGTTGTCGAGATTGATGGAAAGAAATACAAACTAACAGAGGTATAAAAAATGACTAAACTAAACCTAAAAGTAAAACAACTTGAGAACTTTTACAACCTCAAGCAAAGAGGACAAGGCGATGCTGGTATTGATCTTTACGCAACAGAAGATTGTATTGTCCGACCAGGAGAACAAACACTGGTAAAAACAGGCATCTCTGTTTCGTTTTCAGCTGATTACTATCTTCGTATTGCGCCACGCTCTGGTCTTGCCTATAAAAACGGCATTGATGTAATGGCCGGTGTTATTGACTCTTCTTATCGTGGAGAGATTGGAGTTATTTTGAGAAACCATTCTGTTACGACCGAGGAGAGCACCGGAGCATTTATCATCAATCGTGGTGATCGTATCGCACAAATGATTCCAGAACACATTTCACAAGAAGACTTTGTGTTTGTGGAAGATCTAGATGATAGCAACCGTGGAGAAGGTGGTTTTGGATCAACAGGGGTGCGAGATGAATGATTATCACGCACAGTTACTTATCCAACAGCGCCGCAAGGAAACAAGGCTCATACTTTACGCTTTCACGGGGCTTTTCCTTCTAGCACTATTTGGCTTGGGTTTGGTCGCATCAGGCAAGGATGCGCAAGCCCGGATCGAATGTTTAGAACAGGAAGGACAAATCATTCCGGCCGGCAGCGATGTTGCTTGGGTATGCGCCCAAGCAACACAAACTTCTCAAAACAATCAAAAGGAGATCAATGAATAAGCAAACAATGAACACAATGATGTCATCAAAAAAGATGGACTGGCAAACACCAAAAGAATTTTATAGCAAATTGAACAAGGAGTTTAGCTTTACACTAGACCCGGCAACAAATGGCTCAAATGCTTTATGTACAAACTATTTCACAGAAGCAGAAGATGCCTTAGTCCAATCGTGGAAGGGCGAGACTTGTTATGTTAATCCGCCTTATGGCCGAGTGCTAAAAGAATGGATTCGTAAGGCCTATGAAGAAAGCAAGGACTCAGGAACTACTGTAGTTATGCTTATCCCGGCACGCCCAGACACAAAGTATTGGGCAGAATATGTTATGCAAGCCAATGAAATCCGCTTTGTGAAAGGTCGTCTAAAGTTTGGTGGTGGTGAAGCAAACGATCCAGCACCATTCCCGTCAGCAGTCGTTGTTTTCAGAGGCGGTCACAATGGACAGCAAAATCTTTGTGGCCCGGTTGTCTCAATGATGGAAAGAGCATGAAATCAAAAGAAGCAGTAGATCACCCCGACCACTACAATAAAGGCATTGAAACAATTGATTACATTGAAAGCTGGAAAATGGATTTCAATCAAGGAAACGTGATCAAGTATGTTTCACGATACTCAATGAAAGGCGGCCCAGAAGATCTCAAGAAAGCCAAATGGTATCTAGAAAGAATGATCGATCAAGAGGAAAAAAATGTATAAACAAACAATCACATTTGGGGATGTTTTGTTGGAACCACAATACTCCGACATTATATCAAGGAAACAAATTTCACTAGCAACGCCTTTGGATTATGAACTAAATCTAGAGATTCCCATTATTGCTTCTCCGATGGACACAGTAAGTGAATGGGAAATGGCTGCAGCAATGTCTAAGCTTGGAGGAATGGCTGTTGTTCATAGATACAATACAATCGCTGAACAAGCAGCCGAGGTAGAAGACGCCTTGGATGTACCAAACTGTTCTGTTGTTGGAGCAGCAGTTGGTGTGAGTGGAGACTTTATTGAGCGAGCCATTGAATGTTATGCGTCAGGAGCAAAAGTTATTTGTATTGATGTTGCTCACGGCGATCATTCTCTTGTAAGCGAGGCTATTGATTCCTTGCGAAGAGAGCTTGGAATGAACGTTCACATTATGGCCGGCAATGTTGCGACGCTTGAAGGCTTCAACCGATTGGCCGATTGGGGTGCTGACTCTATTCGTGTAGGCATTGGTGGAGGAAGTATTTGCTCAACCCGTATCCAAACAGGCCACGGCGTTCCAACCCTTCAGTCTATTATTGACTGTGCTCAAACAGATCGCAGCGCCATTCTTATTGCTGACGGCGGTATCAAAAACTCTGGTGACATTGTAAAAGCTTTGGCTGCTGGCGCTGATGCTGTAATGTTGGGTTCGTTATTGGCCGGAACTGATGAAACGCCCAGTGAAACTTTCCGCAATCGTGATGGTCGCTGCTTTAAAGCTTATCGTGGTATGGCATCTGCCGAAGCACAAAAAGCTTGGCGTGGAAAAACTTCGTCCTTAGAAGGCGTATCTACCACTATTCCTTGTAAAGGCTCTGTATACAATGTTGTAGAAGAACTACTTACTGGTGTGAGGTCAGGCTTTTCCTATTCCGGAGCGAGAGACATTGTTGAGCTACAAAGCAAAGCAACATTCATTCGCCAGTCCCACAACGCAGCAGTTGAGTCCAGCACCCACATCTTACATCGATGAGCGAAGATCAAAAGCCAAACATAGTAGAGTATGAGCCAAAGTATAAAAACTTAACTTTCTCTATTGGCGAAAAGCTCCACGCTGATTTTCGTATTAGACTAAAGTATGAAGGCATTGGCCAAGGAAAGTTTCTTCGTTGGGTTATTCTCCAGTTCGTAAATCAAACATCACTCTTAGAGAAGCTGATTGAAGAATACAAGAAAGACAACGGAAACCTTTCCAAAACCCGTGAAAAAAAGATCCGCAAGGAAAAAGAAAAAACAAAGAAAGTGAGACAAAGTTTCTCTCTTTCAGAAGAAGAGTTAGGATCTATTTTTGACATTATTGAAATAGAAATGCCTGACTTGTAGTTTTTATAAATAACATACTATTTATAACTGGTGGAATAAAAAGTTTTTTTATTTTTATCATACTATTTACTACAAACACTTATTTTTAATATAACAAAGGAGTTATAACAAATGGCTAAGAAGACACTACTTTCAGAGGGACACATTCGTAAGTTCATGAAGCTTGCGGCTATTGGGCCTCTTACCGAAAACTTCCTCTCAGAAGAAGAAGAGCCAATGGAAGAAGCAACCGAACTCACCGAAGCTGAAGAAGTCGAGGAAGAGGAAGAAGTGGAAATGGACGCTCCTGAAGGCGACATGGAAATGGAAATGGGTGAAGAGGAGATGGAAATGGACGCACCTGCCGACGACGGCGAGGACGCAATCAAAGCCGCTCTTGAGCAACTCATTGACGCCATCAAAGCCGCTCCGGAAACAGACATCGCTGTTGACGCAGCCGATGAGATGGACGAAATGGCCGAGCCAGTGGAAGAAATGGCTCACCCAATGGAAGAGACATCATGTGGTGACCATATGGAAGAAGACATGTACGAAGAGCTAAACGAAACCGTTGAGGTTGTCGATACTCAGGACATCGTAAAGAAAGTCACCCGCAGAGTTGCGGAGCGACTAGTCAAAGAGTCAAAGCAGGACAAACTTGCCGAAGTTCTAGCAGCGAAGATCGCAGCAAAACTTGGCTAAGACCTTGACTTAGAAAAATAAGTGTTTAACTTTAAAAGACCGCAGATTATGCGGTCTTTTTTTATTAGAGGAAAAAATGGATACGTGGACTATCATTGGCGTGTTTTTTCTAGGAGTATTCTCTTATCGCTTTCTAGCATCACTCTTAAACTATACACATTCCTATAACTTTCTAACATACTGCCTTGCTTCTTGCTTGACTATGATTAGATCGTTTGGAAAAGATGTAGTAACAGTTAAAGAAAGGCTAATTAAGCAAATGGAAGATCTAGACATTCCGGAAAAAGAAAAAGAAGTCATGAAAAAAAGAATGGAAAAAACTCTCAATGACTGGCAATCTGTTACGTTTGTCCGTGTTGTTGCCGTTATTCCAAAAGAGTTCTCAAAAGTCTTGAAAACTAATGAGATCTGTGATAAGATCAAGGATGCCTTTAGCGAGGTAAACAAATAAAATTTATTCTTCACAAAACGAGGTAAAATGAAGAAGAAGAAGAACAATCTAAACGAAGAGCATGAAGAGACAGTAGAAGAAGAATCCCCTGGCGCAATCCATTTCTCGCTGCCAGCACAACCAGCCGAGAAGGACCTCCGAACCGTAGCCGTTTTTGGAGCAATCAACGAAGAGAAGTGCGCAGATGTTACATCAGGCATTTATTATCTTTGGCAGAACACCCCAGAGTTGTTTACCGAGGAGGAGTTAGCAGAACACGAAGGGTTGTTGCAACCCGAACAAGACATTCGTATGATCATCTCAACTTATGGCGGAGAGGTCTTAGAGATGTTTGGTATTATTGACCTTATGAACATGACAAAGTCTAGTGGTGTCGACATTGAGACTATTGGCCTAGGCAAAGTAATGTCTGCCGGCGTAGCTATTCTAGCTGCTGGGACAAAGGGTAAGCGTCTTGTTGCCCGAAACTGTCGTCTTATGCTTCACCAAGCGTCCGCAGGGACAATGGGCTCTGTGCACAACATGGAGAACGAACTGGAAGAAGTAAAGGTCCTGCAGGATATGTATGTTCGCTGCGTTGCCGAGAACTCAAACTTATCCATCAAGAAGATCAAGAAAATGTTTTCGTCAAACTCAAATCATTACATCTCAGCAGAACAAGCTGTTGAGTATGGGATCGCTGACGAAGTAATCTAAGGAGTATTATGAAGAACTATCAAAGCAAACAAAATCTATCTAATAGTATCTCAGAAGCAGTTCAGACTTTAGCTGAGAACGTCCAAACAACTTTAGGTCCGAGAGGACGAAATGTTATTCTTCACAAGAAGGATGCGCCACCCATCATTACGAAAGATGGTGTAACCATTTCAGAGTTTATTGAGTTTGAAGATCCATTCCAAAACTCGGCAGCACAGATTGTAAAACAGGCTGCTCGTAAAACTGCGCAGAATGCTGGTGATGGAACTACAACAACAACAGTTCTAGCAAACGCAATCTATCAGCAAGCACGCCGACACGTTCTTGCTGGAACAGCGCCCATTGAGATCAAACGTGGTCTAGACAAAGTGGCCGCAGCGATTGTTGATGAGTTAGAAGAAAACAAGCGACCTGTTGAGAGCTTGGAAGACGTAAGGCACATCGCAACCATCTCTGCTAATAACGATAGTGTGATTGGCGACATTGTTGCAACTGCAATTGATAAGGCTGGAAACGATGGATCAGTCCAAATTGAAGAAGCTCGTTCAGTTGATACAACTGTCGACATCCTAGAAGGCTTCCGTTTTGACTCTGGGTTTGTTTCTCCAGCATTCATTACAAACGAAAGAGCAGGGACTTGCAACTATGAGAATGCCCTGATTTTGGTTGCTGATGAGAAGATCGATACAGTCGAACAAATCTTTCCAGTGCTTGAGTTGGTCGCTAGAGAAGGAAGGCCACTAGTTATTGTTGCCGATCAGATTGACGGACAGGCTCTTGCTGCGCTTATTATGAACTCGCAGCGAGGCACAATGAAAGTGGTTGCCGTAAAAGCACCAAGATACGGAGAAGAAAGAAAGAACATTCTTAAGGACTTAGCCGCATCAACAGGCGCAACCTTGGCTTCTGTTGATGCTGGAGTGCTCGTGAAAGATCTAGCTTTGAAAGATCTGGGCCTCTGTAAGTCTATTAGCATTGGTCGTGCTCAAACTGTCGTTGTCGGCGGAAAAGGAGATCTAGAAGATGTACAGGAACGTATTGACACCCTTAAAAACGAAATTGCGCTATGCGATGACATGGTTCTTTGTGAAAGAATCCAGGAAAGAATTACTCGCCTTGCTTCTGGCGTTGCTATTATTCGTGTTGGTGCTTCAACAGAAGTAGAAATGACCGAGAAAAAGCACCGCATTGAAGATGCCCTAGAAGCAGTCAGCGCAGCGCAGGCTGAAGGAATCATTGCTGGTGGGGGTTCTACCCTTTATCGTATTGGTCGCCGTCTGGGTAGTCGTGAATCACTTGGTTACGATGACTGGGAGATGGATCATCCGGATCAAAGAACCGCAGTGGCTATTATGAGAGAAGCAACAAAAGCTCCTTTACAGATTATGTGTGATAATGCTGGAGAGTCCTTTGATTTGATCAGTAGGCAGCTCCATCAGGAAGGCCGTTCTTGGGACTTTACAAAGGAAGGAGTTGTTGATGCTTATGAAACAGGCATCCTCGATCCGGTCAAGGTTACAAAAAATGCTGTCTTGAACGCAGTTTCTGTTGCCGGCACACTAATTACTACAGACTATGCTATTGTAGAGGGCTAACTGTGCTTCATTCCATCTTTCGAAAACTGTTAACTGAAGACAAGCGTTCCACCGAAACAGGATACAAAAATGAAAACAAGATTGAATCTTACTTTTCACAGTATCTTGTTCAGGACGGGACAGCAAAGAATGATCGAGTAAAGTCCGACATTGTGATTGAAGTTCCGGGCCACCAAGACCCAATTGGAATTGAAGTAAAGACAACGTTAGATACAGAGTTCGGTCAATTAACAGTCGGCTACGACACAGAAAGAGAACGATGGGTGATCCACAACTCGAACTTTAACAAAGACAAGAGTAAAGAAAATAAAAAGTATATGGACCGGTTCTTTGTAAAGTATCTTCAACCATACCTAAAAGATCTTAAACCTCCCGCAGGATCAAACAACATCCTAAAGAAAAGAGGAGAGCGAGATCAAATAGTTGTTGGGCTTTACAAGGAACCGGGGCATAAGAAAACACTTGAGGCAATGCAGAATTCTTGGTTTGGAGAAGGCAAGGAACACAGAATAGAGTTATCCCCAGCCATTCTACAAAAGTATTATAACACCAAGGGAGATGATCTAATCCAGATCAACGGCTTGGGCTTGTATAAATTATCTGACCGCTTTGATATAGCCATTCCCTACTTTAGTGAATTGGTGTTCAGAGCGGATGCAAAGTTTCATATCAAAAACCACGGCGATTCTTTTACTTTCAACATTGCTTTTCGTGCTGATGATTTAGATCAGGACAGAAGCAAAATGTCAAGATTGGATATATCAAAAAAAGAAGACGCAAATAAACTTATTAAAGAAATCTAGGAGATAAAGTTGTGCCACAGGAACAGTTTGAAGTTACGGTAACTAAGTTAGATGGGAAGATTGATCGGCTAACAGACACGATTGAGTCAATTAGATTTGCTCAAACGGATATGTATGAAAAGGTCACGAACATTGAAAAAGCAATCTACAATCCAGATGAAGGGCTTTATGCTCGCCTCAAAGAGCAAGAGTCAGATCTTGAAGATTTAAAAGAGTTTAAAGCAAACATTACAAAGTTTCTTTGGATTATTACTTCGGGCATGACTGGCATCCTTATAAAATTTGGCTTTGATTTATCCGGATAGTGCTTGACAAAAAGAGCTGATGTGTTATAATGAAACCATAGTCAAGCGGCTGTGGTTTTTCATTTGGCGCAAAGCAAACTAAGGGAGACAAACAAATGAGAGTTAATTTACAATACTCTATTGAATTAGAGGACGTCTTTAAAGAACTGACTTTACTTCACGTGAGAAAGAACGAAGCTGTGTTACAACAGATTTTTACCAATTCTCAAACGCTTGAAACAAAACTAGGGGAGGAGAGCCTCAAGGGCTCGTTAAAACAAATAGAGATACTAAGAACCCAGCTGGCGCATTTTGACTCAACTTTGGCTGACATTGGAGCAATGTTAGAAGGTTATGAAATGGTTGTAGCGCAGCAGGTATTACAAAAACAAACAGAGGAAACAAATGAGCAACTTAGTGAAACTAACGAGAGTGGAGAAGGTGGGCAAGAACTTCAGCCTGAGTGAAGTATACGTCAATCCTGAATCAGTTTCTTACGTAATGGAGAATGTGCTCCTAAAAAGAAATCTGAACGAATCTAAAGAAGCTTGGCCGGATGATGTATCACAGATGCATCGCTTTTCAACAATTCACATAAATGGCCACACTCCCATCAATGTAGTTGGAGATCCAGCACTCGTTGAACAAAAGATCTTTGAGTCAAACAAACAACTACTCAAGGGGTAGAATGGTAATAAATATTTGACACCATTATAAAAGTGCATATATTTATACCCAATTAACATCTTAAACAAAATTAAAGGAGAAAAAAATGTTAAGAACAGCATACACAAGGCACGACCGACTACTTGATTCATTATTTGGAAATAACTGGTCAGCCAGACGACCGGCACACATGCGTGCACAATTATCTGCGAATACTGAAAACAATGCTTATCGGATTCAAAGAGAGGAAGGGCAGTGCACAATCGTGGTTCCACTTCCAGGTGCAAAACGAGAGGACATCAATGTTTCTCTTGACGGAAACATCCTAGCTATCTCTTGCAAGTCAGAACTAGGCTTTGGGTTTGAGGATTTCGACACAACTTTTAGAACGACCGAAGGCACTTCTGAAAGCCACATCCAAGCATCCTATGAAGATGGAATTCTACGTGTTGTTGTAAAGGAGCCAGAAGTTCAGATTACAACAAAACAAATCCCAGTCAGCTAAAAAGGCTGAGTCTAAGAGAAAAGCAGTCAAACGACTGCTTTTTTTATTGTTTTTTTGTTCATGCATGACTATTTATGTTAGATCGTAAAAAAAGGTAAAATAAATGAGTGAAAATTTCAATGAGAAATGGCGTACTTTTGTTTCCAATGACAAAGACAAAGAAGAAGTTGTTGATACTTCTCTTTTGTTTGAAAATTTAGAAAAAGAAATAAACAAATTTGACATTCTTATCAACGAAATGTCAAAAATAGACTTATCAACACCAAGAGTTATAGAGGGTCGCTCCGTTCTATCTGAAGAGAGGAGATCATTAACCTTCTCAGATCTTCCAGACATTCCCATATCAGAAATTGGCTGGTCTTCCATGGTCACGACAGAGGAAGGGAAAGAAGTACCTTCTCAGCAGCGCCAGCAACTAGAGCAGTTCTTAAAAAACATTGATGGGGCAACACTAGAAGCCAAGGTGGCGTCACTATCTAACTTCTATAAAATGGGCGACTCTGTTAAAAATAAACTAGCCGGCGCTCAATCATCCTCAAAAGCAATCGCAGAAGCTATTTCTTATTTGACCTTCTTTAAAACTTTGACTCAGGTTATAACAAGTTTTAACGCTTCGGCGGCTGGTTTTACTTTTGAATCTTTCTTAGCTGTTTTGCTTGGTGGCTCACAGATTGCAACTGGCGCCGGTACAATTGCTGATTTTAGAACAGGACAAGGAGAGCCGGTGTCTCTCAAGCTTTATAAAGAAGGCAGCCTAGAAGTGGCTGGATCCTATAGGGACCTTGTGAATGATCTTCTTAAAGATGGTAAGATGAGATATATTTGTGTCACTAAGAATTTAAGTGGTCCAGCCGGCATACAAGAAGGCAGTTTGAGGTTCTATTCATTTAATTTTACTCTAGAAAACTTATATAACATTTTTGGCAATTCTGGGCAAAAAGACTCTAGCGACTGCATGCTACTTCCTGCTTCGTTTATAAAAACAGGCGGAAAAGACATCAGCGCTCTAAGCTTGTCAAAGAAAAAACAATTTCCTTCAGCAGAAGAAGTTAACAAAATGTTTGTTGAAAAGTTTAAAGAACAAGCTTCATCTTCTTTAGGCCTTACAGATCAAGAGATAGAAGAGGCCTTGCGTAAAATCGATTTTGCCAACAATGATGATCTATACAATACAAACAAAGTAAGAGGAAAAAACAAATTTAAATCGTCCAATAGACTATCCTTTTTGCAAATCAACACAGAAACAGACGGTGAGTCGGTCACTCTGGGGTTAGCACCCTTGGCCAATGATGTTAACAATGCAATAATAGCAGACCTTAAAACTTCTACAGGCAGATCAGAGGAAGAAAGAGCGAAAATAAGCAAAGAATACTTTAGTGGCGATAAAAAGATTCAAGTAAAGAGATCACAAGATTTTTATCAAAAAGCAAATGATGAGCTTAAGAAAAAGTGCTTGCAAGTTTCTTATGGCTATAGCAGCAATAAACAGTTTAAATTAAGTGAAAAAATGATTCAGAACATTGTTGGCCTGAGCCAGCCAACCACCCAAGGCGTCTTATCAGGAGGGCAATCCCAGGTTGGTATTGGTTCTATAGAAATAGGATCAACAAAAATTTCAGAAGTTCTTAAACAAGTATCAGAAGTGTTGAATGAAAACATATTTGACATCTTCAATAACCTCAAAGCTCTAACAACTAACATTCAAGGCTATTTTGCTGGTGGTTTGGAAGACGATGCAAAAGCGTCCGCAGCTCAAAAAAATGCTGATAACATTGAAAAGAAAACGGGCGAACTAAAGGATAAATAATAAATGACTGAACAAGATCTTATTTCTCTTATTGAGGAAATCATAGAAGAAAAGAAAGAAGACCGCTGCACTCGTATCGCAAAGCGTAAATACGATGTTTGGCCTTCTGCTTATGCTTCCGGTGCTGTTGTAAGATGCCGCAAGGGGAAGATCTGGAAAGGCCTCAAAGAAGAAGAGTTAGCAGAGCTTTCCGAAGAAGAACTTTTAGAGATCTTGGCCGAAGAAGAAGATGAACCGCTTGACGAAAAGAAAAGAAAACTAACCAAAAAGCCTTCATCAGAAACTTCACTTCGAGATTGGTTTGGCCGAAAGGGTGCCCCAGGCAAAAAAGGCGGTTGGGTTGACTGTAATGCCCCGATCAGGAAAGACGGTAAGATCACAGGTTATAAGAGTTGCGGTCGCCAAGAAGGTGAGAAAAGATCTAAATACCCTGCTTGCCGCCCCACAAAGGCTGCATGTAAGGACAAAGGGAACTGGGGAAAGAAGGCAAAGAAGAAGAATGAATCAATGGAAAACATAGAAGAACAAATCTTATTAGAGGTAATGCAACTTCTTGAGTCAACAAACATCTCAGAAGGATTGCAATACCACATAGATAACAAAATACCCCTAACAGAGGTTGTCTATAGACCGCTCTCAGAGGGCTTTATGAGCCTTATGAAAGAAGCCCGCAACCTATACTCCCTTGGACTGTATGAAGCCCTCACAGAGGAAGAGAAGGACATTCTGGAGAGTGATTTAGGTGACGTTGGTGTATACGAAGGGCAAGAAGTCCCGCTTGGTATACCGATGCTCGAAGAACAAGAGTTAGACGAAGCCGATTATAAAGGCAAGGAAGTAGAATTAGGGAAGCCAAAGAAAGGCGGCTCAAAAAAATACTATGTTTATGTAAGGAATCCAAAAACAGGAAACGTCAAGAAAGTATCATACGGTTCTCCTGATATGAAATCTAACTGGAATGACCCAGAAGCTAGAAAGTCTTTTGCTGCTAGACATAAATGTGCTGAGAAGAAAGACAAAACATCTCCGGGATATTGGTCGTGCCGGAGTCATAGGCACTTTGGCAAAAACGTTTCGGGAACATACTGGTAAGAAATAAAAGGAAACTAAAATGAGCAAGCCCTATAAAGATAAGATAATTTCTGAAAATAAGCGCATTCGACTTTTCGAGCATGCCACTATCGATAAAAACGATCTAGAATGGCACCGTGATAAAGAAAGTCGCTTGGTTGAGGTTATTGAGGCAAATGGTTGGAAGTTCCAGTACGACGATGAGCTTCCTGTTGCGCTCAATGAAGGCGATCAACTGTTTATCCCTAAAGAAGAATTTCACCGAACCATCAAAGGTCACGGTGATTTGGTTGTTGAAATCACAGAAAACCCTTCACAAAAAGCAATCCAAGAAGCAAAAGGCTCAACAAAAGGATATATTTACGAAGTTGTGGTAAGAATGGTTACAGATCGAAACAGAAACAAGTCAGAGATTGTCAATGACCTTCGTTCGATCAAGGATGTAACAGTTGTTTCTATCATCCCAGGGCAGGACTTCAAGCTACAAAAAGGAGTAGCAAGGGAGAAGACCCTAATCAAAATCAAATTCACCCCTGGCGCTTCTCCTGTAAAGAAAATGCAACAAATAAAAGGGGCAGCGTTCGGAAGGTCTTCTGACGGAGGCTGTTCTCATCCAAAGATCCAAGGTTTGATCGAGCTAGACTTTAAAAGAGAAACACTCAAACCAATCCGAACTTACTAAAGGAAAGCAAAATGAAAGACCAACCGACTGTAAGCTTTGACTTTGATAGCACAATCCTAAAAAATGAATGGGATGAAGAAGAAGGAATGGATGTTCCGGTAGGTTTAGACCCAATAACAGCAGACCTTATCAAAAAAGAGCGCAATGCTGGTAATAAGGTTGTTATTGTAACTTCACGATACGGTCCAAAACCAGCCTTTGGTCGTGATAATGAAGATTTGTTTGAGATTGCCTACGATCTAAGTATTGAGGACGTTTATTTTACTAACGGCGAAGATAAAGTGAAAACTCTTCTTGACTTGAACGTTATAAGGCACTATGATGATGATCCTCATGAACACAAAGCAATAAAGGACAAGAAAGCAAAAATTGAGTTGCCAACAATGTTCTTGAGGGAAAGCAAAAAAGAGCCGGCTATTAAGATCTTGATAAGGAAACTAGTGCTACAAGAGCTAGAAGCCTATCAAAAGAAAATACAGAAAGGCTATGTAAAGAAACGAAATAAGTATCTTACGACTGGGCCACAACCCGCTGGCGCACCTTATAACAAAAAGCCAAAACAAACCCGCTCAAAATCAGCACCCCCTGGATTTGGTGGTAGCTAGTTTGAAACAAAACGCACTCCCCCCGGCGTTTTTTCATTTTTATGTGGATAAGATCCTCGCCTCGATCGTCTAACTTATGAGGCCGGCGAGCAGCCAAATTCACTAATCGTTTCGCAGACCCGAATAAACAAGCAAAAGGAACTATTTACAGTATGAAGCACCATAAACTTATAATGGAAAACTGGAGAGGCTTTATCAACGAAGGCACAATCGAAGAGTCTTCAAACCAAAGAGGCTTTGAGTACGAGAATGAAGTCATTGCAGCTTTGAATGCGGTAGGCGCTTCGGGAGATATCACATCAGGAGCAGGGGCATCTGCTGCTGCTGCCGATGCGGACATCAAGATAGGAGATCAGATCTACAAAATTGAAGTAAAACTTGATAAAGATGCGCAGATGGGCGGAACATCACTGCGTTATTATCCCGATCGGACAGAGGGCGGAAAGTACTTTGATATTGTTTGCAAATCTGTTGAAGAAGATACAATCGACATCATGGAGGAATCTTTAACACCAATCATTCCGGATCTAGATAAGTTTTTAGAGTTTGTCGGCGTTAGCAAGCTCCCGGCAACAATAGAAAAAGATAAATGGGTTGAAGCAGTGGCTCTTGGTTTGCTTAAGCCTTTGAACGTAAAGATCAAGAGAACAACAAGGTTCATCACCAACCACTATAAGAAAAAAGGAATTGACTATATCCAAATTGGCGGATCTGGCCTTTTCTACCTTGGTGAAAATCCAGCAAATTTGCCAGTTCCAAAACTAGAAGGTGATATCAATATTGAGCTTCGACCTGGAAGATCTGGATCGAAAACAAGAAAAGATGGAACAAGTGTCGTTGGTGCGGGAATTCGTGTACAGGGAAGGTTACAATTTAAAGGATCATCGCCTTATACACTAGACGATCCAGAGAGCGTAAGGAAAATGCTTGCGACCAAAGAGATAGAACAAAATGATCAAGATAACAATCAAGAACAATAAAGCAGCTCTATCTTGTCCTGAGCCAACACAGGACTTAGAACTAAACACAAAAAACAGAAACGCTGCGATCAAGGCAGACTATATCAAGTATGGTCCGCTAAACCTTGAAGATAAAGAATATTGGAAAGGACTTGCTGATCATTGGAACACAACAGAAGAGGTGGCAAAAGAAAGCCTTTGTGGGAACTGTGTTGCATTTGACATCTCACAAAGAATGTTAGAATGTATGCCTGGACCAACCTCAGAGCCTGTTGAAGATAAAGAAGGCCATTTAGGTTATTGTTGGATGCATTCTTTCAAATGCCACAGTGCGAGATCGTGTATGACTTGGGCTGCTGGTGGTCCAATAACAAAAGACAGCGTTTCTTATGAGTGGCAGAACAAGAAATAAATAAAACAAAACGCTTGACTTTCGCTCAGAATACAGTATAATAGTATAACACTTGAAACACGGAGAGTTGTACTATGAACCCCTTACAAACGGCAGCAGTTGCACATTTTGAGGCAGTGCGAACACGAGCGCTAGCAAATCTACAAGTTTGCTTATCCAGCCCTGTTGGAGTTGGAAGCCACACAGACATTGTTGATGACATAGTAGATTTTATCAATGATGTCGCAAATGCTGAAGCCGGCCTAGAAATTCTTTCACGAGTTGTGGAAGATGATCCAGTTGGATCAGAAGAAGAATAAACCGATACTAACAAAGGAGAAAAAATGAAAAACATTATGTATCAAACAATCGCTCTTGCTCTTGGAACAATCCTTATTATGGGATGCTCGGAAGAGGAAGAAACACCCCCAACTGATGACACTGGCGCTGCTGATGTTATTAGCGACGCTGAAGGATCAGGAGATGTGCCTGAAACCGACACTGTTGAAGATACCGTTGAGGATACAGTAGCCGATACTGTTGAAGACAGTGTTGAGGACGCAGTAACCGATTCGGCGGAAGATACCGTTGGAGACACAGTAGTCGATACTGATGAAACTGATGTAGAGGATGACTCCGGTTCGTCGTCTGATAGTGATGACGGATCTGATACTGATGAAACCGATGTAGAGGATGATGATGGATCTGATTCTGATGAGTAATAAAGATGCTGTATTGGGATCGTGAATCCTTTTTACAGTTTGCTTATTCATTGCTGAAGCTTCTTCGGCTATAATGCAAAACCCCGCTGGTTGAAAGATCAGCGGGGTTTTTTCGTCTTTATGTGGATAAGATCCTCGCCTCGATCGTCTAACTAGCGAGCCCCCCGATCTTACTCCCCCGACGATGAAAAATGAAAATTGGTGACTTAGTAGAAATGTGCTCCTTACCACTTGCCTATCGAAATGGACCAAGTAAGTACTATGGAATGGGGCTGGTAGATAAAATAATCGATTCAGATCATTATAGTGTTGATTGGATCATACTACCTTGGACGGAAGTGAGATACATACCTTATATATCCAAAGCTTTGCTAAGAGAAATAAAATGAATAAACCTGAATGTAAAACTTATCCCAACGGAGACAAAGAGTGGTATCTAAACGGAAAGCATCACCGTGAAGATGGCCCTGCTTGTGAGTATCCCAACGGAACCAAAGAATGGTGGCTAAACGGAAAGCGCCACCGTGAAGATGGTCCGGCTTGTGAGTGGGCCAACGGAGCCAAATTGTGGTATCTAAACGGTAAGCGTCACCGTGAAGATGGTCCGGCTGTTGAGTATGCCAACGGGCGCAAAGGGTGGTATCTAAACAACAAAAAAGTCGATCCGGAAACTATTGTGGATCTATGGCTCGCAAAAAACATCTACTGCTTTTACAACCGTGAAACAAACAGTTTGGAGTTTGAGTAAAGATGAATAAACCTGAATGTAAAACTTATGCCAACGGAACCAAAGAATGGTATCTAAACGGCAAGCTTCACCGTGAAGATGGCCCGGCTGTTGAGTTGGCCAACGGAAACAAAGAATGGTATCTAAACGGCAAGCTTCACCGTGAAGATGGTCCTGCTGTTGAGAGGGCCAACGGATACAAAGAATGGCGGCTAAACGGCAAGCTTCACCGTGAAGATGGCCCGGCTGTTGAGTATGCCAGCGGAGCCAAAGAGTGGCATCTAAACGGAAAGCGCCACCGTGAAGATGGCCCGGCTGTTGAGAGGACCAACGGACACAAAGAATGGTATCTAAACGGAAAGCGCCACCGTGAAGATGGTCCGGCTTGTGAGGATACCAACGGAACCAAAGAATGGTACGTAAACAACAAAGAAGCCGATCCGGAAACCATTGTGGATCTATGGCTCGCAAAAAACATCTACTGCTTTTACAACGTTGAAACAAACAGTTTGGAGTTTGAGTAAATGAATAAACCTGAATGTAAAACTTATGCCAACGGAGCCAAAGAATGGTATCTAAACGGCAAGCTTCACCGTGAAGATGGCCCGGCTGTTGAGTTGGCCAGCGGAAACAAAGCGTGGTTCCTAAACGACAAGCTTCACCGTGAAGATGGCCCTGCAATTGAGTATGCCAACGGAAACAAATGGTGGTTCCTAAACAACAAAAAAGCCGATCCGGAAACTATTGTGGATCTATGGCTCGCAAAGAACATCTACTGTTTTTACAACCGTGAAACAAACAGTTTGGAGTTTGAGTAAAGATGAATAAACCTGAATGTAAAATTTATGCCAACGGAACCAAAGAATGGCGGCTAAACGGAAAGCGCCACCGTGAAGATGGCCCGGCTCTAGAGTGTGCCGACGGATCCAAAGAATGGTTCCTAAACGGAAAGCGTCACCGTGAAGATGGTCCGGCTTTTGAGTGGCTCGACGGAGAAAAAGAATGGTTCCTAAACGGCAAGCTTCACCGTGAAGATGGCCCGGCTTGTGAGTATGCCAACGGAGACAAACATTGGTATCTAAACGGCAATCTTCACCGTGAAGATGGCCCGGCTGTTGAGTATTCCAACGGAACCAAAGCGTGGTGGCTAAACCACGGAGAAGTCGATCCGGAAACCATTGTGGATCTATGGCTCGCAAAGAACATCTACTGTTTTTACAACCGTGAAACAAACAGTTTGGAGTTTGAGTAAAAATGAAACAAATCGCTCCGGTGCGTCACTTTTTTCGATTTTATGTGGATAAGATCCTCGCCTCGATCGTCTAACTAATGAGCGCCCAAAAGCCCACCAAGCTGCGCACCGAGGGGTTTTCGGCCCCCTCTCTTGAAACAAACCCTCCTTCAACAACAAAGGAAAAAAATGTCGTTATGGAACTGGCACGTAGAATTTGAACTCAAAGAAGATCATCAAAAGATCATTGGAAAATTAACAGATGAACTTTGGAAAGAGTATGATCTGCCGGCTGACGAACGAGAGCACTTCTTGTTTGAAGCGAGGAATGAAACAAAGTATCCTCGTTGGGGTTGGCAGGACTCCACTCAAAAAGACCTTCATTCAGAGTTTGTTGATGCTGTTTATTCAAATTGCTTTACCACATTTTTGGAATGCTTCTTTGGTAATTTGAATGTATACGCACATAATTCTATCACAATGGAAGATTATTGTGGAGAGGAATGTTATGAAGCCGTTGATCAACTTCAAGAATTCCTTGCCTTAGTTTGTAAGCCAAAAGAAACATTCATTGAGAGCCAGTATGTAGAGGATGACTGCTTACCCTTTAGACACGTTTTGTGTGAAGATGGATCTTGGGAGAATGTTTACCCGGCACTCAAATGGCCTGAATAACAAACAACACTATAATCAATTATTTCTTCTTGGAAAAAACAATGAAACTAAAACTTGGAAATCTGGTTACTTTAGAAAACCCTAAGAATGGGCAACCATACAAAAACTACTATGGCTTACTCACAAACATTAGAGACATAGAAAATAAGAATTCAAAATCAGAAATCTCAGACACAGATCCAAACTTTATTTTTTGTCAATGCACTATTGATTGGCTTGAGTCTCCTTACGGTCAAAGAACGGAGACTTGTAACGCAACTTATGTAAGGGAGTATAACAATGCTTAGAACTTTTATGTCCGGATTCTCACAACAAGCTGGCAAAATGGTAGCAGAAGTTGTGGTACAAATGGCGATGCAAACTAAAACTGCACAAACACTAATTTATTCTGTAATGCAACAACCAGCCGCAGAGATTGAAGAGAAAACTAGGCCAATGGGGTTTGCGCCAAGTGGAAAAGGAGTGGAATAATGTCTATGAAGATCAAAGTGACTATCCCTTCAGTAGAGTTCGTACAAGCTGATTCCGCTATTAGGCGATCTTTGTTCAAGATCCTAGAAGCCGGCGGAACAATTCCAGAAAATGATATGATGGAGGTTTGGAGGGGTCTTAGCGGACCTGTGCGTTGTGAGTGGGCAGTCAAAATGGCTGGAACAATACAATTGCAGCCTACACATATCCAAGAACTACAAGAACACCACAAGCGATCAACTAAGCTACAGACATACCTCTTTACCTCTCAAAAAAGCTTATCTGATGAAGAAACTAACAGGATGTTTGCGACCTGGACCGAGGTGGTAAAAAGAGCGTTCAATAAACAGATGTCTTCAGGCTACCCGCTATACGGATCAGGTTCAGGCAAACTTAGGAGATTCGTTGTATCTCTCCTGGGGAGCGGTTGTCATTACATTGACCGATTAGACGAACAAACTTTGTATGACATAAGTTCATTCGTTTCTTCTCACGTCACAGCGGCTGATACAAAGCTCGGGCACTCGTATAAATATGTGCCTTGGTTTATCAGTCAATATATTGAGATGCTAAGCCGGGGCACAAGGAATTCCGTCTTGGTGCCTTTGCTGGCTTCTCCAAATCAGAAAATTAGCAAATTAGCTGAAAGCGCTTATAGCAAAGTAGCAATAAATAGCCTAGATAATTCATCTATCTTGAAATAAATCACCCCGATCGGCCACTTTTTTCGATTTTATGTGGATAAGATCCCTCGCTCGATCGTCTAACTGATGAGAGACGAATTCCCGCCGATAAAGGCAAAAACAACAACCTAGTAGGAAAAAAATGACAGAACGAACTTGTAGATATTGTGGTGAAGCCGGACATAATGTTCGCAGTTGTAAAGAGAAAGCTCGCACAACTGATTTGGCTGCACAGATCTTGCCACGCCTGTTGAGAGATCTACCAGCAGCAATCAAGAAAGCCGCTCCGATCCATTCGCTTGATGCATCAATGATTGAATGCGAAGTAACGCCAAGATCTGGTTATATCAAGCTCAGTTGGAACCAGTCTTCTGAACTGCAGAACTTGATTGTTGATAAGATTAGCAATTACTCTAAGTTCCAATTTGAAGATTCTCGATTGCTAAAAGAATCTATGTCGATCAAGATCAAAGAAGGTAAAAACCAAGTACTGTCTTTCTTTGTAACTGGAGAAGTACCCAATGAGAATCACTATTATTTTAGGTTACAAAAGGCAATTGGGTTTTTGGAACTAGACTTTAGTGGTTTTGTTCAAAGTATGCTAGAGGCCAACAGCGACAATCAGTACAAGAAGATTTGGAAGGAAGTTGTAGAGCCGACTATGAAAAACGGCAACTACTCAAATTATGAAGGAAAAGAAGGTGCTCTAGTCATTGCTTTCTTGCGTTCTCATCTCAGGAACGTTCAAAGTTCAGCGCTGAATAAAAGAAACGGTAGTGGAAGTGAGTTCTTTTCTTCTATGGTTTCTGCTATCCATATGGATTCAAGCAACAAGTCTTCAGCATACAAGAATGTAGAGCATACAAAATATGAAGGAGAATGGTATAACGATCAGTCTCCGGACATAGAGATCAGTTGGATGGATGATGAACGGCTTAGTAGAAACCTTAGCTTCAAGCTAACACAAGCGCTGACGTCAGAGATTGAAACTTTAGTCAAAGAGTATGCGCAAGAGCTACTTTTCAGCCATGCCAAGAGTATAACATTGCAATCCGCCAGTAGAGGATACGGCATTAGTACGATTTCGCACTTGATTGATTTTATGATACCCAACTACAACAAACTAGATGGAGTCAATAATACAGCCGAAGTAAATTCTGCTTACTTTAGCACTGTGACAGTCGGTGGAAACTTGTTCTATGAAGAAGGCACGCCTATGAAGGCCACCACCGACATGATGGAAAAGTGTACTGCTCTCCTTCAGCCACGCAAGACAAGAGATCTTGCTAGTGACTTCATAAAAATGGCTCATTCCGGCGGGTACGCACAAACGTTTGAGAAGGGAAAAATGATCGGCGGAACAACCGGCTCCTCATCAATTGCGAGAACATTGGATGTGAGACAAAAGAAGTGGAACGGCGAACCTGAAGCTGTTACATATGTTGCCTTCTACCCTGGTAACAATTGCTCAGTCTCTATTAGTGATCTTGTAAACTCCATTTTGGAAATATACGCTTTTGCTGAAATGTCGTCAAAGGAGAATGAATGAAAGAAGGGGATTTAGTAACTATGCCCATGATGCCTATGCGCACAAGGGAGTGTCCCGACAATCTAGGCTTAGTTATTGGGTGGGATGAAGCAGGAGATCCGTGGATAGATTGGATTTACCCAACTAAGTTTTGGATGAGTCCATCGGTCGAATACAAAGAAGACCTGCTAATCGTATCGGAGGCATAGAATTGAGAATTGGTAAAGTGATAAAATACAAGACCCAGCAGGTAAAGGTTGTAGGGTTTTTAGACGCAGAGAATGAAATAACTTATAAGTATAAACCCCAGCATCGGATCATCGTTCAAGACAAAGAAGGTGTCAAGTGGGTTCATCAAAACAACAAGGAAAGAAAATGAGTTCAGAAAAAATCACAAAAAAGCAAATTTGTCAGGCTTGCTTTAGTTTTATTGATAGTAAAGAAAAGAAGTCGCTTTGCCGACACTGCGAAACAAAGTATAAAAATGAAGCAAAAGTTTGAGTTAGCAGATCTGGTATGTTCTACCTACGGGACCACATATGGCGAGGACATCTCTAACTTTGATAGTGACCGCAGTATGGGCTTGGTTGTTGATATTATCGAGCCAGTGATTGCCGATCTGGGTGAGGACAAGCCGCCACTAGAATGTGTCTATTGTATTGAGTGGCTAACCGGAGCAAGCTGTGGGAGCATTGAGAAGTTTAGTGGTAAATACCTAATGAAGGTATGAGTTTGAGTAAATGAATAAACCTGAATGTAAAACTTATCCCAACGGAAACAAAGAATGGTTCCTAAACGGAGAGCATCACCGTGAAGATGGTCCGGCTGTTGAGTGGGCCAACGGAGAAAAATGGTGGTATCTAAACGGCAAGCTTCACCGTGAAGATGGTCCGGCTGCTGAGTTGGGCGACGGAACCAAAGAATGGTGGCTAAACGGAAAGCGTCACCGTGAAGATGGTCCGGCTAGTGAGTTGGGCAGCGGAATCAAATATTGGTATCTAAACGGAAAGCGCCACCGTGAAGATGGCCCGGCTTGCGAGTGGGCCAACGGATACAAAGCGTGGTGGCTAAACCACGAAAAAGTCGATCCGGAAACAATTGTGGATCTATGGCTCGCAAAAAACATCTACTGTTTTTATAACCGTGAAACAAACAGTTTGGAGTTTGAGTAAAGATGAATAAACCTGAATGTAAAACTTATGCCAACGGAACCAAAGAATGGTGGCTAAACGACAGGCTTCACCGTGAAGATGGCCCTGCAGTTGAGTATGCCAACGGAAACAAAGAATGGTATCTAAACGACAAGCTTCACCGTGAAGATGGCCCTGCAATTGAGTTGGCCAACGGACACAAATCGTGGCATCTAAACGGAAAGTGTCACCGTGAAGATGGCCCGGCTGTTGAGTTGGCCAACGGAAACAAAGCGTGGTATCTAAACCACGAAAAAGTCGATCCGGAAACTATTGTGGATCTATGGCTGGCAAAGAACATCTACTGCTTTTACAACGTTGAAACAAACAGTTTAGAGTTTGAGTAAAGATGAATAAACCTGAATGTAAAACTTATCCCAACGGAGACAAAGTGTGGTACCTAAACGGAGAGCATCACCGTGAAGATGGTCCGGCTGTTGAGTGGGCCAACGGACACAAAGTGTGGTGTCTAAACGGAAAGCGCCACCGTGAAGATGGCCCGGCTATTGAGTATGCCAGCGGAGACAAAGAATGGTATCTAAACGACAAGCTTCACCGTGAAGATGGTCCGGCTGTTGAGTATGCCAGCGGAACCAAAGAATGGTATCTAAACCACGAAAAAGTCGATCCGGAAACTATTGTGGATCTATGGCTGGCAAAGAACATCTACTGCTTTTACAACGTTGAAACAAACAGTTTAGAGTTTGAGTAAATGAATAAACCTGAATGTAAAACTTATCCCAACGGAGACAAAGTGTGGTCGCTAAACGGCAAGCTTCACCGTGAAGATGGCCCGGCTGTTGAGTGGGCCAACGGGCGCAAAGAATGGTTTCTAAACGGAAAGCTTCACCGTGAAGATGGCCCGGCTATTGAGTATGCCAACGGGCGCAAAGAATGGTTTCTAAACGGAAAGCTTCACCGTGAAGATGGCCCGGCTAGTGAGTGGGCCAACGGAACCAAAGTGTGGTATCTAGACGACGAAAAAGCCGATCCGGAAACTATTGTGGATCTATGGCTCGCAAAAAACATCTACTGCTTTTACAACGTTGAAACAAACAGTTTAGAGTTTGAGTAAATGAATAAACCTGAATGTACAACTTATCCCAACGGACACAAAGTGTGGCATCTAAACGGAAAGCGTCACCGTGAAGATGGCCCTGCTTATGAGTATGCCAGCGGAACCAAAGCGTGGTGGCTAAACGGAAAGCTTCACCGTGAAGATGGTCCGGCTGTTGAGTATGCCAGCGGAACCAAAGAATGGTTTCTAAACGGAAGGCGCCACCGTGAAGATGGCCCGGCTAGTGAGAGGGCCAACGGAACCAAAGTGTGGTATCTAAACAATAAAGAAGTCGATCCGGAAACCATTGTGGATCTATGGCTGGCAAGGAACATCTACTGCTTTTACAACCCTGAAACAAACAGTTTGGAGTTTGAGTAAATGAATAAACCTGAATGTACAACTTATCCCAACGGAAGCAAAGACTGGTATCTAAACGGCATGCTTCACCGTGAAGATGGTCCGGCTGTTGAGTGGGCCAACGGAACCAAAGAATGGCGGCTAAACGGAAAGCGCCACCGTGAAGATGGTCCGGCTAGTGAGTGGGCCAACGGAAACAAAGTGTGGTGGCTAAACGGAGAACTCCACCGTGAAGATGGTCCTGCTTGTGAGTATGCCGACGGATCCAAAGAATGGTGGCTAAACAATAAAGAAGTCGATCCGGAAACTATTGTGGATCTATGGCTCGCAAAAAACATCTACTGCTTTTACAACGTTGAAACAAACAGTTTAGAGTTTGAGTAAAAATGAAACAAATCGCTCCGGTGCGTCACTTTTTTCGATTTTATGTGGATAAGATCCTCCGCTCGATCGTCTAACTATTGAGCGCAGAATGACCCCGACACCGATTACCAAGGAAGAAAAAATGGAAAATGTAAATGCTACTTTAGAGTATCTCGCTTCTTCAAAGATCCAAGCTCGCCTTTCAGACTGGGAAAAGAGTTTTACAAATTCTCTAAGCACACAGTTCAAGAATCGTGGGGAACTATCAAGTCGCCAGATTGATACTTTAGGTGGTGTATACCAAAAGCACGCTCCTAGTATGATCAACGCACAAGCCAAATTTGAGAAGCAGTTCAAAGAAGATGGAACCACCCAGCAACTGTGGGAAGCAGTAATCTCTTACTACGAAGAAAACCCGCCTTATTACTCTAATGTCATCCGAGAAACAAGAAACAACAAAGAGTTTATTCCTCATCGGGCTTTGTATATCAAGATGACAGAAAACACCTACTTCCAAAAGTGGCTAGAACTAAAAAACAAAGAGCCGGCTTTTGACGTTGGTGATCTAGTAAGAGCGCACGGCCAAAGTCCAAATCAGATATTTCTACAAAACGCATATGGTAAGTTAGGAACCAGGCCACACATTTATAGCCATAGCAATTGGGCGAAAGCAAAGAAAGAAAAGCATATGTTCTTAATTGAGAGCATCTGTAAAGACACTTGGACTGCTTCTATGGGATCGAAACTATACAAAGTTATAGACATCTCAGGGGACACACCTTACAGTCTTTACTTTGAAGAGCGTCACCTCAAAAAGGTTTAGCCACTTATGAAAAAGAACGACGTACATACTATCGATGCTGTAAAAGGCGCTCTTACACCAATCAATACAGTGGCTTTGGCTTGTTTTGTTGCTGGTAAGTTTACAGGCATCTGTGCCGCAGCAACAATCCTTTCCTTACAACTAGAGCTTGGAAAGGTGCTTTTGATCGCATACGCTTTGTTAGTTGGAACATCAATCGCTCTTTCTCTTATTGACTGGTTTCTAATCTCGTCAAGAACAAAGAAAGAAAAGCCAGAACTATCAGAGCAGGAACTAATCAAAATGGCTAATCAATACGGGCTAAAGATTACAAAAGCCTGATTAGATAAGTTGCTCTTGTGAAGAGTCTTTTGAGAGCTTGGACATTTGTTCGAGTTATCCGTTAGTGACCAATGTTAGAGGTAAACTTGGGAAAGCGAATATTATTACGAAACCTCAGTGTTGGTGAGAGCCCAACAAAAAGTCGTAATGGGAAATAGGAAATCCGCCTAGTAAGTCCAATCAAAAGGCAAAGGAGATAGAGGTTCAAGTCCTCTTTACGGCACTAAAAATTTTGTGAAACAAAACCTTTTTTCGGCCCCCCGCTTTTGAAAGAAAGCACCACCACAACAAAAAGAGCAGAGAGAGAAAATGACAGGAGAACAATACACATACCTGAAAGCAATCGAACTAATGGGAGATTGGGTTTCTTTTCTTAAAGATGTTCGCACAGAAAGTGAAGAATCAGGACTTGAAGAACCTGAACCTACTGAGATGATTGAGTTTTTCGAGCAACAAATCAGATCGATCGTACTAGCAATCCCCCCTAGTGGTGAAGCCTAAAACAAACACAAACAACAAAGGAGAAAAGATGAGGCCACCAGATTTTGAAATTAGCCAAGAAGTCGTAGTTGATGGAACAGACTATGGAACTATTACTTTTATCGATAAAAATGACGATGAAGAAATGTATTGCGTTGAAAGTGCCTTGACCGGCTCAACTTATTACATTAGAAACACACGCCGGCTGGAGGCAGCAAACACCTGACAACATCGATTGCTTACACAACATCACACTATTTAGAAGAACGCTCCAAGAACAAGGAAAAAAACATGGTAAAGATCCAACAGAAAGAATACTTTGAACAGAAAGCACTGGAACTTGAGGAACTTATCTCAGGGTTGTATCCAGAGCTATACACAGAACCAAGGATCGATCCAGACGAAGGAACTGTAGCATTACAGGCAGAACTACGTATTCCGCACTTTGAAGGAACGTTCTTTGTTGAGTGGGTGTATTATGTCAATGAAGAGGACAAAGACTTTGCTTACGAGTGTGTAATCTTTACCACCGAAGGGGAAGAGCTTGGGTTGGTGTATTCAGACAGCCCAATGAAGGCAGCAACAGAATGTGCTCAGGAGGTGCAGAAAATGCTTCTTGAAACAAGTGGCTGGCTGTCTTCAGTCTTTCTTGAATAAAAGCCCTCCCCGATCCGATTTTTTCGATTTTATGTGGATAAGATCCTCCGCTCGATCGTCTAACTAATGAACCGGCGGCGCTCGTCTTACACTGCGAGCGGTTAGCCATTTATAATTACTCTCTAAAGGAGAAAGTGTATGACTGTACAATTTGATTTTACTTCTGCTCTTCCGCTTATCAACAGCATTCTCGACGTGAAACTTCCCGTTATGGTCCGAGGTCGTCACGGTGTCGGAAAGTCGGAGGTTGCATACATGATCGGTCGTGAAAGAAAACTTCCTGTTGTGGAGATTCGTGCTTCACAGCTTGCCGACGTTGGTGATCTTGTGGGACTTCCTATTGTTTCTGAAACATCGGAGTATACCAAGTTCAGCCCAACTGAAAGGCTTTGGATTGCGTGTGATCGTCCGGTGCTTCTATTCTTGGATGAGGTAGACCGTGGAACGGATGACATTACTCAGGCATTCATGGAACTCACAGATAGTAGAAAGATTGCTGGGCAACATCTACACCCTGAAACTTTGATTATTGCTGCAACAAACGGCGGCGATCGTGAAGGTGCTGATCAATACAGTGTGCGAGACTTTGATCCTGCTGTAATGGATAGGTGGGTATGCTATGATGTTGAACCATCTGTTCAGGATTGGATCCAATGGGCAACTGATGGAAACATCAACAAGATGATCACCGAGTTCGTACAAAAGAATACTAGCACATCCGGTGTGTGTGTATTCTTGGAGAACTTGGGAGATTTCCAACCTAACAAAGTATACCCTTCTCGACGTTCTTGGAAGCGCTTCAATGATTGCCTTGAAGCAGCCGGTCTAATGAAGAAAGATAGTTTTGACATTTCAGTCATTCACAATCTAGGAGTAGGCTTTATTGGTGTTGAGGCGGCGGTTGGGTTTATGTCCTTCTTGGAAAACTACAAGTTTGATGTAAGCCTGGATGATATCCTCCTTGGAAAGAAAACACCAGACTTCAATGCTTGGGACGCTGTTGATCATACTCGCTATACATCACAAGCTGTTTCTTTGGGTTGGTTCTCTGACTGGTCAAAGTCCAATCCTGATGAAAAAGAGGTGACTCGTGTTGCAAAGCGTGTTGCAAAGTGGATGGCTTCTGATACTTTCCCGGCAGACAACTCTGTAACCTTCTTCAAGGAGATTGTTACGAGCACAAAGGAAGGAAAGGTATTCCACAAGTACTGTGGTAAGGCCCTCAACCAACTGTTTGTGCACTCCAACAGGACAGACAATGAGATCAATCAGTCTTAGTAAGCACGTCTAGTAATTAAGAACTCCGTCAATACAAAGAATCCAGCTAAGATAATGTCATATACACGCAAAGAATTCAACAAAGACCTTTTCGCAACTGTAAAGAACGAAGTGTTCTTGGCACATTGCGTTGCGCAAATTGCTCGCACACCTACAAACGATCTGCCAACAGCGGCGATTGGCTACCACAAAGAAAAGAACAAGTTCACTATGTGGTACAACCCTGAGTTTATGGGTGGGTTGTCGGCAAAGCATCGTCGAGGTGTTATTCTTCATGAGTTGTTTCATTTCATCAACCAGCACATTACGACTCGGCTGCCAGAACCAAAGTATATGAAGATTTGGAACTATGCAACCGACCTTGCGATCAATGATCATATCAGTCATCTATTGCCGGAGTTCTGCTTAGTTCCGGGGCGTGGTCCTTTCTCGGATCTTGAGAAGTTCCCACACAATAAAACTGCTGACTTCTACTTTGAGATCCTGAAAGAAAACCAGGACAAGCTAGAAGAGAAGATCAAAGAAATGATGAAGGAGGCAGAATCGCAGGCTTCTGAAGATGGTGAAGGCGCAAGTGGAAACTCGTTCTTTGATAATCATGATGAATGGCTTTCCGATCCCAGTGAAGCAGCAGGTGGATCACAAGAAATCGCAGAGCAGAAGGCAAAGCAGATTTTGCAAAAAGCTACAAATGAAGCTACAAAGGCTGCTAGTTGGGGAATGGTGTCTGCTGAAATGCGAAAGAAGATCATTGAGGCATTGACACCACAAATCAATTGGAAGTCTGTTCTGCGCCAGTTCATTCAGTCTTCGCAAAAAGCAAACAAGCGAAACTCGGTAATGAAGATCAATCGGCGTAAGCCATACATTCGACCGGGACGGCGACAAAACTATGTTGCAAACATTGCCGTGGCTGTGGATATGTCAGGCTCGGTAGATGAAAAACTTCTCACTAGTTTCTTTGCTGAACTTGATGGACTTGCAAAGTATGCGACTTTCACTGTTGCGCCATTTGATACTAAGGTTCTTGACGAGCATGTTTATGTTCATGAAAAAGGAAAGAAAGGCCCAAAGGAAAGGGTGTATTGCGGTGGAACTGACTTTAGAGCGCCCACAGAGTATGTGAATGAGCGCAAAGAGTTTGACGCATTGATTGTTCTCACTGACTTGTGTGCTCCGGCCCCTGGATCTTGTCGGGTAAAGCGAATGTGGCTGACGAATGAAGCAAATGCCGAACGGCCAGCATTTGATCCAAAGTCAGTCAATGAGCGCCTGCTAGTTGTAAAGTGAGGTTGGAACAAATGCGTCATCAACTTGGGAGCTTAGTTGTGAGGAAAGTCAATGTTCGCATAGACTGTGAGGAGTGTGGTCCAAGTTATGTTCCATGTTCTCTGGTTTCACTGATACTAGACAACCAAGTTCGACATTCAGGCCGAGGTGTCAAGTTGGAGTTAGAACCTCTATACTTTCAAACATTTCCGACTCCAAAAGAAACTGAAAGCATCCCGCATAGTCAAGAGTGGCTTTTAGACTATTACACAAAACCTATCAACCGATTCACGTCAAGAGGATCGCTACACAAGTTCCAAGATGTATGAATAAACCTGAATGTAAAACTTATCCCAGCGGAAACAAACATTGGTTCCTAAACGGAAAGCGCCACCGTGAAGATGGCCCGGCTATTGAGAGGGCCAACGGAACCAAAGAATGGTTTCTAAACGGAGAACACCACCGTGAAGATGGCCCGGCTGTTGAGTATGCCAACGGAAGCAAAGCGTGGTGGCTAAACGACAAGCTTCACCGTGAAGATGGCCCGGCTGTTGAGTATGCCAACGGGCGCAAAGGGTGGTATCTAAACGGAAAGCGCCACCGTGAAGATGGTCCGGCTTGTGAGGATACCAACGGATACAAAGAATGGCTTCTAAACGACGAAGAAGTTGATCCGGAAACCATTGTGGATCTATGGCTGGCAAAGAACATCTACTGCTTTTACAACGTTGAAACTGATTGCTTAGAGTTTGAGTAAAGATGAATAAACCTGAATGTGAAACTTATCCCAACGGACACAAAGCGTGGTATCTAAACGGAAAGCGTCACCGTGAAGATGGTCCGGCTTGTGAGTATCCCAGCGGAACCAAAGTGTGGTGTCTAAACGGAAAGCGCCACCGTGAAGATGGCCCTGCTTGTGAGAATGCCAGCGGAGACAAAGAATGGTATCTAAACGACAAGCTTCACCGTGAAGATGGTCCGGCTGTTGAGTGGGCCAACGGAACCAAAGAGTGGTGGCTAAACGACGAAGAAGTCGATCCGGAAACTATTGTGGATCTATGGCTCGCAAAAAACATCTACTGTTTTTACAACCGTGAAACAAACAGTTTAGAGTTTGAGTAAATGAATAAACCTGAATGTAAAACTTATCCCAACGGAACCAAAGCGTGGTATCTAAACGGAAAGCGTCACCGTGAAGATGGCCCTGCTTGTGAGTATTCCAACGGAAACAAAGAATGGTTCCTAAACGGAAAGCTTCACCGTGAAGATGGCCCAGCTGTTGAGTGGGCCAACGGAGGCAAAGAATGGCGGCTAAACGGAAAGCTTCACCGTGAAGATGGCCCTGCTGCTGAGTATGCCAACGGAACCAAATATTGGTATCTAAACGGCAAGCTTCACCGTGAAGATGGCCCTGCTGTTGAGTATACCAACGGAACCAAATATTGGTGTCTAAACAACAAAGAAGTCAATCCAGAAACCATTGTGGATCTATGGCTGGCAAGGAACATCTACTGCTTTTACAACCCTGAAACAAACAGTTTGGAGTTTGAGTAAATGAATAAACCTGAATGTAAAACTTATCCCAACGGAGACAAAGTGTGGTATCTAAACGGTAAGCATCACCGTGAAGATGGCCCGGCTATTGAGTGGGCCAACGGAGACAAAGTGTGGTATCTAAACGGTAAGCATCACCGTGAAGATGGTCCGGCTGTTGAGGATGCCAACGGAAACAAAGTGTGGTACCTAAACGGCAAGCTTCACCGTGAAGATGGTCCGGCTGTTGAGAGGGCCAGCGGACACAAAGAATGGTTCCTAAACGGAAAGCTTCACCGTGAAGATGGCCCGGCTTGTGAGAGGGCCAACGGAAACAAAGAATGGTATCTAAACCACGAAGAAGCCGATCCAGAAACCATTGTGGATCTATGGCTGGCAAGGAACATCTACTGCTTTTACAACCCTGAAACAAACAGTTTGGAGTTTGAGTAAATGAATAAACCTGAATGTACAACTTATCCCAACGGACACAAAGACTGGTATCTAAACGGCAAGCTTCACCGTGAAGATGGTCCGGCTGTTGAGTGGGCCAACGGAACCAAAGAATGGCGGCTAAACGGAAAGCGCCACCGTGAAGATGGCCCGGCTGTTGAGTGGGCCAACGGAAACAAAGAATGGCGGCTAAACGGAAAGCGCCACCGTGAAGATGGTCCGGCTTGCGAGTGGGCCAACGGATACAAAGTGTGGTGTCTAAACGGAAAGCGTCACCGTGAAGATGGCCCGGCTATAGAGTGTGTCGACGGAACCAAAGAATGGTGGCTAAACGGAAAGCGTCACCGTGAAGATGGTCCGGCGATCATAGACGCTTACGGGAACAAGGGGTGGTGCCTGGACGGAGCACTAGTTTCGCCAGAGACATTGGTTGATCGCTACTTGGCCCAGAACATCTACTGTTTCTACAACTCTGAAACGGACAGTTTAGAGTTTGAGTAAAGATGAATAAACCTGAATGTAAAACTTATCCCAACGGAGACAAAGTGTGGTATCTAAACGGAAAGCATCACCGTGAAGATGGTCCGGCTGTTGAGGATGCCGACGGAACCAAAAAGTGGTTCCTAAACGATAAGCTTCACCGTGAAGATGGTCCGGCTATTGAGAGGGCCAACGGATACAAAGCGTGGTGGCTAAACGGAAAGCTTCACCGTGAAGATGGCCCGGCTTGTGAGTGTTCCAACGGAGAAAAATGGTGGTATCTAAACGACGAAGAAGTTGATCCGGAAACCATTGTGGATCTATGGCTCGCAAAAAACATCTACTGCTTTTACAACCGTGAAACAAACAGTTTGGAGTTTGACTAAGAGAAAACAAGGCTCTTCGCACTTCACCAAGATCAACAAAAAATAAATAGAAAAACCAAAGGAGAAAGAATGACACACATTATGACTACAGCTATGGGAAGAAATGGAATCAAGATCGCAACAACAAGAGTATTCACAGATCCCCGTGAGGCTTGGGAGTATGGCCTCTTGCTTACGAGTAACAATGAAACATTCAACAGTTGCTTCTATCTTGTGAGCAGCGACAGTAAAGCAGTCAAGCTAAAAACCCAACCATACAATGAAGAGGAATACCCAGCATTCTGTAATGAACTAACAAGAAGAACTTGACTTTCCAGCAAGGTTAGTTTATAATGATACTATAAACCAATGGAGGTATGATGAAGAATATGACATAGAGTAGATCGATCACGAGAAGAGAGGTAAGTTGAAGGAAGAGTACCAGAAAAGGAACGATAAGTATTTCAACTTACGAAATTAACTTTTAACAGGGCGAGCATGCCCAAAGGAGAAAGAAAAATGGCTTCAGACCAGAGCACACAGACAATTAAGTTCGCTGATATCAAGGTGGATGACACAAAGCAGTTCCGACAAAGCGGAACCGGCCAAGCAGATCCTATGATAATCAATGATCTTGAAACAAGTATTAAGGAAGAAGGCCTTAGAAATAAGATTTCTGTTGAATTCGATGACAACGAAGAACCAGTCTTGGTTGATGGCTTCCATCGACATGCTGCTTGGAGCAGGTTATACAAAGCAGAGATCAACAGCCCAAAAAGCAAGTGGCGGGAAATCGAAGTAAATGTAGTTAAGTTTGATGGGCGTTCTGCTCGTTCAACATATCAGTATAAGCAGAATCAGCATATGCAGAACATTTGCACGCCAAACACACCTGGCGACATTGCCCAATACTTATATCATGAAGCAATGGACAAGAAAGGTATTTTTGGAGAGATCGACAGAACAAACCAGGATAGTATTGATGACCTAAACAAACAAATGGAAGAATGGCTTAAGGATGAGTTGAAAGGATCTAACGCAAAGTCTCGTCGGAAAGACGTGCTCAATCGAACACTGAAACTACTTGATTGCCAGGCAACCGAACAACTTAGAACATATGACAAGGATACAGCTTTCAAGGCGATGCAGGCTCAAGTCCCAAGCTGGGATGGGAAAGCCAGTCTAGAATTTAGCAGTGACAAGAAAATTCTTTGTGGCACTATCACAGGCGCTGACAAGAGCGCAAAGCCCATCAGCATTATCAAGAGCTTGATCAATCAAATGGGTACCGGCCCATGGGATATGAGTTGTATTCCGACTGTCAAATTGTTTGGCTACGCCAATGTCCCCGGAGACAAACAACTTGACAGCGTAAGGATTCAGATGCAGAATGAAGTTAAGAAAGTTAACGCCTATTTCAAAAGCCATCATAGGAAGGCAAACTTAATTGAACTTTGGGTTCTGCCTCAGAAGATTAACCGTGGGCCTGTCAATACGGAATCGGAGCCACGAAAACTACTGTAGCAATCACTATAATAGTCTGATCTCGAACCTCCCCTGTTTCCGCAGGGGAGGTTTACCCGTTTGTTGTGCCTAACCGTTGACAACAAGCCAACCACAATCTTCACACTTCGCCAAGACCACAAAAAAAAGAAACATAAAACAAAACAAAACAGAATCCAATAACAAAACAAAACAGAATCCTTATAACAAAACAAAACCCAGTATGCTATAACAATACCATAAAGGGGGAATAAACCTAAATAAAAGCTTTAGTAAGAATAAACCCTATAACCAAAAGAACTATAGGCTTTATAAACAAAAAGGCTCTCTCAGGGGTTGGGTCTTAGCACACCTATTTTACCCAATCAAGAACATAGTAAATAGTATAGAATAAACCAAAACGCCAATACCCCTCAAACCCCCTTGTATACTGCCCCTAAGCGCCATCTAAGCCCCTTGTTAGACCATCCCCATAAACAAACAAACCCCCCATTTGAAACAAACAGGGGGCCGACAGAGGAGGGGATAAGCGCAACTCCCCCATAGGTTCATGCTCCCCTGCGGGCGATCCTTATAAAGGCAAAAAAGCCCAATTGAAGGCATTATTCTTGATAAAAGAACAATTATATGTTATAATGGCTTTCCAGAAGGGTCAAATAAGACAAAATCCCAAAATAGGGCGATCTCGGAAACCCCCTAAAACAGCGGGGTTGGTTCACTATGCCCCGCAGGGAAGATAAACTTTTATCACCTTCAATAGTTAGACGAATAAAGAAGGGATCTTATCCATAAATAACGCCAATTAATGCAAATGAATTGAAAGAAAGATCTCGGCCCCCGGCGATTGAAACTATTCGTCAATTGAAAATAACCACCCCGGCCGGTCGTTTTTTTTCATTTTATGTGGATAAGATCCCTCCCCCGATCGTCTAACTAATGAGAGAGGGGGGCGGCGGTCGGCGTCGTGGTTTGGTGCTTCGACCGCTGCCTCTCAGGAACGAAATAACGGGTTGTTAGCTCAGTTGGTAGAGCAGGAGACTTTTAATCTCTTGGTCGTAGGTTCGAGCCCTACACAACCCACTTCTTCAAACCACAAAAAAAGGAAAGAAAATGGCTAAAAGAAATGAACAAGTTGTCAACGCTTGGACTAATAGTGAAAGCGCACGAAATGGTCGCCACTCACTTCACACGGATGGAAGCAACCTTTATTCATACAATCTTCTTATTGGGTTTACTTCCGAGAATGGAAACAAAGTAGCACTAGAACATAGAGTGCCACACTTTGTATCTCAAACAACTTCATGTCATGTTGGAATTGCTACAAGGTATGCTAATGCTTGTATTCATCCAAGGTATGCTCCAAAGCGCTAAACAATGAAAACACTGGATCAAATCTTCCTTGGTGATAAAGTTCCTGAATGCTTGATCAAATGGAAATTGGAAGAACATCAAGAATTCTATAAAACAAACAAGCTTGCAATTTGGATCTACAAACAAAGCAAAGAACAAAAAACTAATAAAGAGAAATTAGCTATAGGCGATCGGGTTGGGTATTGGGTTGATGCTCTAAGACAAATTGATGAAGATGAAGCAAAGACCCTGCTAAACACAATCCTCCAGGCTGATAGATTCGACTGCGGCGGCAAACTTAGCGCCGAACAAATTCATAACGCAATTCAAAAACATTTCCCAGAAACAAACAAAAATGGATAATACCGAAAGAGACAACCTAATGGATCTTATTGAGGATCAATTTGATATTACCCTTATGAGAACAAGCGAAGAATTCAATGGTCAAGAAGGAGGTATTTGGATTAGTGGTGAAAACGGCGATACAAACAAAGATGGCTTGCTTCTAATCGATTACTATACAAGGAACCCAGATAATTATCATTTCGGCGTTCACAAAGATCTAACCAACTTGCTTGATCAACATAGCTATTTTGCCGAATTCCATGATCCCGGCACTATTACAATCTGGCCTATCTAAAGAAATTCCAAGTACAAACAAAAAAATGATTGATTATAATGTAAAAGTGTGGCCCAACGGAGACAAAAAATGGTTTCTAAACGGAAATTACCACCGTGAAGATGGCCCGGCTATTGAGTATGCCAACGGACACAAAGAATGGTATCTAAACGACAAGCTTCACCGTGAAGATGGCCCGGCTTTTGAGGATGCCAACGGACACAAATCGTGGTATCTAAACGGAAAGCGTCACCGTGAAGATGGCCCGGCTCGTGAGCTTGCAAGCGGATCCAAAGAATGGTATCTAAACAACAAGCGCCACCGTGAAGGTGGCCCAGCTGTTGAGTTGGCCAACGGAACCAAAGAATGGTGGCTAAACGGAAAGGAACTTACCGAAAAAGAACACCAAGAACAAACTCAAGGATGTACAAATAAAGTAATTGAAATCGACGGAAAGAAATACAAACTTGTCGAACTATAAAATGATTGAATATAATGTAAAAGTGGGGTCCAACGGACACAAAGTGTGGTACCTAAACGGAAAGTACCACCGTGAAGATGGCCCGGCTATTGAGTTGGCTAGCGGATCCAAAGTGTGGTGTCTAAACGGAAAGCAGCACCGTGAAGATGGCCCGGCTGTTGAGTTGGCCACCGGAACCAAATGTTGGTTTCTAAACGGAAAGCGGCTTACCGAAAAAGAACACCAAGAACAAACTCAAGCTAGCACAAACAAAGTAATTGAGATTGACGGAAAGCAATACAAACTTGTCGAGGCATAAAAAATGATTGAATATAATGTAAAAGCGTGGCCCGACGGAACCAAAGCGTGGTCGCTAAACGGAAAGCGTCACCGTGAAGATGGCCCGGCTATAGAGTGTTCCGACGGAACCAAAGAATGGCGGCTAAACGGAGAGTATCACCGTGAAGATGGTCCGGCTATTGAGTGTGCCAGCGGAGACAAAATGTGGTTTCTTGAAGGAAAGTTTCACCGTGAAGATGGCCCTGCTGTTGAACATGCCGACGGAGAAAAATGGTGGTTCCTAAACGACGAACGGCTTACCGAAAAAGAACACCGAGATCAAACTCAAGCTTGCACAAACAAAGTAATTGAGATCGACGGAAAGAAATACAAACTAGTCGAACTATAAAATAAATTAAACACAAACAAAAATGAAAGTAGCTGTATATATTGATGGTTTCGAATTCCAAACAAGATTCAATGACGTAGAAGAAGCAATGCTAGGTATTGCCGGACGTGAATCAACTTGGGCTTATGATAATAATGAATGGAATTGGATTAGCCCTGTTAGTGGAAAACGCTATACAGTAAAACAACTTTAGTGAGAACTACTTAAAGCACCCTTAGCTCAGCTGGATAGAGCAATTGCCTTCTAAGCAATCGGTCGCACGTTCGAATCGTGCAGGGTGTACTATAACGGCAAAGAGAACAAAACAATGTCAAAGAACAAAAATAAAAACAAAGCAAAACCTCGGAACCCTTATCACGAGGTTATGAGAACCCTGTTCAAACCAAAAACCATTCCAGATAAAACAAAACAGAATAACAAGAAAGCCTGTAGAGGAAAGGTAAGGGAAGACTAAAACAAAACAAAGCCGTTACGTTATATAAACGTTAACATATATATAAAACAAAATTAAACCCCTTATTGAAACAAATAAGGGGCCGAATAAACCGACTACGATAGGAGAGGCCCCCATCGATTTTGTTTTTAGGTTTTTCGGCCCCCGCCGGGACGCCGCCCCACCGGAGCGACGCTTGGCGATTTTGTTTTTTTATTTATACCGATCGGATCAGAGTTCAGTCCAATGCGGCGAAGCGCCCTGCCATCTTGCTTGGCAACAATCGCACCAATCTTCGTAAACCAGAACCTCCCTATTCGACCGGTCCAGGCAGGCAACTTTCCACCAGCCAGCGGCAACATCCTCGCAGTCAGTCAGGGCCGTTTGTTCTAGTTTCAATTGCGTCGCTTCAGACCGTCGGACAAGTTCTTGATCAAGTTCGTTCATTACTGCCGTGGTAAGGTCATACATAGCGAAGCTTCAAAAAATTTAGGGGAAAAGCAAAAAGGGGGCCGAAGCCCCCGAGCCGCCTTACTTGGCGACCGTCTCGCCGGAGAGGACCGAAGCGAATGCATCCTCGCTTGAGGTCAGGAAGAAGAACACCGGAGGCGCTCCTCGCTTGCCCGGTTCGCATTCCATCTTGCGAGCCGAGTCAATGAAGCCGCCAGCCTTGAGCTTGGCGAGGTGCTGTGCAACCGCATTGCGCTTGATGTTCGCACCACCTTCGAGCAGGACGTTATGAACGTCCGCACACGTTGGACCGTATTGATCCGGGTCGGTTGAGAAGCCGACAAAGCCCATGAGGACGCTTGCGACAGTCGATTGACGAACGGTGTCCGTCTCACGAGTGCGGCGAGCCTCGGCAGCAAGCGAAGCGGTGAGATCGTAAATCTCCTCACGGCGGGATTCGATGCGAATGTCTCGCAGCGTGTATCCGAGTTGAGCCATTGCGATTGCCTTGAAGTTCTGATTAGCCATTGTTTACCTCGTGGGTAGAAAGAAAGGGCGGCTGAGCCCCGTTACATTAGTTAGACGATTGAGCGCCGGATCTTATCCACATAAAGTGAAATAAAGTTCGATTCGGTTGACTTAGCGTCGCCGCTTTGTCTTCGCTCTCCCGTCTCTCATTAGTTAGACGATCGAAGGCCGGATCTTATCCACATAAAGTGAAATAAAATGATAAAAGATGAAAAACCCAATGGTTACGGTAGGTTACAGGAATCGGCCCCCGCCGGGCGCTTTTATTGCTTTTATGTGGATAAGATCCGCCCGTTGTTCGTCTAACTAATGAACCCAACATGTGAGGAACTATGGCTACAGAAGACTACACGGGGGCGCTAACGAGCGCCATTCTAGAACTTGCTAAGATAATCGAACTCCTGCTAGCTGAGCGCCAGGCGCTTGTAGAGAAAATCGAATCCCTAGAGTGGCAAGCGGAACACTACGGCATGCCGCCGCTTTAAACCCAACACGAGAGGAAAGAAAATGAAAAGAACCAAACGAACCATTGGATATGAACTCTATCAAGACGGTCAGCTGACTAAAAGCTTTCGAGGCAAGGGCGCTGAACGTCAATTAAAGATGCACATGCGGACGGTGACCGATTACGATCGGGTCATCCAGAAGGTTCGCCAGAAAGATGGATCGGTCAAGTGGAAATTCTATAAGACAGATCGCAACGTACTTTGATCTTTATGTGGATAAGATCCTCGTCTTATTCGTCTAACTAATGAACCCAACACAAAGGAAGAAAATGCTACACACTATTCAAGAAGCCGCCCAATGGATCAACAACTGCGGCCAGCTTAAGCCCGGCTTGGTTGCCGATATCGAAGTGCTCGCCACCGATCAAGGCTTTGCCGAAGACGATGACGGGATCCGATCGGTGGCTTATCCTCTTTGGCGAGTCGAGGACTTTCAAGAGTTGCTTGGTTTGATTTCGTAATAAATCAAACTTTATGTGGATAAGATCCTCGTCTTATTCGTCTAACTAATGAACCCAACACGAGAGGAAAAAATGATTGACCTACTTTTCGCAAGCTATCTCATTCTTGGCTTTGTCGGCGCCCTCGCAACCCTCTAATCGGAGTATACTTTATGAGCTGCACTTTTACTATTAATCGAGACGGAACCGTCCACGCTTGGCATTCACGAGCTAATACTGATATGCCATTCGGGCGGGTTAGTCTTACCGAGTTGCTTCAGGGCATGCGTGAATGGGAAGGCGGAAAGCTTATTCAGAACGCCATGCCTTTCCTTGACGCCGGCCGTCGGGAATTCATCATGACCGGAATGACTCCGGCAATGTGGGATGAATTGTTTCCAGAAAATTGTGGATAAGATCCGTCGCCCGTACGTCTAACTAATGAACCCAAGGAGGAAGAAAATGATTTATATTGTTGGAAATTTTAATGGCGCTTATGGCGCAGAGGGCGCAGTCGATATTGAAGGCGTATACGATTCAAGGGGAGCGGCCGAGCAAGCAATTGCTGAATTCAATGAAGATCGAGTTTCAACACTTCGAGCGGCCGGAATCGAGACCGGCTCAATTGATTTCGAAATTCATGAGCTGCCCTTGAACATTTGGATCGGCGGCTTATAATTAACAAGGCCGCCGATTCCGGTAGGCTAGCAAACCCAACACTAGAGGAAAGCAATGGACGCAGAAAGTATCAAAGACGTTTTAGGTGGTATCGTTTTAGGTTGTATGTTGATCGTAGGATTGTGCTTGGCCTTTGTGCTTTGACGATTTTGTTTTGTTGGGGTAGGGGTCCCCCCTCCCCTCCCCCGGAACCAGGTTGGCCCGTGGGAGAATGGCCTCCGGCCCGGCTAAGGACACTCGCATGACGCACAGAAAATTTTGAGATTTTAGACCCCCCTCCCCCTATAAGAAAAATAAGGCCCCCCAAAAAAATCCCGCTCCAAAATTTTTGAGATTTTAAGACTATTTATAAGGCAAGAAACAATTTAAAAGGAAAATTAAATGAAAATCACAAAACAGCATCTAACACATATCATTAAAGAAGAATTGGAAGCGATCATGCAGGAAGGCCAGTCCTTAAGCGATAAGATCGATAATCTTGTCAAGGATATCAAGGACCCCGAAACCGGCGTCGATCTAGAGGAGCCTGACTTAATCAAAACGCCGAAATCGTTTCGGGGTCGGGGCACTCAGGTGTACTCAGGCGGTACCGGCGCCACCAAAGCTCCAAAAGCTTTTCTAAAATTGGGTTCAGAGAACGACACTAGAGCTGTATACAATTACCTCAAAGAAAGATCAGATAAAATAGAAAAAGGAATCGTCGGAAAAAATCCGGACGTGAAAGCAACATTTTACATGCTTGGCAAAAATTTTCTTTTAAGAGACATAGATACAAAGAACTTTAGGGTATACTTTTCAACGGCCGGAATAATGAATAACGTTAGATATCTCTAGTAGAACAGCCAATCCCCCATAGCATTTTTTTCAGATTTTAAGACTATTTATAAGGCAAGAAACATTTTAAAAGGAAAAAAACAATGAAGCTCACAAAAGAATACCTAACACAAATCATTAAAGAAGAGATAGAGAAGACGTATAAACACCCACTAGCCCGAGGAGTTCAGGTTGTTAAAACCGGCGAGACCGTCCGTCCAGAAGATCCAGATGATCCTCATGATGAAATGGCCGGCTATAAAGATACAACCTACGATATTCTAGATCAACAAGGAAACAAGATCGGCTTCCTAGAGCACGAAAACTACTTTGGCAACCTTGACGGCGAGTTGTACGATAGGTATCTTCCTAGATTGCAGGGATATCGCTCTCACGGATCCGGACCATTAGGAAAATTACAATCTTTTTTCAAGTCTAAAACTGGAAGAAAGTGGCTTGATGTAAGCCAGAGAAGGATGCAAAAGAAAAAAAGTCAATGAAGCTCACAAAACAGTATCTTAGAACCTTAGTTGAAACGGTTTTGGTCGAAGCTTCAGAGGAACGCATTCCTTCCGAAGGGGGCACAACGCAATTATACCACTTTACTCAAGAATCACCCGAGAACGCAAAGGAAAAGATATTGCTTGACCCAAAATTATTCGGAAAAATGGGTTATTCAAAAAAAGATTTGGCGATTTCGGCGGTTCCTCGCACGTTTTTCTATGTGAATCCAGCAGAGAAAGAAAGTTTTTTTGCTAACAAGGCGCTTTATACAGCAAACGTTCCCACGGCCGACATTTATAACCTTGCCGATGACCCGGAGGGGGTGAAAGCGGCAGTCCGAAAAGAAAACTATAACATTCTTGACATGGATCAGGTGCTAAAAAAGGTTTCCGGATGGCAACAAGGCGCTTGGGGCACCGAAAACCAAGGAAAATGGATAAAAAATCCTGGTATGGCCGATGGAATGTACTATGAAACACCAAGTTTTGCTGTTGTGGTAATGTTCCGGCCCGTTGAGGCTTTTCTTTCCGACGAACAAACCTCTTAAACATCAAAAAATTTATAAAAAATTCGAAACTATTTATAAGGCAAGAAACATTTTAAAGGAGAAACAAAAATGAAAATCACAAAACAGTACCTCGTTAAAGTCATCAAAGAGGAGCTTGAGGGGACACTCGAAGAAGACGAGAAACAAGGCGCCGCAATGATTTTAAAAGCATTAAATAAAGAGATCGCAGAAAGACCAGAACTGCAAAAAGACGTTAAAGCAATTGCAGAGGCGATATCGCTTAATGAAAACTCACCTCGATCGTACGCCTGGCACGACGCCCTGGAGACCGATCCTGAACGACTCGGCAAGGCAGGTGCGATCTTAGGAGGGGGTATCGGGGCCATGACAGGTACCGGTACGGCGGTGGCGGCCACCGTTGCAACCGCCATAGCTAGCCTCTCTAGCCCGCAAATAGCTGATATGATCCGGATGCTTACCGATCGTGGGCTCATGACGTTTGGGCCGGCCGGGACTTTAGCAATCATGGGTACCGCAGCTGTGGTAATCCCTGCGATCATAGGCGCTATTAAAGGTTATAAGAAGGGAAAATCGATCGGGGTACCTAACTCCTAGAGCATGCCCCCTAGCATGTCAAACTATCGATAAAAACACCACTAAAAAGGAGAAATTAATGAAAAACTATAAAACAACCGTTATCGCTGCTTGCTTGGTTGGCATGATGGGCGCTTGTGCTGCGGATGGAAGTGTCTCGTATGAAGGCACAACAAACGAACCTCGACCCTGCTGTGAGCCTGACGACAACCCACCGATCGACACCCAACCTGACGATCGGCCTCCAATTGCTTATCCCCCGGCGGACCCAATTGACCCTCCTGTCGAGCCCCCTGTCGAGCCCCCTGCCGATCCTTTCGTGGAAGCAGAAGACCTTAGCGCCGACGAGCTTCAACGGGTCGAGATTCTCCGAGACTCTATCAATATTGGTTTGAATTTGGGCACAGAGCTTTACTTGGACCAAATGGCCATTCAATTGCAAAACCTCAACATTGCAATGGACTATAACCTTTCTCATGAAGATTTGTTTGCCGGATTGGATGCATCAATAACGGATTGCCCTTTTGTGGAGTTTTACGATAATGTTGAACAAGCAAATTCGGTTTCCTGCGATTATCTTGCGGACATGGCGAAAGTGGAAGTTTATTCTAGTTTAACACAAGAATTGGACGCTGCGCCGCTAACAAGTGCAATCGCCGGCTCTATTCATTTTGAGGAGGCCCAGTTTTGGTATGAGCAAGGAGCAATTAGCGCCTTGGAAGACAACCGTGTTCGGGTTCGCTTCGACCTAATGAACCGAGGCTTTTGTAGTATTGAGCCCACACCGGTGGAAAGCTCTTATATAAAAGGCATTGCGATCGGCCGGCAACACTTTGCGCAAACTTTTAATTTGGAATTAGAGCGACGAGGATTTGCTCCTTCTTATCCTGAAATGCCAATTATCGAGATCTGCGATGCTAATGAAGCTTTTATCGAACCGGCAATGAGCAACGCCCTTGGCAGCCTTGGAATGGCCATGGAAGCCGAGCCTCTTTGTGCTTCTGACTATACCCCACCAAATGCCGAAGCTTCATTGCAGTGGGCGCAAGCTCAAATCGATTATGAGCGAGGCGTTCGTCAAGGTTTAGAAGATGAAATGGCCCTTGCGGCTGTTGCGGCGTTTCGGGTTATTCCTTGTAATGTTGGTGACCCGTTGGTGATTGACTTGGATGGCGACGGTATTGAATTAAGCTCAATTAATGATGGAGTTAACTTTGACTTATACAACATTGGCCGAGAACAAGCAATGGCATGGCCTAATGGTGGCGACGGCTTTTTGGCTTATGATTGGAATGGTGATGGTGTTATAACTTCCGGCGCTGAACTTTTTGGAAACGTTCAAGGCGATTGGACCGACGGATTTGACCATCTTGCTTCTTTTGATTTAGACATGGACAACCTTATAACAAAAAATGATAAAATTTTTTCCGGGTTGGTTGTTTGGCAAGATATCAATCAAGATGGGCTTTGCGCCGCCAATGAGCTTTCACCCTTGGCCAACTTTGGTGTTTCTGCTGTCCCAACAATTGGTTCCGGCGGGCACGACGCTGTAAATGGAAACCCAATCCCGCTTGTTGCTTGGACCGAAGGTGAAGTGCTGCTTATTGGTGATGCCGAGCTTTCAATTGCCCCAAACCCCAGGCTTGCTCGCTTGGATTAAAATTAACTAAAGGAGATTATAATGAAAATCACAAAACAAAAACTTGTCAAGATCATCAAAGAAGAGCTTGAGGCTGCTCTTGATGAGTCAAAGAGCCCAATGCCCCTTGAAGATCTTACTGATGCAGAGTGGGAATTTTGGAAAAGCGCTTTCGAAGAAGCCGAAGCTGCCGGTGCTGATGTCGATGAGGCATCCGCTCACGCAAATAAAGAAGTTGATGCGCTAAGAAATGCGGAAACTTCCGAAGCCCTCCCGGCAAACGATGACGGCATAGACTTCTAAGAAAAATAAATCTTGCGAATCCAAGCCCCGCTTTTTCGGCGGGGCTTTTTTTGTTTTGACTAACTATTTATAACAAAACATAACTTATAAGGAGTTTTTTAAAGTGAAAATCAAGAAAACTAGGCTGCTGCAAATCATCCAAGAGGAGATTGCACGCATTGATGAAGATAAAGCGGAGAGCATGGAAGCACTTGCTGCCAAAGCCAAGGAAAACCCAAATAGTCCGGCGATGGAAGAGCTTTTAACCAGACTTTCAAAAAAGCATCGTTTTCTTGCGCTTAAGTTAGCCGGCGGAAACGAAGCTGACGCCGAGGACGCAATGCAAAGCGCCCTTATCAAAATCATGACTCAAATTGGTGGGTTCCGAGGAGATTCTGCATTCTCCACTTGGGCCGGCGCCATTATGAAAAATGAATTAATTGACAGTTTCCGAGCAGGACGCAAAGAGCTTCCTTTTGCCGGTGGCGGCGCAGCTGAAGGCGAGCCGGATATCACAAGTATGTCCGACAAGAGCGAAATCTATCCGTTGGTTCCAAAAATTAAGAACCCCGAGCAGATTCTTCTTGACAAAGAGCGCAATGAAGCTTTCGATGCTATGGTCCAAGCAATCAAGGATGACAAAATCAACCTCAACGATCGGCAAAAAATTGTTACCCTAAATCAGTTTGCGGCCGATCCAAAGTCAGTCGAGGAACTGCGTGTCGAGCTTGGTTACAACACTGTCGGAGAAGTTGGTCGTGAAATTTCTCGGTCACGTGAAAGAATTGATCGATGGTTGTACTCTCCAGGTGATGAAGGCGTCAAGAAAACTCTTCGAATCGCATTTGCTGGTGGTGTGAAGCCCGGCGATATCCGAGAAGGCGAAACAGCCGATCGTATGTTTGATGATGCCGAAGCTATCAGAGCAGATGAAAAGCAGTTCTTTGAAGACTTTTATAAATGGGCTTATGATAATTATGGCTCAATGGTCGAGGACGGTGAGCTTGACGATGAGCTTTTAGCTGTTTACCGAAAAGTTTTAGCTAAGTCAGAAGATCCTGATGCCGACCTTATGGAGCCCGGAATCGACTTGGACTATGAATCACTTCCAAAGGCAGGATCAATGGCTGGTTCATCGACGAATCCGACTCCCCCAACAGCAAGACGTCGAGGATCTATGTTTCCTCGACGACCAGATGAAAGATATCGCAAAAATGAAGAACTTTCTTTAGAAGAAACAATTGCTGCAGTCGTAAAAGAGACTTTGGGTCTATAAACAACTTTAAAGTTATGTTATAATGAAAGGGCGGGTTCTTCCCGCCCTTTTCTTTTATCTAAATTATGAAAAAACCTTTAATTTGCAAAGTTATTGTTTGGCGAATTTTTTCTACCACAGTGGCCGGTACAGTTTCTTGGATTTGGATTGGCGAACTTAAAAAATCTTTAACGCTTACAATCTTTTTAACTTTCTTGATGATGTTTTTACATTATTTATTTGAAAGAGTTTGGGAAAGCTTAAATAAATAAAAATATTTGTGGTTATTTTCACTTGCGGTTTCTATTTATTTTATGCGGCGAATGATTTTTATTGCGATTTTTTGTTTTTCTTTGTTTGATTGTAAAGGAAATAATCTCTCTCAAACGTCTTCTGCCGCCTCCGAAGTTTTTGTCCCGGCCCTTGCCTATGTTCAACTCTCCAAAGCGCTTACAATGCGTTTTGAGGGCAATGAAATACCTTATGGTTGGTGGTCTGCCGGCGGTGTTTGCATCAAAAGCGACGAAGATGGCTGTTTTATCTTAACTGTTGATCATTTTTGCCATTCTGACCCCGAAGATTTGTTTGGGCCGGAGCCAGAGCACATTGATTATAACGTTAATTTTAATTATTCTTTTTCTGGTGAGAACTTGGTTGGCGATTTCGGTGATGGCTGGGTGGTTGCGCAAAATCCGGATGTTGATTTATGCTTGATTTGGCTTCAAGGCGACTTTGATCATGAAATTAATGCTATAGCTGATGAAGGAAACATAAAATTTTTTGCTGAGCTTCATAATTGGGGCGCACCAAGAGGATTTTTCCGCACATTTCCTTCTTTTGGGCTGCTTTTGTTTGAAGGATACTGGGGAGGTTGGTGTGACGACTTTTGTCAGCTTCCAAATAACTTAGATGGAAACAACTTTTTCATGCATTCTATTCCCACATCTTCTGGCCAGTCCGGATCTGCCATCTTTTTAGGTGATAAACTGTTTGGATTGCAAGTTGCTTCAAATTCTTCTGTTGATAGTTTTGGAATTTCAGCTCGTCCGTCTATTATAAATAATTTTCTAAGGGCAAATAACATTGTCAAGCCTTATTTATAACAAAATACTTTAAAACCTTTACTTAACTATTTATTGTAGTGGTGATTTTTACCACAATTGTAAAGGAGTATCATTATGTCAGCATTTATGTGGGGCGTCGTTTGTGGCGCCGTTGCTTCACCTTTCGTTTGGGAAAGCTTGAAGTGGTGTTACCGTAAATATCTCAGCGTTCTAAAGAAAGCAGAGTAAATTTACTGCCCCCGCTCAAGGGGGCACATCATAAATCTTTCTATAATTTACTTTACGTAGCTATCGTAATACCAGCGCCTGTTCCCACGTTCGGAAAGAAGGCCAAGATGGATAGAATAGCCGCCTAAACCTAAAGACATTCCTAGTTCTAGATCGTCATAAAGGGCTTCCAGCAGCGCTTCAACGTGCCGGCGATCGTCTTGTGTCTTGAAATCCATGTCAAAAGCATAAGCACCAATGTGATCGGAAGCTTTTGCTCCACCAACTTTTTCATTATAGTCTTCTGGGCGCCACCAATTTCTTACAACAATTGGCTTTCCTAAATCTTCCCTGAGATAGTCGAAGAGGGACGCAAGCGCAGCACCCCTGTCCCACCATTCGTGTTCCGGAACAAACGCTTCATAGCCCAACTCAGAAGCAGTATCAAGGTGGTGAGGTGTGCACATCTCCTTGGCGGAAACAAAAACAATACCTGTGGCGTCTAGATAAGATTGATACCCAGCCATAGTTAGTTCATAGTCCTGTGGATCGACAACTGCCTTGTTAAATCGATCTACAATTCTTTCAAAAGGGTTCATTTCTTTAAATCTATCAGTCTTGGGCATTTCATCGGTCTCCTCTTCTGCTGGCGCATTTGGGTTGCGCAAACTATTTAAAGCAGTTCTTAGAATGTTATATAGGGTTTTCATATTATTGGAATGTGTTGTGGTAAATAGAATGATTAAAGAAAAAATAAAGAACAATTTAGTTGTTCAAAACACTTTGGTTGCAATTGCTTTTTTGTGGCTTGTGGTATTTACCATAATCCTTATGGCTAGCAAGAACAAATAATTAATAAAGGAGAATAAAATAATGTTTTTAATTAAATTACTTTACTTTTTTTGGAACTTTATACCGAACTTTGGTAAGTGGTGGTATGGGCTCACAATGAAGGTTACAAAAAATAACGAGTTTCCTGTTGAGAAAGTTTCTACGTATAGTGAAGTTGGTGAAAGATTAGAGTGGGGCAAGCGGTACCGAAAAGATAAATGGGAAGGAAAACTCGATAATCTTTCTCACCCAACTGAAATTCAAAAAAGAATCGCTAATGGTGAACTAATTGGTGACTGTGATGATCATAGCATTTATTGGGCTACTTGTCTACTAAAATCTGACCTAGTTTTAAAAGTTTGGTTTTCTTTCTTTCAAATGCGATCAAAAGATACTGGAAAATTAAGTGGGCACGTTGTTTGTGTTTTTGTCGACAAGGAAAATAAAATGAAGTGGTGCGATTATCGTATGCCTTCCGATATTGAGTCTCGTTGGAGCTGGGCAGAGCAAAGTGCGGAAAGGTATAATGCCGAAGTACTAACAGCGGCAATGGTAGAAGTAATCTCAATCAAGCCAGATGATACGCCCGTTTTTGGGGAAGTTGATAAAAAGATCTGGTAAGGACACCGACGGACCAAATGCTTGACTTTGGGCCTCGTTTCGTGTTATAATAGACGACTGGCCTCGATCGTTTGCGGGGCCGGAACCGGTAAATTTATCGGAAAAAAAACGTTCGAAAAGTGGATAAGATCCGTCGCTCGTTCGTCTAATATATACACCGGGCTTTCCGGACCAACTCACAGGAGGATTATGAATAGCGACTATATCGGTTACGCTTGTATCAACATGGGTTTTAGTGAACGACCTAAGAGTCAACGCATCACTACTAACAGAACAATGATTAAAAAAACTTTTGATGCGAAGGGTATCCACTATGCCTCTCAACTAACTCTACTAAATATAACAGACCTACTTGAGATTGTCAAGTGGAATGAGCAAAACAATGTAAAGTTTTTTCGAATGAGTTCTAATATGTTTCCTTGGGCATCTCATTACAACATTGATGATATGCCGGACATCAAGGAGATCTCTAAGAAGCTAAAAGAAGTTGGTGACTTTGCTAAAAAGCACAACCATAGACTTACATACCACCCTGGACCTTTCAACAAGTTGGCCTCACCTAAAGAACGTGTAGTCCAAAACACTATTACTGATTTGGAGATTCACGGCAAGGTTATGGATTTGATGGGCCTCCCAAGAGATCACTGGGCTAAGATCAACATTCACGTTGGTGCTGCTTATGGAGACAAGCCAAGCGCACTAAAAACGTTTTGTGAGAATGTAAACAAACTTTCTCCAGCAGTTAGATCAAGACTAACGGTGGAAAATGATGACAAGGTTTCTCTTTACTCAACAAAAGAACTTTACGAAGGAGTTCACGAACAAACTGGGATCCCTATTGTTTTTGATTACCACCATCACAAGCTTTGTACGGGAGGCCAGTCTGAACAAGATGCGTTAGAACTAGCTTTGTCGACCTGGGGAGATATCACCCCTGTAGTACATTACTCAGAGTCAGCTAGAGAAGAACAGAACAATATTAAGATTAGAGAAGAGAAACACTCTAACTATATATATAATACTATTAATAACTATAATAATAATATACATGTTATGGTAGAAGCTAAGGCTAAAGAACTAGCAGTTATTAAATACAAAACGGAGATTATCAATGGTTAAGTTAAGCTATGGGATTTGTTATATCCTTTTTACTGCTGGAGTTTTAAATACTCCAGAACATACCCTGAACCCTGAAAGGTTTAATACTTGTGAGGTGATTGCTAGTGAAGCAATTGCTAGAAACGTTTCACCCCTAATTGCTGTATCAGTAGCTTGGGAAGAATCTAGACTTCAAAAAGGAGTTGTTTCTTATACAGGTTGTTGCCATGGTCCATTACAGATCAACCCTAGATACTTTTGTGAAGAAGGAAAACTGGAGAATTGTGATTTGATTAATGATGGAGTCAATGCGGTAAAAGCTTTTCATTATAGATTTTCTAGATCGATCTCAACAGAACCATTCCAGCTTTTCTCTGTAGAACACCGACAAGAATGGGCTGAACCTCTCTGTCATTATAATGCTGGAAACCAGTGTACACCTAGATCTAGAGCTTATGCTCGCCGGATCATTAGACGTGCCGATCGACTATCGGAAGCAGTAACTCGCAATAGTGATAGAATTAGCGAACAGATCTGTATCTAATGATTGGAGAGTCGTTTGTAAAGAACCTGGAACTTGGTGATTTAATACTTTATAAAAAAGAACTGTATTTAGTTGTTGACATTTACGTAAAGTATGATAGAATATGGTTTACTAAACTAGAAAGCATGAATACTATTATTAAACACATAGAAGTTCCGGTACTTTATATTAATAAACAATGACTAATAAGGTTAATATTAATGATACAGTTAAACAATATAATGTTAGTGACTTAGTATTAGGAATATCAGATAATTATATTAATGATCTTTTAATTGGTGTTGTTATTGATCACCGAAAGTTAATGGGATTTCATTGTTATAAAATTGAATGGGCGTTAACTGCTGGGTTAACCCCAATAGAAGGATTAGATCCAGAGTGGTTTAAGCAAAAAGATTTAAGCTTATTCCGAAGAGCAATAAATATATAGGAGAATACAATAATGCAACAAGACAATCTAAACATCAACATCCGACCAGAAGACTGCACTGACGTTAAGTGCGATGAATGCGACAGTGTCTTTTTTGAGCAAGTCGTTCAGATTAAGAGACTTTCCGCCCTACAGTCACCATCAGGTCAAACATCGTATGCACCGATTCCAATTTTTCGTTGTGTAGAATGTAAAACGGTTAATTCTGAGTTTACACACTAATTATAAGTAAAGGTACCTTATAATGTATGAAGATTTGGTAAATGAGTTTTATCCGTTTGCTAAAAAGCAACTTGGATTCGATCAAGATCCAACAATAAACTTTGTAGATGATCAAGAAAATGCGCAGAACCCAATGGGGTATACTGCTCATTATGATCCTTCTTCTATGGTGGTGACTATTTATACTACCGGAAGACACCCAAAAGACATTCTAAGGTCTCTTTCTCATGAGTTAGTGCATCACTCACAAAACTGTCGTGGCGAAGATCTAATGGTCAAGACACACGACATTGACGCTGACCCAAATCTAAAAGCAATGGAAGATGAAGCTTTTCACATAGGTTCAGGTCGGTTGATGAAAAGATATCAAAATCAAATCGGAGGATACCCAATGGTAGAAGAAGAGAAAAAGCCAGACTTTTTAGATCTAGACAAAGACGGAGACAAAGAAGAACCTATGAGTAAGGCATCAAAAGAGGCTGAAGAGTCTAAAGAAGAAACACAAACTGAATCAAAAGATTACCATGACAAAAAGAATAGCATGCTTCATAACATGCTGCTCCGAAAGTTTGGAATCAAAAAAGGAGAATAAAAATGGCATCACCAAGAACAAGAAGGATTCGAAAGCTCAGAGCAATGAGAGCTGCCGAGGCCCGAAAAGCAGCTGCAGTAGAGCCGGCAGCAAAACCAGTACCAGCACCCGAGCCAGCACCTAAGCCCGAGCCTAAGCCCGAGCCAGTTGCGAAGAAAGAAGCCAAGCCGGCTCCTAGACGAAAAGCGAAGAAGGCGGCCCCGGCTGATCTAGCAGAGGGATAAAGTGTTAAAGAGTATAGAAAAAAAGTTTAATGATTTTTTATACCTTAACGAATCCAAAAACAAACCTGGCCTAAGTGCCATCTTAGAGTCTGCTATAAGGAATCTAGAGTCACTTAGGCCTCGTTCTGTTGGTTCTCGCCGTGCGCTTGTTATGGCTCTTCATGAACTTAAACAAGCACGCTTAGAATCCCGAAGGATGGATGAGCGGTTAAAAACTCTAGAAGAACAAATAAAAGTTCTAGAAGAAGGAAAATAAGATGACTTCAATGTTCGTTAACGAAGGAGGCGTCGCCGGTCATATGTCTCACCTTTATGATAACCCGGCGTTAACTTTTAAGCAGATGAAAGAAATATTCATCGCAGCCTCCCAGGGCGAACTTGAGGGAACAGAGAAGACTGATGGTCAGAACCTTTACATTTCTTATTCTGTAAAGGATGGTAAGGCCAAAGCAGCCAGGAACAAGGGGAACATCAAGAAAGGCGGTTTAGACGCCGCCGGCCTTGCTGCGAAGTTTGCTGGGCGAGGTTCTGTTGAGCAAGCGTTCAACGATGCTTTTTCTGTTTTCGAGAAAGCAGTTCAGTCACTTCCAGCAGAGACACAGGAAAAGATCTTCGGACCAGATGCAAACATCTATTATAACGCCGAGATACAAGATCCTAGAAACGCAAACGTCATTAACTATGACACCAAGAACCTAACCATCCACCACGTTGGTCATGCCTATTTTAATAAAGAGTCGGGCCAAGTTGAGGATGTTGATGTCTCTGAGAGCTTTAACACTCTTCGGCATGCCCTTGTAAAGATGCAAGAGGCCGTCGCCAAGGAAGAGTTTGGGTTTATGGTTAACCCGATTCGAAAGCTAGACAAACTAAGTGACGAGACACTGAACAGGAATCTTGCTGCTTTAGAACAAACAATATCCAGGGTTGGAGTTTCAGATAATGATACTGTATTAGATTACCTTGTTGCTAGAATAGCCCCAATGGTAGAAGACAGTTTTGGCTCTCTACCAGACGAAGCAAAAGCTCTCCTGGTAAATCGATTCGCCTCCGGTCAACGTAGCGGCCCATACTCAGTAGTAAAACTTAAAAGCATTATTCCTTCCGAACAACGGGCAGCTTTTAGTCGTATGGTTAAAGAAGCAGACACAAAGTTTTTGAAAGCAGCGATTGCTCCCGTAGAGAGTGTTGTCCACGACTTTACTGTTGATGCTTTAGAAGGCCTCCAATCACTTTTCATTCTTGACAACTCAACAGAAGTAGCAAGACTGAAAGATGAAGTAGCCAACGCAATAAAAGTTATAGAGGCCTCCGGTCACGAAGAGGCTATAGAAATTCTCAAGTCTCAACTAGAAAAATTAAAAGATGCCGATCGTGTTACCACTGCCGCCGAAGGTTTTGTCTTTGACTGGAATGGAAGCACCTATAAGTTTACCGGTAATTTTGCCCCCATCAACCAGATCTTGGGTATGTTTAAATACGGCCGAGGAAAGATACCGGCCCTTAGTGCTTTAACAGAACAAGAAGATCAAGAAAAGATAGTCGCAGTAATACCAGGAAGCTTCAAACCGCCTCACCGTGGCCATATGGATATGGTAGCACACTATGCCGGCATCGCAGACGAGGTTATCGTTTACGTCTCTCCGAAGACCAGAGAAGCAAACGGAGTTCAGGTAACGTCAGAACAGGCAAAACAAATATTTGACGTATACGCAAAAGCACTTGGCCTTAGAAACGTAAGAGTCGAAGAATCCCCATCAGCATCACCAGTAACCGCAGCCTACAAACATGTAGAAGAAGTAGCAAAGCCCGGTGAGAAAGTCCTATTAGGTACTAGCACAAAAGGCGGCGACCAAAGTCGTTTTGCAAAAAGTGTACAAAACTATGCTGCAGAGGGAGTAAAGGTCTTGGATCCAATGGAACACGCATTCACTCCACAACCTCCGGAATTGAGTGCTACAGACTTTAGAGAGGCCTTTTCGAAAGGAGAGGACATAACTCCATTCATACCGCAGGGCGTTGACCCTGATGAGGTTTTAGTTATTCTGGGAAAAGACCAACCCCCTTCTTCGGAATCTTCGCTGGATGAAATGTCTGCGATGGGGGGAGGAGCAGTTGGTGGGTTTGCTGCCCCTGTAGACGATGAACCTAAAAAGCGCACTATTTATAGAGAGATGCAAGAAAACTATTTCATAAAAAGAGAAGATTTAATGGAAGAACTCAAACTTCGAAAAGCAATACGAAAGATTATCACCGAGAATAAAAGAAAACAACTAAACGAAGAGCAGCGCCTACGTAAAGCTATTCGTGGGATCCTTACAGAAGCAAAACAGTCCGATGAAGTTGTTTATCAAAACACCGGCGTCAATAAACTTCGTGATCTCTTAAAAAATATTATCCCATCAATTCAGGATGACTATAAAGATCTTACAACCTCGTCAGAACAAAGGCAGGCGTATTCCAACCACTTGATGATTGGTATCAAAAACCTCTTAGGTATCGCAGACATCTCAAAGAGTTCAGAGACCGACCCTGCCGCCAACTTAGAGCTAGAAGAAGACATCGAGATTGGCGTCGCTCCGAGTGACCCAAATAGAATGGACTTAGGTCTTGGTAAGGAAGAAGAACCGGTAATCGATCCTGAAGAAGGAGATTCTAGGACCGAAGAAGAGAAGCTAGTATCTGGCGATGATATGCCAACCGACCCTGACCAGTTAACAGGGATGAGAGAAGCAGCTGTAACACTCAAGAAGATCCAGACACAGATTCTCAATGCTTATGAGACCTTATCTAACCCTGAAGATGAGAAAGCTTTTAAAGACTATATTCTTCCGAACATCGAAGCTCACTTAGAGGACCAGGAAGCAGAAATAACACCTGCTCCGGAAGTGGAAGTAGAAGACCCTGTCGGTTCTGTTGAGGTTGAAGAGCCTGAGCCTGAAGCCGAGGTCGAAGACCAGCTTGACTTATCAGAGGACCTTCTTCACAAACTAGCTAGCTTACTTTAATTGAGAAAAACAAAAAGTAAAATAAAAAAATCTAAATACTCAATCATAAAACAACTTAAAGAAGAAAATTTGATTGACGATAGATTCTTAGTTCGTATATCAAACCTGCCACTAGAAGACATTATAGCAATCAAACTTGAGTCTTTGAGCCACAAGATAAATGGCAAGATGTACGGCCTAAGTTTAGCAAGATCAATAAAAAAAATAACTATAGAGGCATTAGTAAAGTATGCCAAATCTGTTTGTTCATCCCAACAAGAAACAGCTTTGTTTTTAGGGATAGACACTATACACCTAAACCGGCTAGAAAATAGCCTTAGACAATAAGGGGATGCACTGGCTTCGACTTGGAATAAAAAATAAATCGTGCAAAAGCTTGGCTGGACATACGAAAACCAGAAAAAAAATAATTGCCAACAATAACGTTGAATTTGACTCTGTTGCGTTAGCAGCATAATCAGGGGGCGGCAACTGCCTTTTTATCCAAAGTTGCTTTTTTGTTAATTTGTTTCTATTTAATGTAGATTCCCTCATTGTATGAGGTGGCTTGTTAGTCGGGTGGTTGACTAACTAATTTTGTGAATGACGATTGATTTTAAGTTTTAAGGACTGGGGTTCGACTCCCCACATCTCCACTAATGATTGAAAAACACCCACATGATAAATATCTAAAAACACTAGTTATTTTAAACCTTTTAGATCTATGCATAACAATCTTTGCTGTAGAAGGAGGCTTTGCCGAAGAAGTTAATCCGATAATGGGATACTTTTTAGAGAATTCAGTAATCTCCTTTGCTATGTTTAAAATCTTTGTTATGCAGCACGCCTTGTTGGTTGAATATAATCGTTGGGTTAAAAAAGATAAACTTTCGAAAAAATGGGTATGGTATTTCTTGATCACGGTCTACGGAGCAACAGTAATATGGAACATAGTAACGGTAAGCCTACACGCAGCTGGAGTTATATAGGAGCAGTAAGTTTTATTATTGGCTCTTTTCTTCTTTCGATATCTGCGCTAGCTTGAAAAAATAATTTATTGACTTTTTCATACAAGTAATTTATAATGCTTGTATGATTCAACTACTTGGAAACATCCCAAGAGTATCTTATGTTGCCTGTTCCGGCGGCGTTGACTCTATGGCGGCCTTGAGTTTTGTCTCAAATAACCCATCAAATGACGTTGAGGTGCTTTTCTTTAATCACAACACCCCAACGTCAAACGAAGCAGAAGCCTTTCTAAGACGTTTCTGTGAAAACCGCACCCTTACCCTCCACACCGGCTTCCTTGGCGCTGTGAAGCCTCCTGGGGCCTCTCAAGAGGAATTCTGGCGAGATCAAAGATATAAATTCTTTGATGAATTTAGCGACAAGCCAATCATCACAGGTCACCACTTGGATGATGTTGTTGAGTTTTATGTTTTTTCTTCATTACACGGAAAAGCAAAAATCACACCATACAGGAGGGGTAATGTTATACGTCCTTTCCTTTTGACAAAAAAAGAAAAGTTGATCAAATGGTGTGATAAAAAAGAAATGCCTTGGATTGAGGATAAATCTAATAATGATAATGCTTTCGCAAGAAACAGAATCCGAAACGTTATTATTCCAGAGATTAAGAAAATCAACCCAGGCATACAAAAAGTTGTTGCAAAAAAAGTAAAAAGCTTATACAATGAGTTATAAGGTTTACGGTTCCCTTCAGACAATGTCACCGTCCCTCCTGAACAGTCTGTAAAAACCGTATAAGGACCTATAGCTCAATTGGTTTAGAGTAGTCGTCTCATAAACGATTGGTTCCAGGTTCAAGTCCTGGTGGGTCTACTAAATAAGGAGAAAAATGAATGCAAAGGAAATGAAAGATCTACAAATTAGAACGTTACAGCCGAGAATCTTAGCGGTAATAAGTCAAATTATTGAAGATATACAATCAGAAGTCAAGACTGGAAACTCACGTGGTTTTAAAACGTTTAACATCAAGAATGGCACCGAACTGGAGCTTCTTCTCTCTTACGTTGTATTGGAGCTAAAACTTCTTGGATATAAAACCCATGTTCGCCTTACCGGCTGTGATGAAAATGGCTGGCGAACTGGCTGTGAGCTTGAAGTAAGTTGGTTCTTTAAACATCCGACCGTACATGGTTAACTATTAAAATAAGGAGAAAAATGAATACAACAACAAAAAACTGGACAAACTTTTTTGATAACTTAGATGCCGACGATGAAAACCAAGTCTCTATCACTATTGAAGGAACTTACTATGGCATCCACGTTGATGATGACTTTGTAGATCTGGCAATTGAAGAGACCGGTCTTTTGGACGATGTACATCAACTTCTCACAGATCGGGAAGTTATTAGAAACAATAACCTTTGCCTTGAGGGAGAAACTTATCTAGATCTTTATGGTACCGGAGTGGCTTTGATCGGCGGCTTCTATTTTGATTGGGATGTTTTCAAGACCCTCCTAAACTTAGAGGAAGAACTTTCAACCAGAGTAATTACTGCGCCCCTTGAGAAACTTCTAGATGGGAAAGAGATGAACGGAGAAAATGTTAATGCCGCTCTAAGGGAAGATAGAGGCCGCACAATGTCTGATGCTATTGTTGATTACTTTGATACGCTAATTGATGCTAAGCCAAGTGCTATCTACGATGCGTTTGAGAAAACAACCGAGATGACTGATCGTGAGAGTGCCGAAGTTTCTATTTCCACCGTTATTACTACAACCGTTGGAGAACTCAGAGCAACATTAGAGGACGCCGCCGACAGTCGCATCGGAAGAACTTGGTTTGAGAAGCGTGATGTTACAATCAAACTAAACTCCGGAGAGAAACAAGAGTTCTCACTAGAATGCTCAAATGACTGAAAAAGTATATATATTTGATGTTGATGGAACTCTAACCCCGGCAAGACAGCCCGCAACAAAAGAGTTCCTAACTTTCTTTGAGAGTTGGGCAAAGGAGCATACATTTTATTTATGCTCAGGTTCAGATCTAGAAAAAATAGAAGAGCAGTTGCCCCCGGACATTCTCAACTTGTCCGGGGGTATTTTTGCTTGTATGGGAAATGCCTTTTACAAGAACAATAAAAAAGTTTATCAAAGAGACTTTAGACCACCACTTGGCTTTGAAGGGTTTCTCAGATCCCAACTTAGATCTTCTGACTATCCTTTTAAGACTGGAAACCACATAGAAAAAAGAATTGGAATGTGGAACTTTTCTATTGTTGGCCGAAATGCGACACTGCAGGAACGAAAAGAATACCATGCTTGGGATAAAATGTCCGGTGAAAGGTTAGGCTTAATAAAGAAGATAGAACAAACATTCCCAGGAGTATCTGCTGTTGCCGGTGGAGAGATTTCACTAGACCTAAACAACCCAGGTCAAGATAAGTCTCAGGTTGCTGAAGAGGTCTTAGAGCTTCACCCAGATACAAGGTTGGCTTTTGTTGGAGATAGAACTCGCCCTGGTGGAAATGATTATGCTCTTTCTAAAAAGATTATTGATAATAGATTAGGAGTTTCCGTTCAGACAGAAGGATGGGAAGAGACAATAAGTATTTTAAATATTCTGGCATAGCTCAGTTGGTAGAGCAGCGGACTGTTAATCCGCTTGTCCTTGGTTCGAGTCCAAGTGTCAGAGCTGGTAGCGAAACACAGAAGGAAAAAATTATGTATGATGAAAAATTAGACCCTAGCTTTGCTAGAAATATCAATATCGAGTTTGACGAAGCAACCTCCTCAGAAAAATGCTTAAACTTTATTCTCACAACGAAAACTAACTTTGGAACAACAAAAAGAAAGGTTGTTTTTACTAGTTTCTCGGTTCTCCCAAAATGTTATAGAAAGGCCATGGAATCGATCTAAACACTATTTAAAGAAAGGAGATAAACCACATGGCAAAAAAAACTTATGTTCTAGATACGAATGTACCTTTGACACATCCGGATTCGCTTTATGCGTTTGAGAATAACGATATTTTATTACCCTTCAAGGTCCTAGAAGAGTTAGACAAACACAAGAAAAGGCAAGATGGAGTTGGTAGAAATGCCAGAGAAACAATCCGCATTTTAGACAGTTTGCGAGAAAAAGGATCTCTTTATAAAGGAGTTCGCTTAGGAAAAGGTTTAGGAATTTTAAAAGCAGTTCAGTTAGATCCTGAAAATCTAGCAGACTGTCCGGACATTCAATTAAAAGATCCAGACAATGAGATCATTTGCTGCGCCTTCCAAGAGCGAGCCGCCAACCCACGAAGAAAGCATGTTATGGTTTCCAGAGACATCAACATGCGAGTCAAATGTGACTCCCTTGGTCTCCTGTGTGAAGACTATATTCGCTCAAAGGTCGTAAAAGACACAAGCGAGCTTTACACAGGCTTCTCATCGGTTTTGGTTGATGATGAAGTTGTTGATCGGTTTTATGCCGGTGAAGAAATCTTTGTAGATGAAGCTTATTACCCAAATCAGTTCTTGATGTTGGTTTCCAATGCTAATGATAAAAAGACTGCGCTAGCAAGATACATTAGGCCGTCATCACCTTTGCGAAAAGTTCGTTCAGGTGAGCGTGTAAAGGTATTTAGCGCCCTGTCTCCAAGAAACAAAGAGCAGGCATTTGCTATAAATTTACTTTTAGATGATAGTATTAGTTTGGTAAGCCTTATCGGAAAAGCGGGAACTGGCAAAACTTTGACCGCAATCGCTGCCGGCTTGGAGTTGGTACTGGAAAAGGAAGAATACGACAAACTTATTGTATCACGCCCCGTAACTCCTATGGGCAAGGACATTGGCTTCCTTCCAGGCACGCTAGAAGAGAAAATGCTTCCCTGGCTAGCACCCGTTCAGGACAACTTAGAAACCCTGCTCTCCGGCAAGGAAAACTTTAAGATGTTCCAAGAGCGAGGAATTATTGAGATTGAAGCACTTACTTACATTCGTGGTCGCTCAATAAACAACGCTTACATTATTATTGATGAAGCACAAAACTTGACAATGCATGAAATAAAAACTATTATTACACGTGTTGGAAATAATACAAAGATTGTTCTCACCGGAGACATTGAGCAAATCGATAATGACTATACTGACGAGACATCAAACGGACTTGCTTACGCAGTTGAGAAGTTCAAGGAGTACGAAATCTCCGGCCACGTCACACTTGTTAGAGGTGAGCGATCCAAGATTGCTACTCTAGCATCCAAGATCTTATAAGAGGTAAAAAAATGGAAAAGATAAAAACAATGGAAGAAGCAATGCGCAACCCTGATCTTGATGAGGTTGTACAAGTCGACAACGAACTAAAAACTTTTGTTGTTGATTATGTTGGAAAAGAGCTTCAACCGGAAACCGGCAATGTTACGGTTGAGATGGTTATTGATGTCCTGGCTTCACACTTCCCAGAGCTTGTTTTTGCTCTTGCTGAGGAAAACTTTATTCGTGGCTATGAACAAGCCGCAGACGATCTGGCTGAAGTGGGTGAAGCAGTCGCAGCATCAACTCCATACGAAGAGGCACAGGATCTCAGTGTAGAGGAGTACCTAGAATGGAAGAAAACACTTCGGTGTTATACGAATTCTCAAGAGACCGTTCAAGCAGAAGACGATGAATAATTTTTTTACTTTATACGCCGGACAAATCGAGGTTTTTATACAAGGAAAGACTAGGTTTGATTTTAAACAAGCCTTGGAAAAATTAGAAAAAACCTTACCGGGTTATTTTCTAATGCAAGGTATCGATGTTATTTATGTTGGTGAGTTTGAGGATCTTAGAGAAAGAGACCTAAATGCTGCCTATGCTGACGGTGCTATCTACGTCTTGCCTGAACAGTCTTCCGAGCAGGACTTTCTTGACGACATTGTTCACGAGGTTGCGCACTCTCTTGAGGAGCGCTTCACCGACTTTATCTATGGCGACGGCAAGATCCAACAAGAGTATAAAGAAAAATACTTAAAGCTAATCGGCCTAATGGGAAAGCAAGCTCAAATAGGAATTCCAGAAAAGTTCCTTAAAACTGTTCCGTTTGAGTATGATCCAGAATGGGATGAGTTTCTTTATCAAACTGTTGGCTACGACATCTTACACATCCTAACTCCAGGCCTCTTCGCCTCTCCGTATGGGGCGACGTCTCTCAGGGAATACTGGGCCAACGCTTTTGAGCACTTTTACTTGACAAGCGCCTCCGCATCTGCTAAGATCTCACCAGAGGCGTTTAACAAGATAAAGGAGCTAAATGACCGAGCCGAAGCTACATAAACCACATATTTCTTTTTCCGAACTTTCCAATTGGCATAAGTGCCCTTGGTATCACAAGCTAGTATACGTCGATGACATTGCTGGTTTCAAGGGCTCTGCCCACACCGCTTTTGGTTCCGCTGTGCACAACACAGCGGAACAGTTGCTTTTGGAGAATGTAGAAGACCCTATTTCTTATTTCCAAAAAGATTTTACAAAACAAATCAACCAACTCCAAAAGGATGGTGTAGAATACGATGAAATGCTCGTAGAGCAGATGAAAGCACAAGGTGAAGACCTAGTTGAGCTTATTTTACCCGCTCTTCGCATCGAATTCGGCAAGTTTGAGTTAGTTGCTGTAGAATACTCTCTTTATGAAGACTGTAAAGAAGATCTAGGCATTGATTATAACTTTTCTTTCAAAGGCTTTATCGATCTTATTATCAAGACTTCAGATGGTAAGATTCACATTCTAGATTACAAAACTTGTTCTTGGGGATGGAAAGCAGAAAAGAAAAGCAGCAAGATGACGAACTACCAGTTAGTTCTTTACAAGTATTTTTATGCTAAGAAATACGGCATCCCACTAAAAGACGTTGAATGTCACTTTGCGCTTCTTAAAAGAACAGCAAAGAAAAATAGGGTAGAAATATTTAAAATCACTTCAGGGCAAAAAAAAGTTGAAAATGCTCTTGACTTTACGAAAAAAGCAGTTTATAATATTCACAAACAGTTATACTTTAAGAATAGAATGAATTGCACTTATTGTGAATTCAAACATACAAAACATTGCCCGAGGTAAAATGACAGACAAGATTAAGATTCTAACAATATCAGACATGCCTCTTTCCCCGTCTGGTGTTGGCACTCAAACAAAGTATGTAATAGAATCCCTTCTAAAAACAGGAAAGTACCAAGTTATTTCACTTGGTGGTGCTATAAAACACCCAAAATACGACCCCATCAAAACAGAGGAATGGGGCGATGATTGGGTTATTTACCCGATTGACGGGTTTGGAACACCTGATGTGGTCCGGTCGATTATGAGAAATCATCGACCGGACCTTTTGTGGTTTATGACAGATCCACGTTTCTTTGGGTGGCTTTGGGAAATGGAAGACGAGATCCGTTCTCAAATGCCGATGGTTTATTATCACGTATGGGACAACTTTCCAGCTCCCCATTATAATGAAAAGTTTTATAACTCAAATGATGTTATCTGTTCAATCTCAAAGGTTACAGATGCTATTGTTCGAGAAGTTGCGCCGGATGTTGAATCTCATTATGTTCCACACGCAGTTGATGGCGACATCTTCAAGCCAATGCCAACAGAAGCTACATCAGATCTTAGGAAAGAACAACTAGGAGAGTCCCACGAAAAGTTTGTATTCTTTTGGAACAACCGAAACGCACGACGAAAGCAGTCAGGTACCCTACTATTTTGGTTCAAAGAGTTTTTGGAAAGAGTTGGAAAGGACAAGGCAACTCTTATTATGCATACAGAACCAAAAGATCCAAACGGTCAAGATCTAGAAGCAATTGCAAAGAAACTTGACATGCACGAAGATGGCCAAGTATTCTTTTCAAAGCAAAAGTATCCACCGCAGATTCTTGCGAACATTTATAACATGGTCGATTGTACCCTCAACATTTCAGATGCTGAAGGTTTTGGCCTAGCAACCCTTGAATCTCTTTCTTGTGGTACCCCAATCATTGTAAATATGACCGGTGGGCTCCAAGAACAAGTAACTGATGGTGAGAACTGGTTTGGAATAGGCCTAGAACCGCCCTCAAAGGCCATCATAGGCTCTCAAGACATTCCTTACATCTACGAGGACCGCCTCAACAAGGAAGACTTTATAGAGGCTCTCACGAAGATTATGGAAATGCCCGAAGAAGAGCGAAAAGCACTTGGTGAAGCTGGTCGAGAACACGTACAAAAGAACTATAACTTTAAAGACTTTTGTGATAAGTGGCCAACACTCCTAGAAGACATTCATAATCGTTATGGATCTTGGGAAAGCAGAAAAAATCATTCAACTTGGACATTTGAGGAGGTAGTATGAAAAAGGTATTAGTTAGAGGCCCAGCGCTATCGCAATCAGGTTATGGAGAACACACACGCTTGGTTCTTCGTTCGCTTCGCTCAAGAGAGGAAGAACTAGATCTTTACCTTCTTTCAACCAGCTGGGGTGCGACAAACTGGATCTTTGAAGATGATGAGGAGCGAGCATGGCTTGACTCACTCATCCAAAAGACAGCTATGCTAATGCAACAAAAGCAAATGCCTCAGCCAGACGTCTCAATACAAGTCACAATACCTCTTGAATGGGAGCGCATGGCCCCGATTAACATTGGCGTCACCGCAGGTATTGAAACCACAAAGATTGCGGGAGAATGGATTGAGAAGGCAAATTTGATGGATAAAATCATTGTTCCGTCTCAGTTTGCTCGTTATGCTTTTGACGAAACTTCTTATGACGCACAAAACCAACAAACCGGAGAAATCGTCAAGGGCTACAAAAACGAAACACCTATTGAAGTTATTCCTTATCCAAGAAAAGATTGGGACTTTAAAGACAGCCCAGAGTCAATTGAAAACCAAATCTCTTTTGAAACAGATTTTAACTTTCTTTCAGTTGCCCAATGGGGGCCACGAAAGAATCTAGAGAACCTAGTCAAGTGGTTTATCGAAGAAAACTTTGATCGTGAAAATGTTGGCCTAGTTCTAAAGACCAACCTAGCAAAGAACTGCGAGATTGATCGGGTTCATTGTATTGAGAGAATCAAGGTTCTTCTAGATCACGAAGATTACAAAGAAAAGAAATGTAAGGTATATCTTCTTCATGGCTATATGACAGAAGAGGAGATGGCGCTTCTTTATCGGCACAAGGACATTCACGCCTTTATCACAACAACTCACGGTGAAGGTTATGGGCTTCCGCTATTCGAGGCAGCACAAGCAGGCCTTCCCATCATCGCACCGGCTTGGTCAGGGCACACCGACTTCTTGACGATGCCTGTAAAGGGAAAAAACAAGTTCATTCCACTTAAGGTAGATTATGAACTTCGCCATGTCCAGAAAGAAGTTGTATGGGATAAAGTTATTATTCCTGATTCTATGTGGTGTTTTCCAAAGGAGGGCTCATTTAAAATGAAGATGCGCTCGATGATGGAGAATCACGGCGCAATGCAAAAGAAAGCAAACCAGCTAGCAGAATGGCTTGAAGAAAACTGGCCCGATGAAGAAAAAACTTTTGAGAGATTCTTTGAAGAAATATTTTACAAAGAAAGCTTTCTTGGAGTGCCTACCTTGAACGACGAAGAAATACTGGAATATGCATAAAAAAGGTATAGTCTTTGTTTCTGACTTCTTTGCCGACCAGGTTTTTGGTGGTGCTGAGATTTATGATGCTGTTTTAATCAGGGAATTAGAGAAAAGAGCTCTTAAAGTTGTAAAGTTCAACAGTAAGGATTTTACAAGAGCATATTATAATTTTTACTTAAAACATGATTTTTATTTCTTGTTTTCAAACTTTACTGCTCTAGATAAAAACCTGATAAAGCACATTCAGGCGCATAAAAACACGTATTCTATAGTTGAACACGATCATAAATACGACGCAAATAGAAATCCAGGAATTTATAATAATGATTTTAAAGTACCTGCTCATCTTATTATCAACAAATTATTTTATCAAAATGCAAAAAATTTGTTTTGTCAGTCTAAGTTCCATGAAGACATAATTAATAAAAATTTAAGCTTACAAAATACAATTAATCTTTCTTGCTCCTTGTGGGATGAAGAACAGCTAAAAATAATCAGAAAAAACTTAACTAATCAAAAAAATACAAACTTAGTATTAAAAGACCCAAACCCCATAAAGGGCTATAAACAGGCGGAATTGTACTGTAAAGAAAAAAGTATTGAATTTACTTGTTTAAAGAAAACAGATTATAGTGACTATATAGCCAATCTTTCGAGAGCAGAAAGGTTTATCTTCTTTCCTCAAACGCCCGAAAGTTTTTGTCGTGTGGTACTAGAAGCAAGAATGCTCAATTGTTCAGTTGTAACAAACAAACTAAACGGGTGCACTCACGAATCTTGGTTTGCAGGCCTGAAAGGTGAAGATCTGATTGATTTTGTTTCTAACTCTAGAGATGAAATTGTACAAACTATTGTTGATAGCATTTCTTCAGAAAAGAAAAACAAAGAAGCTGATCTAACAGTTATCTTGAATTGCTACAGGCGCCCGGCTAATCTGGCACTACAAGTCAAGGCAATAAGGGAGCAAAGCTGCCCGCCGAACCAGGTTTGGCTTTGGGTCAATGATCATGAAGATAATCATGGTTTTGATTTCGACTCTTTAGATGTCGACAAAGTGTTTTTGAATAACCACAATTGGAAGTTTTATGGTCGTTTTGCCGCCGCCCTTCTGGCAGATACTGAGTTCATCGCAGTCTATGACGATGACACGATCCCAGGTGGTAATTGGCATAAAAACTGCTTTGAGACGATGGAGAGGGAAGAAGGAATATTGGGATCTGCTGGCATCATACTTAAAAGCGCAGAGTACGCCAATCACGATCGGTGTGGCTGGCCAACAAGAAATAGCGAACCAACAGAAGTTGATCTTGTTGGCCATGCATGGTTCTTCAAGAGAGAGTGGTTAAGTTTCCTTTGGAAAGAAAAGCCCTTCACTTGGGAGAATGGTGAAGATATACAGTTTTCTTCAATGGCAAAAATCCATGGCGGCATTAAAACATTTTGTCCGGCCCATCCTCCCACCGATCAGAGTCTGCATGGATCAATTCTAGGAAATGAGCTTGGAATCGATTCAAAAGCAACGTCAAACAACAACGAAGTAACACATCAACAGTTTTTTCATGAAAGGGATCTGTGTGTGCAAAATGCGCTCAAAAATGGGTGGGCAACAGTTAACGAGGTTGTTTAATGATTTTAGTATCTTTTGGGACTAGACCAGAATGGATAAAGATCAAGCCGATACTTGACGCTTTTGATTATAGTAAAGTTCCATACAGGGTGCTTTTTACAGGTCAGCATGAAGATTTAATAAAAAACGTTCAGAACTGTCTAGCACTCAATATCAAACCTGGCGATAACAGACTAGACTCTATAGTCGCTTCAGTGCTAAACAATAATCAGATCTTTCATCGGATTACATCTGTACTGGTACAAGGAGACACGACGTCATCCTTTGCTGTTGCGCTAGCTGCCTTTCATCGGAATAAGAAGATAATTCATCTAGAAGCAGGATTGAGAACCTACAACAAGAGTCATCCATACCCAGAAGAATTTAACCGTCGCTCTATTTCGGCTATGGCAGATATTCACCTTTGTCCAACAGAGTTGACAAGACAAAATCTGATAACTGAGAATTTTAAAGATAATATTTTTGTTGTTGGCAATAGTGTACTAGATAATTTGATTAATCTTAAGGTATCGGAAACAAATAAAATTATAATTACCTTGCATAGAAGAGAAAACCATGATAACATTAGATTGTGGTTTAAAGAAATAGAAAAGATAGCAAACCACCATCATGAATTGGATTTTTTCATTCCACTGCACCCCAATCCGAATGTCGCACAACATAGAGACGTCTTTAAAAAAGTTAGGGTGATAGAGCCACTACAATACGAACAGTTTATAACAGAAATAGCTCAGTGTAAAATGATTATAACGGACTCCGGCGGAATTCAAGAAGAGGCATCTTTCCTAGGAAAACATTGTTTAGTATGCAGAGACACAACAGAGCGTCCTGAATCTCTAGGTGAGTATTCAACGCTAGTTCAGATACAAACCCTACATACAGCCTTTGAGAAGCAATTGAGAGCGGTACCGTCAACGACACAATGCCCTTTCGGTGACGGCCAAACATCTAAACGGGTCGTCATGATATTGAATAAATTGAACAAAAATGAAAGATTATACTAAAGCTTTTAATACAATTTTAAATAAATTAAAAAATAAAGAAAATTTTGCGTTTACGAGATTTTCTGATGGTGAATTGTTTATCATGCAGAATAAAAAGTTAGTTTTAGCAGATAAATTTTATCAAACAGGTGATATTATAGGAAGCAACATCTATACAAAAGAGGAGCAGAAAGAGTTCATTCCAGAAAAGCACCAATCATATCGTGCACTTTTACTTAAATGTTTCAAGCACAATCAAGAAGGGTACTTCAAGGGAATCTGCACACCAACAGACTCCCATGTCGGCAAGGATAACTTCGCCTGGATGGTGAAAGAACACGGCGCCCCTGGAGATAATTTAACTTTTGCAAACTTGTTAATAAATGCAAATTATAAAAGATTTGTAGAAGAAATAATTCCTTTGTTCAAAAGAAGAGAAGTCATTTATGTAGTTAACGAGCTAGCAGACACTAATCGATTACCTTTTGAGATTTCGAAAGAGTTTAGAGTTGGCTCAAATTGCATGATTGATAGTTATGATACTATTGAGAAGGTAAAGACATACATATCTAAAAACAGCATTAAAGACGCCATAGTATTATGTTCAGCTGCCTCGTTATCAAATTTTATTATCTATGAGTGCTTTAAAGAAGACAATCAGAATACTTTTCTAGATATTGGAAGTTGCTTAAACCCGCTTTTAAATCTTGAGGGCTGGGTCCATACAAGAGGCTATCTAACCTCCTATTGGTTGGGGCACAGTAATCACTATAGTAGCCAGAGGGATATATGGAGCTAAAATTGGTAAAGAACGACTACACATTCTGGGAGTTCATAAGAAATTTAAGGAATGCTCCTGGCACCAAGGAGTCCTTTATCGAGCAAGAACATATCGAGCAAACAACTCATGAACGTTTTATGAAGAAACATTCTGATTGTTATTTTATATGTTTGTCTGATGAGACACCGGTTGGCTTTATTGGTGTTATCGAAGGCGATATAAGAGTGGCGGTGAGTCCGGAGTTTCAAGGCATGAAGATTGGAAGCTACATGGTCAGCGAAATGGCCAAACATCACCCAACAGCTGCAGCCAAAGTAAAAATTGCCAACGAGGCTAGCCTGAGATTGTTTGAAAGTTGTGGATACAAGAGAAAATACTATATATTAGAGAGATGACATGAGACACAATCCATATAAAATAGTGAAAATGTTCGAAGAAACCATGGCTGATTATTGCGGATCCAAGTATGCAATTTCGACTGATAACTGCACCGACGCAATCCTGCTTTGCTGTGAGTATCTGGAAGTAAAAGACGTTATCATCCCAGCCCGTACATATCTTTCAGTGCCCCAATCTATTATGCATGCCGGAGGCACGGTTAAGTTTAAAGATTATGACTGGAAGGGGATATATCAACTCGAACCCTACCCCATATATGATGCAGCAAAAAGGCTCACTAGCAATATGTACATGCCAGGTAGCTATATGTGTTTATCGTTCCACATCAAGAAGCATTTAAAAATAGGTAAAGGTGGCATGATCCTAACTGACGATAAGGATGCGGCCGAGTGGTTTCGGAAGGGGAGATATGAAGGCCGAGGTGAAGTAGCATACCACGATGACAACATTGAGATCAATGGATGGAATGCATATATGACACCAGAGCAAGCGGCAAGGGGTCTTACCCTTATGCAAAACTATCCGGATCACGTGGAGGATCTCCCGGAGCTCCCTAGTTATAAAGATCTCAGAGAGTTTAAGTTATTTAAGGACCATAAAACCGTCTAGTATGAAGATAGCTATCAATCAATCAAATTATATATCCTGGAAAGGTTATTTTGACATGATCCAGTCAGTCGACACTTTTGTGCTGTACGACGACGTACAATACACTAAACGTGATTGGCGAAACAGGAACAAGATTAAGACATGTCATGGCCTGAAGTGGCTAACTGTGCCGGTAGGCGTCAAGGGGCGGTATCATCAAAAGATAAAAGATGCAATAATTATTAATGATGGAGATTGGAGAAGCAGTCATCTTAAGTCAATCAAAGAAGCATATTCTAAAGCCCCAGACTATAAGAAAGTCCTTCCATACATCGAGAATTTATATACGACATCTAATTATAACACCATCTCTGAAGTTAATCGGCATTTTATAGTCGGTATATGCGACTACTTGGATATTAATACAAATATAGTTTCTTCTGCAGAGTATAATTTGTCAGCTGAAGACAAAACTGATAGGCTAATCGACATATGCACTCAGGCCGGCGCATCTGAGTATGTCTCCGGTCCTGCCGCTAAAGATTATATCGATCGAGATAAGTTCGAATTGGCCGGGATCAAGTTAACATGGATGGATTACAGCAAATATCCAGAATATCCGCAGCTGCATGGTGACTTTGTGCACAAGGTGAGCATAATAGATTTGCTATTCAGCTGTGGGAAACAATCGATCAATTTTATATAAACTGAATTAAAAAATGACAAACAACATAGAAAATTATGCTTTTCGAGATGGCCTCTCAGCTGAGTTTCCATCTCAATTGATAATGGACATTACAGAGATTTGCAACTTGGCGTGTATCCATTGCCCCCATCCAGTGTTCAAAAAATCAGAGTATTATGCAAAAAGATATTTAGAGCCAGCACTAAATAAAAAAATGGTGCACGAAGTACGAGACGATGCAGCCGGCGCTTGTAAATATATACGTTACACTAGTAATGGAGAACCCTTAATACACCCAGAAGGCTATAAGATGGTAAAATACGCCGTGGATAATTCAAACACTTTTGTGTGTTTGACGACGAATGGCACCATCATGAGAGAAAGAAAAACACGTGAGCTTCTAGACTCCGGAATTCACATGATTGATATTAGCATTGATGCCCACACGCCGGAGACCTATTCGAAGGTAAGAGTCAATGGTGACCTGACAAGAACTAAAACCAACGTCCTTAGACTCATTGACTGGGTAAGGCGGGACCAACTAGGTACAAAAGTGGTCGTTAGTTTCGTAGAACAACCACAAAACACCCACGAGATCAACAACTTCCGGAAGTTTTGGACAGAAAATGGAGCAGATAAAGTTATTATTAGGCGTCTTCATTCAGCCGCCGGGGCTGTCGACAACATCGCCAAAAGAATGCATCATGAACAAAAAGAAGAAGAGAGGTACCCTTGCCTTTACCCATGGGAAAGACTGACTCTCGACCCCAAAGGATACCTGTCCTTCTGCCCTACAGACTGGAAGTATAAATCAACGTTTACGGATTTTCGCAAGACCACGATCAAAGAAGCTTGGCAAGGCCCTTTTCTTAAATCTCTAAGAGAGGCTCATGTCCGTAATGAGTTTGGCTGTCATAAATTTTGCGGTCAATGTCCGGATTGGAAGCAGACTAGATGGCCAGGCGAAGGAAGACGGTATGCAAATCTAGTTGATCAACTCAAAGGTGATTCATGATGAAAGCTTATGTTTTTTACACCAACTCTGTGATATCATGTTTAGAACTGCTAGAACAAAGCTGCGCAGAACTTGAGGACCTAGAGATAGTCCGGTTACTAGGGGGTGACGACTCAACCAAGAGCCTCGCCGGCCAAACTGGAACGATTGAATATATGAAGTTAATGCTGTCACGATGGCTGCGTTTACCCGAGTTGATCGAGGAGAACGTGGGATCTAAGATCCTGTTTATCGACTCCGACATTGTGTTTAACAGGTATAAGAAAGACACTATCCGAAACATCGAGTTGTTTCTAGATGACTACGATTTAGTCACACAGTATGATGACAACAGCGGCATGTCGGCCGGTGTAAATATGGGTTTTCTTGGGATCAACTGTACCTCAAAGGCTTTGGTTAAGTTTTCAGAATTCATGGATCTGATATCTACACTGATCACTGAAAACCCTCCAGCTGGATACCCTCAGATTCAGTTCAATGATTATCTCATCGCCGGCGGCGGTACCCCGCCGTTAGATTATAAAGTGCTGTCATGTGACTACGGGCAGCGCACGTCTAACTGCCGCTTTTATCACGCAATAGGTGTAGGTGGCTGCGGTGAGAAGGTGAATGCTATGAAATCAGCCTTATACAGCTTTGATCAAAATAAATAAATGAAAATAGCGCTTGTAATTAATACAATAAGTAAAAATAATGATGTATGGAAAGCCTTCTTTGACAGGCTTGATCGTCATATACCAGAAGGTTTTTTTCATAAAAAGTACGTCTTTGTCGACGATGATTTAGGTGCCATGCCTGCAGGGTATGACATAGTAAAGTACGATTCGACCAAAAAATACCAGGAACAATTTAGCTCGTGTATTGAGTCTGTTAAAGAGGAGTATTGTATATATATATCCGAAGATTACATACTTTACGAAAATGTGCGCATCGATCTCATTAGCGACTTTGTTTCGTTGTTGAGTAAAGAAAGTAACTTATCATTCATAAGGCTTATGAAAGGAGGTCTAGTTGATGTTGATTACCCAAAGTATAAAAGATGCGATAATATACACCATCTTTACAATGAAGTTCCATACTTCTACACCAACCAAGCAGCGCTTTGGCGAACGGAAAAGTTGAAACTAATCCATAAAAAAGGACCCGATGCACACATTGCAAATGTTGATTGGGAGAATTCTTTTGAATTCAAAGCGACCAAGACATGTCAGGAGTTGGGGATTAGGGGATCTTATTGTTATTATGGTGAACAAAAGAGAGGCCTTTATCATTATGATTCAATAGTTTTTCCACATATATCGACTGCTTTGGTGAAGGGGAAGTGGAACCTAGCCGAATATCCGGATAAAATGGCCACTATGATTAAAGAATATAACATCGATATCAACAAAAGAGGGTTTGTATAATGCAAATAGTCGAAGACCTAACAGCAGAAGTTCCTGATACGAATGCATTTCATTGGGGTTTTAAAGATTTTTCTGAACCCTCCAATGAAAACGTATTGTTTTATGGTTATAACTCTGCAACAAATACCATCTTACATAATAGATATGCTGACTTTAAGAGACGAATTTTTTTCAACAACTGGGCACCGTGCGAATTTGCGCAACCCTCGGTCATCGATGGCGTACATACTTTTGACAGAGAGTCCTTTTTTAACGAGGTCTATTCTATTTGCCCATACACAAACCAGTGGTTGAACTCACTTGGATTAGATCGAGAGTACGCTAACCTTTTCTATCCATACAGCCCTTCGCTAATACCAGAGAGGCAAGAAAAGCAATACGATGTGATATATCATGGTGGTATCCACGGGATCGAGCACGTGCAGTGCTTGCAAGTTATGAAAAATTTTGCTTATCGCTATTGCACAATGACAAGCCACATAAACAACCTAACTATCGCATGTATAAAAAATGGCTATGCTACAAACTTAAATTTAGCGTTCCAAGAAAAAGTTAATCTTATTGCGAAAACAAAAATATCTGTATGCTACAACATAGTACACGTTAACCAGGAGCACATTCCAAACATAATGTCCTTTGATAAATGGAATGAAAATGAAGCTTTCAAAGAGGTTGGAGAAAATCGATGGAATATAATGCCACAATTTAAAACCAGGATGCACGAAGCCGCCTTTTCGAGAACTTTGAATCTTGTTATGAGAGATCCGTGGAATATTGCCGAGCTTTACTACAAGCCTGGTGAAGACTTTGTTTATTTCGAAGATCAAGAAGACTTAAACAAAAAAATAAAAGACATAGTTAATAATTGGAATGACTATCAACACATTGTTGATAATGCATATGAAAAATCTAAATCTTATCAAGTTTCAAACTTTTTAAGCACAATAAGGAATAAACAATGAAATGTAGAGGCTGTGGCTCAAAAGAGCTAGAATTAATTTTGGATCTCGGGGAGCACCCTTGGTGTAATGATTTTCTAAAAGAAGAGGAAGTTGGGAGAGAAGAGACGTTCCCACTCAGGCTTAAGTGTTGCGAGGGATGTAATTTGCTGCAGCTAGACCATACGGTACCGAAAGAAAAAATGTTTGCAGATCATTGCTACCTGTCTGGTGTGACATCGACACTGCGAAATCATTTTTATGAGGTTGCAAGTGAGAACGTCGAACAATTTGATATGAAGTCGGACGATCTTGTGGTTGATATTGGTGGGAATGACGGCTCGCAACTATTACAATACAAGGAGTGCGGCATTGAAAATGTTTTAAACGTTGAGTCTTCTAGTAGGGTATCAGACTACTCTAAGATGAGTGGCGTCCGGACTATTAATGAATTTTTCAACAGGGAGTGTGTAGACCAACATCTCGGAAACAACTCTGTAAAGCTTTACAATGCATCCGGCGTGTTCTTTCACCTGGAGGAACTGCACAGCGTTATTGACGGTATCAAGGTATCACTTAGAGACGATGGTGTATTGATCGTACAGTTTATGTATGCCGGCACAATGATTGAGAAGATGAATTTTGACACAATCTACCACGAACACCTCTGCTACTACACTCTTGCTAGCCTTAAGAGCCTCTTGCAACGATATGATTTAGAGATCTTCGATGCTTACTACTCTGAAATCCACAGTGGTTCGATTATTGCAAAGGTTACACATAGGGGCGGGAGCTATGATGTAAAGACCGATCGGTATCTTGAGCTGCATGAAAATGATAAAAAATACACAACAGACAGCTTTAAAGAGTTTGCGCAAAAGGTTGAGAGCAAGAAAGGTGATTTAAAAGATTTCCTACAAAAGCTCAAAGCTAGCGGCAAAACCATTTACGCTTATGGTGCACCGGCAAAAGGAAACACCCTACTTAATTACTTTGGCATTGATAACTCTCTAATCGACATGTCTGTCGAGATAAACGAGCTTAAAATTGGCCATTACTTACCGGGTTCCCACATCCCTATTATCGATGAAAAGACTGTCGAACACCCAGATTACTATCTTCTTTTGTCTCACAATTTTGAAAAAGAGATAATAGAGAAAAACAAAGACTTGATCGATCGTGGTGTAAAATTTATTATTCCATTTCCCACATTGAGAGTTGTAGAGTGAAAGTTTTAATAACGGGCGCCACTGGTTTCCTCGGAAAACACTTAGTCAAAAAGGTCGAGCGCTTAGGATGGGATATCTCAATCTCTAACTCAAAGATAGCAAACCTTAAAAATATTGAGAACCTATACCGGTACAATGACATACGGTTTGATCTTATCTTCCACTTAGCCGCAGTAACGAAAGCCGGTGATTATTGTTTAAAACATCCGGGAGATCAATGGCTAGCGAATCAAGCCATCAACACTAATATCCTTGAGTATTGGAAAACAAATCAGCCGCATGCAAAGATGATCTGTATGGGGACTAGTTGTTCGTACAGTCCGGACTTAGAGATGGTTGAGGAAAATTACCTCTTAGGAAAGCCAGAAAAGTCTCTCTACACCTATGCCATGACGAAGAGGATGCTCCTAGCAGGCCTGCATGCAATAGAGAAACAATATGGATTGAAGTGGCTGTATTTTGTCCCCTCAACGCTGTATGGGCCTAATTTTGAACTAGATGATAATCATTTTATTTTTGATTTTATTCGTAATTGTTATAATGCTAAAAACTACAATAACGAGTTTGTTGTCTGGGGTGATGGCGAGCAAAGAAGGGAATTGGTTTATGTTGATGACGCCGTCGATATCATGTTAAACCTACTTGATAAAGAAAATGAGATTTATAACATAGGCACAGGCCAAGATAATTCAATTAATGATTTTGCTAGCATGGTAGCTGAGAATTTTAACTTTGATCAAACTTTAATTGGCCATGATTTAACAAAATACGTAGGAGTAAAAGAGAAAAAAATAAATATACAAAAAACACTAGCTGCTTTAAACAAAGATTTTTTATTTAAATTCTCTCTTGACACCGGTATAAAAAATAGTGTAAAATACTTTATAGAGGAAACAAAAAAACAAAATGAATAATAGATTATATTTACCAACTTTATCTGAACTAATAGATAGATTATCAATTGCACAATTAAAAGAAGTTTTTATAACCGAGCACAAGAAAGAATATGCTGGTGAGATATCAGATATCGTGCATGATATTCAACTATTGTTAGAAGCAAGCGAGCCCATCACAGCCGAGACCATTCGTGCTATAGTTGTTTTGTCTCAAATGAATCTGCACATCTGGCACAATGAAGCAAACTATAGAAAAGGTATCAAAGATGGAAACAATTTAGAGTTAACTCATGGTCTCAATGGGATAAGAAATGTGGCAAAGAACAAAATTCAAGAAGTCGCCGGCGGCCGAAAAGATTACAAGATTGATTGTTTAGCAGCCGACTTCAAGGACTGGGATATATCATGGCCCCGGAGAATGAAAAATGAGTAGGATTCTAGTTGTTGGTGATAGCTGCAGAGATGTACATGTATATGGGAGTTCTCATCGCCTTTGTCCAGATGCGCCTGTGCCTGTTTTTATACCATCTCATGAAAAACAAAACTTAGGCATGGCTGGGAACGTTTATCAAAACGTAACTTCCCTAGGGGTTCCGGCAATAATAAAAACAAATAAAATTTTAATTGAAAAAAAAAGATTCGTGCACGAAGAGACAAACCATATGTTTCTTCGGGTAGACTCCGGAGAAGCAAAAATTGAAAGAATCCAAAATTTAGATCGTGATTTCTTATCAGATTTTGAGTTGATTATAGTGTCAGATTATAATAAAGGTTTTCTGCTTGAAGAAGATATTAGATTTATTTGTGATAATCATAATTTGGTTTTTATTGATACAAAAAAAATTATAGGAGATTATTGCAAGGGGTGCAAATACATCAAGATCAACAAGCACGAATACGAAGCTTCGAAGGGATTCATTGAAAAAACAAAATGGGCACAGGAAAAAGTAATCGTGACTCTTGGTTCTGGTGGTTGCCGGTTGGGCAAGACACACTTCCCAGTTGGGAAGGTAGAAATTAAAGACGTCTGTGGCGCTGGGGATACCTTCTTGGCCGCCTTGGGCGTTGATTTTATAAAAAATAAAGATATTGCTTGTGCCATACAGTTTGCAAACGAGTGTGCAACAAGGGTTGTTCAGACAAAAGGAGTTAATACAATAAATGAATTTTAAGGAGTACTATAATAAATATTTATCTTTACATCAAAACTTATGGTGTCGAAGACTGCACGTGCTGGGCCAACTTGTAACAATGAGTTACATAATTTACTGTATTATAACATTTAAGTTTTTATTACTATTCTTAGCACCACTGGTTGTGTATCCTTTTGCTTGGTCCGGACATTACTTTTTTGAGCAAAACACTCCTGCGGCCTTTAGAAACCCCCTGTTTGCGAAAATGTCTGATGCAGTTATGTTTAAACAGTGGATCTTTGGAGAAATAGAAAGATGAAAGCAATAACAACAGATTTTACAAAAAAATTAAATATTCTTATAACCGGGGGTGCTGGATACATAGGAAGCGAGCTGGTTGGCTTCTTTCTCAAGGAAGGCCATACAGTTAAAGTTGTTGACACACTAGAATATGAGCCAACATCTTTATTGAGGTATGTTGGCGACCCCAATTTTTATTTTAAAAAACTGGACGTCCGCAAAAAAGAACCCTTCCGACATCTACTAGCAGAGGCGAACGTCATCATTCCTCTTGCAGCCCTGGTCGGATTTCCTCTTTGTGACAAGAGGGAGCGTGACGCCGTTGAGATTAACTTCGAGATTAATAAATGGATAGCAGAAGTTAAAAGACCAGAGCAGATCTTGATTTACCCGTGCACCAACTCTGGATATGGTGTTAGCAAGAGCGGATCTGTATGTACTGAAGAGTCCCCTCTAAACCCGGTTTCTCTCTATGGAAAAACAAAAGTTGAAGCAGAGAAAGTCTATCAAGATACTGATGGCAGCTGTACACTTAGGTTGGCAACTGTTTTTGGACCATCAAGCAGAGCTAGAACGGATTTGCTAGTTAATAATTTTGTTCTAAAGGCGCTCAAAGACAAGGTTTTAGTACTTTATGAGTGTGAATTTATGAGAAATTATGTGCATATTTGGGACATATGTCGTGTTTTTCAGTTTGTTATCAACAATTGGGACAAATGTAAAAATGAGACATTTAACATAGGAAATGACTCTATTAATATGAACAAATTACAATTAGCTAAAAAAATTCAACAGCATATACCGGTTGAAATCATAAAAGCTGAATTTACTCAAGATCCGGACAAGAGAGACTATATTGTTAGCAGCCAAAAGCTTTATGATCTGGGTTTTGAATGCAAATATGATCTAGACGATGGTATCCGACAGTTGATTAAAATGTACAAACTTATAGATGAGCCATGGTATGGAAACTATTAAGACGGTTTGGACAAATGGATGTTTTGATGTCCTGCATCGAGGTCATTTAGAACTTTTCAAGTTCGCTCAATCGTTCGGTGAGCGGCTCATTGTCGGAGTTGATACCGATGATAGGGTTAGAGGGTCCAAAGGCCCTGAGCGACCATATAACAACCTGCAGGACAGGGTGGCGATGTTGAAAGCAATTAGGTTTATTGATGAAGTAAAAGTTTTTGGTACAGACGCCGAGCTTGAAGACCAAATAGTACTTTGCGATGCCAAGATAATTGTTATTGGTTCTGATTATAAAAATAAAAAAATTATAGGTAAAAATTTAGTTGACAAAATAATTTTTTATGATAGAATAAGTAAGTATTCAACAACTAAGATCTTAAACGGACTATGAAGACATATGTATTCGATATAGATGGTACCATTTGTACAAACGTTGATGGCGTGTATAAGAATTCAGAGCCACTACAAGAGAGAATAGATGAAATTAATAAACTATTTGAAGAAGGTAATACTATAATTTTTCAAACAGCACGAGGAATGGGACGAACTTGTAATAATGCAATCGAGGCCCATAAACTGTTTTTCACCCTTACACAAGAGCAGTTAGAGAATTGGGGTGTTAAATACCATAGCTTATTTCTAGGTAAGCCATCCGGAGATGTGTATGTTGATGATAAAGGAATAAATGATGAAGAATTTTTTAGAAATGCACTTTGTCCCTAAAGGTTGGGGTTATGAAAAGTGGATTGTTAACAAAGAAGAATATTGCGGAAAGCTTTTATTTTTTGTGAAAGGAAAAAAATGCTCTTGGCATTACCACGAACTGAAAGATGAAGTCTTCTATATACAGTCCGGAAAGGTCCTGGTTAGATATTCTGATCAGGATGACATTGAGAAGGCAGATGAAGTTGTGCTAGAGAGAGGAGATAATTTTCATGTGCATCGAGGTCTAAGACACCAGATGATAGCATTAGAAGATACTGAGTTGTTTGAGTTCTCAACTCAACATTTTGATGATGACAGTTACAGAATAATTAAAGGTGATTAAATGAAGATAGTTATTGTAACCGGATGCCTGGGCCTAATAGGATCGCACGTCACTAGAAAGTGCCTGAGTGAAGGGTGGAAAGTGTTGGGCATTGATAAATGCTCATATGCCGCAAACCAAAATTTAATTTATGAGTTTAAAAAGCACAAAAATTTCTCTTTTTTGAAAGAGGATATAGCTTCTTTGAAACACCTACCAGATTGTGATTATGTTATCAATCTAGCTGCTGAATCACATGTAGGAAATAGTATTGTCGACAGTAATGATTTTCTTCATTCAAATATTAATGGAGTTAAAAATCTTTTAGACTTAATTCGCAATAAACAAAAAAACGTTTTCAACCAGCCGATATTACTACATTTTAGTACCGATGAAGTGTATGGAGACATCGTTGAAGGAGAACATTTTGAGACAGATACATTGAACCCTAGTAACCCTTACTCGGCATCTAAAGCAGCTGCAGATATGTTGATAAATGCATGGGCGAGAACTTATAACATTAATTATGTTATTGTAAGACCAACAAACAACTATGGGATAAATCAATACCCGGAAAAATTGATACCAATTTCAGTTAAAGCTTTGCAATTAGGAAAAAGAATAAAACTTCACAATAAAGGGGAGCCGGTTAGAAATTGGCTTCACGCTGAAGATACTGCCGAAGCCGTGTTAGCAATTATTAATTCTGGCAAAGTAAATGAAATTTATAACATTTCAGGTAATTTAGAACAAAAAAACAAAACAACAGTTCAAAAAATAATAAACGCTTACTTTGGCAAGGAATTGCCTATAGAATCTTATGTTGATCTAGAACACACCAGAGAAGGGCAAGATGTTAGATATTCCTTAAATGATAACAAACTAAGGCAGCTGGGGTGGAGTCCGCAAAAACAGTTCGATGAAGAAATAAAAAATATAGTTAATTTTTTTAATATTAACTTTAGATGGTAATAAAGGAGAAAACTAATGAAACTATCAAATCAAGCAGCCGGAGCCCTGTTAATGGTTCTACAAAAATGTCTTTGGGAGCAAGCAGATATTATGCCGCTTCTTAACGATATGGTTTTTGAGATGTCCGATGATGGGCTTGTGGTAACCAATCCGCCTGTCGTATCCGGAGACCTTTCAGAGCTAGAAGAGGCAGTAGAAGGTGATCTTGAAAGAGAATAGAACAGTCGTGGCCAGCGGTTATTTTGATCCGATTCACGTTGGTCACATTGAGTATTTAGAGATGGCCGCCAAGCTTGGAGATAAGTTGATTGTTATTGTTAATAATGATAATCAGGCAGTACTCAAGAAGGGCACCCCGTTTATGACCGAGGGAGATAGACTTAAGATCGTCTCCTCTCTCAAGTGTGTCGACGAGGTGTTCCTTTCTATCGATGAGGACCCTACGGTATGTAGGTCTTTACAAGCCGTTAGCCCCGACATCTTCGCAAAAGGCGGAGATCGCTTTGTAGATGAGATTCCAGAAGCTACAACTTGTAAAGAGATTGGAGCAGAAATAGTTGATGGACTTGGAATGAAGATCCGTTCATCTTCTGATTACTATAACAAAGAAGAATAATGCCCATTTACGCTTACGAATGTAAAAAATGTGGTTCATCCTTCAAGGCAATGGTTGGGTCCGACGAAACCCCAACCACTTGCTCAGAAGTGTATGATTGCGCCGATAAAGGCGAAATAACAAAACAATTATCTACTGTTAGTATCCGAAGAACCGCCGAAGAAACTTCAAAAAAGACCGGCGAACTAACAAAAGATTACATTGAAGAAAACAGAAAAATTCTTCAAGACGAAAAAAATAATTTAGCAAATAGGATGTTGGATTGATGATTTATGGTATTATAACAGTTTCGGTATTACTTAATGTAATTCTAACTTGGTATGGCCGCCGCCTTGTAACCGACCTTTCAGACCTTTCATTAGAAGTCGAGGAAGTGATTACAGACCTCAACATTTATCATCGCCACGTCGAACAAGTATACCAGCTTGAATCCTTTTATGGAGATGAAACCTTACGTGCCTTGTTAGAGCACTCAAAGGCCGTCTCAGAGAGAGTTGGAGACTTTACAACCCTGTTTAGCAGGTTAGAGGAAGAAGAGCTTACAGATGCCCTAGAGGAGCAAATAGATGACAGTGAAGAAGAGAAGGAAGAGCAAGTATCCAAAGAAAAAAAACATGTATTTTACGCAGGTACACGAGGACGCAATCCTTGAATACTGTAAATCAGAATCAAAAGCTAGAAGAGAAGAGCTATACGGCACACTAATCCAACCTGCTTTTGACGAGTTAGTTGATAAGATTGTTTATACCTATAAGTTTAACTCACTTCCAAATTGCGATATTCTAAAAGAAGATTGTAAAGTCTTTTTGGTTACAATCTTAGAAAAGTTTGATGTTGAAAAGGGTTATAAAGCCTTTACTTACTTTTCAGTGATCACAAAGAACTGGTTTATTGCCGAGACCAAGAAAAGAAAAAAGAAGCTTCAAAAAGAAGTTGCCTTGGATGTTTCTGATACAATGATGGATGAAAAGCTTATCGTTCGAAACACTTACATCCAAGATCGCACAAAAGCAGAGTTCATTGAGGTGCTCCACGAAGAAATAGTATGGTGGAAGGAAGAAACATCCAGCGCTCAAGATAGAAAAATCTTAGAAGCAGTCGAAGTTTTATTTGAGTCAGTAGAGCAGATTGACATTTTTAACAAAAAAGCTGTGTATGTTTACCTGCGGGAGATTACCGGCTTTAGCACAAAGCAAATAACTTCTTCTCTAACAAAAGTAAGAAAAAAATATCGAAATCTAAGAGCCGAGTGGGACAACGGAGAAATCTAAGGCGGAACTATTTATCTTAAGAGGTAGTTTTGTATGGCAAATACACCACGTCGACAAAGACCAGAAAGATTTGGGTCTTATAATAATATAAGTCCAAATAACTATTCAAACTCTGAAAAGGTTTTGGATGTAAGAACCGGAATATTAGAACCTTTTTATCAAATGGTTCAAAGCACCCTGCAAAATTCTTATAGTACCGACACTTTATCAAGTTTCGGGAACCTGTTCAGGGCAAAAGTACTTGGCGTGACAGCCGGCCGCCCAGCCCGCCATCTATACCCCGGTTTGTATGCCAGTTCGGCAAAAATGCCAGAGGAAATGCCTGAATATTTTATTTTTTCCCTGAGAGATGAATCTGATCAGTTTGCGCCAGATCCTTCTAATTACGCAAACTCACCCGAGCAACATGTTGATATGATGGGGCTTCAAGGTAATGCAATATCAGAAAAGCCGGTTAGTGAAACAATAGAGTCTTTTGGTCGTGGTGACATTGTTGAGGTATATAAACCAGAACAAAACTCATGGAACGGCGCCGTAGTTAGAAAAGTTGTCGTAAGAAACAACTTTTCTGAAGGTGTTGTACGAGGCGGTGGAGCGGCATCTCATTTTGGAACCAATCCGTTGGCCGATGGGTTATTTAGAGTTTTCGGAAGTGCGCTAGGCAGCCCGGGAGGCTTTTTCACACCCAGACTAGCCACTGCGTCAGACATAGAAGGGCGCCTAGGCACACCAGCAGATTGGGAGGTGTTTAGCCCTGGAGTTGTCTATCCACCTGGCTCCACACAGTTAACGGAGTTATTTGTCGAAGCCGCCAGAAGAGAAGAAGGTATGCCTGAGCAATGGGGGCGCCTCCCTGGCCTAGTCGGCTCTAGAAGAGATATAGATGGCGGCGGGTTGGTTTCACGTGAGTCTGGTGGTGTTGTTGGTCGACTAAACTACAAATTTGAATTTTCACGTGATCCCAGTTTTAGACTGCCACAACCATGGACGGAAGACATCGACGGAGGCAAGAACCCAGAAAATATAGTAGCCGGAATAAATTGGGTCCAGAACCCCTCGCACCTGCGATCTGCGTCTCACCCCGAACGGGGTGTTAGACTACCAGACGGAATAAACTCATCAGCTATAGGCCTAGGACAGCTGCTTTCTTCTGTTGGTTATGTTAACATGCCACTAAATTATGGAGGCTATGGTATACCAATGCAAGAAGCGAGAGGTATGCTAAAATATATTAAAGGGCGATATGGGCACCCTACCGCCGGCTACTCGTTTCACAACTTTCCTGGCCCAACCGGCGATCGTGTATATTATATTGGAAATGCCGGAAGACACCATAGCGAGGCAGTCAGGGTAGAAAAACGTGACGGGGATTATTATCGCACTGATACTGGCGCAGAGGTGGCCAGAGGTGACATCCACTTTACTCTCGACGAAGCTCACAACCGGGTGCGCTACTCTGGTTTCTTTAAAGAAAGGAGCGCATCAGGCCAAATGATAACATCTGGCTTCGACGAATTCGGCCGACAAGAAGTCAAAGCGCACGAAGGATATTAAATGAAAAACCTAGACGAAACATTATCAAGCGCCCTAGACAACATTGAGGAAGACAGGGCAACAACAAAAGAACTTCTCCAAGACCTAATGAAATACCTAGGCGCAGCCGAAGAACGTCACAGAGAAGTTGGCCCTGTTGCTGCTAAATATGTTGAAACTCTACAACGATCCAATGAGCAGTTAGTAAAGGTTGCTGCTTTGATGCAAAAACAAAAAACTTCATCTTTTGAGTTCTCGTCATCAGACAAAGATCAGTTATACGACATTATAAACGATAAAGAAGAAGAATAATGCCAAGAATAGAAAAACTAAATGAAAACAATGTTGTATCCAAAGAAGCCAACAAACAGATAGAAGAAAAAACTTTTGAAAAGAACAGTACAGGCTCAGGTATTGGATGCGCCGAAAAGTTTGAGCCCTTACCAGAGTTTATTTCTGCCAAGTGTGAAAAAGTATTCTCAAACGCAAACTCTTTTATTGTTTTAGGAAGGGACCGCCCAAAGGACCGCCTAACCGGTTACGGCGGCATTGGAGCACCGGGCGCCCATTCTATTGACTTAGTTGTCGGCCGCAGAGCGCCGGGTGCGCCAAAAGACGAAAAGGTTTTTGTCGATCCTAACTTTATAACAGACGCTGCCAGAGTTTACATTGCCGAGAAGACAGACGTAGATCAAAACTTTAAAATCACCAGCAAGAATTCTCCAAACGCCATTGCTCGCTCTGCCGTCGCTCTAAAAGCAGACGCTATAAGAATAATAGCAGACGACGCTGGAATAAAGCTTGTAACAAAGGTCAATAACAGAAACTCCAATGGAAAACTAATCAACCGGTCTCTTGGAGTGGACCTGATAGGTGGGAATGATGACTCGGATCTACAGCCTATGGTAAAAGGAGAGAACTTAGTTGAGTTTCTAAACAAACTTATAAAGCAGATCAGCGATACAAACGGTCTTGTAATGGAAATGTCCAAGGCGATGCTTACTTATGAAACCGGCATCTTGTTAGCTCTAGGAGTGCCGTGGCCAGGAAATGGCACCGTCGCAACCGTCCCCACTGTGCTCAAGTCCCTAGAGGACACAAAGATTATCTTAAAAGGTATCTCACAAAAGATAAGTTTGACATCAGACACAGTAAACTATTTAACTAGCATTGGCTATAAAGACATACTTTCTAGTTATCATAGAGTAAACTAATGATTTTTGAAGAACTAATACTAAATAAAGTTAGCGAAATAGAGACGTCCAACCCTGGAGGCTTATCCTCAGTTGCAGCAATCTATGTAGAAACTAGATTCAGCATAAAGAACTCAGGCGGAATTGACCTACCTTCTTTGAGGACCAACCTAAAAACAGAAGCTATTAACATTTTCTCCTTATATTATGCAAACCTTGGAAAGGGTGCGGCCTTCTTTACAAACAATACAGTTGACGGAACTGCAATAACGTCAGAGGGGGATAGGATCACACTAGAAAGGGTTGAATTTATAAACCTAGGCGAAGAAGAATGTGAAGATGTTGTATTTAAAAAGGTTTTCTTCATACCACTAGACTTACTGAAGCCCCCTGCCGGCACAGGCTCTGCTGGTGAAGACCCTATTTTATACCCCAGCGAAGATTTACCGACAATTGCAAGAATAAAGATCTGCAACTATAGAGACTTTAAAAAGAAAGTTAGGTTCATACAAACGTTTATGAAGATCAACTTCCTAGCGTTACAAAGGCCAACAAGCCGTAGCATAGTAAAAGGAATCAACTTTAGAAAGTTCTCAACTAAAAAGAAGCAGCTAACCAAGCTTGCAAGCTTCCTAGACACTGTTATCCCAAACAAGCCAAACAAAGATGGTGAAAGCATAACCATACACTTTGCAGACAACTTTCAGACCATATCCAAGATCGAGTATGTAAACGAAAAAGTAAGTAACGAAATACAATTAGTTTTTCGTCAATCAGCTGAAGAGTTTGAGACTAGGAAATACAAAGCCCTCAATGACGCTCGGGCAAACTTTTATCTTTATAACTTTGAATCAATTTATCCAGACCTATTTGCGACAACATTCAGAGGGCTGAACATAAAGTTTGACAACCTGGTAAGAAGAAACTTTATAGCGCCCAATGTAGAAATCGTACAAAATGATTGTTTGGCTGCTGCTAACTCCCGCCAAAACGTATCCGCTGCTGACATTACAGCAAGGATTAGACAAAGTTTATCAGACGTGCCCACGAAAGAAGCCAGATCTCTACTGAAGGACAACCCCTTCAAAACCGCCGAGGACCTTATAGACGAAAGCGGATTCCTAGAAAATAGTGATATTAGGGACGCTATGAAGCAAACTCTGAGAAAAGAGTTTCTTGTTGGGGGAAGTTCAATAAAGGACGAGGTGACAGACTTCTTCGAACAACTTCAGAAGGCTGGCAATTTTATTAGTAGCGATCAGGACTCAAAAAAACTCTCAAAGTTTGGCCAGTTTGCAAACTCTATAGAATGGCAGCAAATTTTAGCAATTGCATTAGCGAGCACAGCCTCAAGATATGGTATCGACGAAATCTTAGATGATAGTTTTGTCAAGAAAATAATGGCTGAACGCATTTCTAAGTTTTTCAATGATCCAAGAACTATAAACACTTTAATGTCAGGGCTTCCACCCGCTGCCCTGCAAAGAGCTGCTTTATTTTTTGCGAGTATCGACTTGGCCAACTCGGTAGGTGGTGGATTCTCCATAGAGGAAAGAAGACTACGAAGACTGAACACCTTGCTTGATGAGCGTGCAGGTCTAGTGGAAGAAGAGCGACAAATAATACAAGAAGGAACAGCAGAAGAAATAGCAGAAATCCGTAACCGTCGAGATGAGTTAGAAGCTAGGATCGAGATAGCAAAAGAAAGGTTGAATGGGCCAGCTGGTTTAGCCGGCCTATCAGCCGATATCGAAGCCGAACAAGAGGAAGAAAATAAAGATGATATATATATCGACGAGTTACAGAGTGTATTAGAAACACTTGAAGGCATCGGAGATCTATCAACCGTTGAGATGCCAGAGTCAGAAGGGTCTTTCCTCGCAAGGCAATTTCTTGGCACCGATCTAGATGAGACAGCTAATCTCGAAGACATTGAAGCTGAAGAAGAGCCCGGCGCTGGTAATTCACGTGAACCCCAAGCCGGACTTGAACTGAATTCTACAAAAAAAGAAAAGAGAACAAGACTAGTCAACATAGCAAGGGGCACCGATTTTACACCCGAAATGAAAAACGAACTAATCGATTTAATTATTGGTTTGTCAAACTGCGATCGTCAAAACAATGCTGAGGTCTATACAGAGTTTATAATGTTCTTAGTTGACGAACTAGGTGCGCCCATCTTGGAATACTTTGATGAGTGGTCTGAGTGGCTAAATGCTTGGGACGTGAAAAATTTAGACTTCTGTAACCTACCAGATCTAAATTTACCAGACTTTAAGTTATTTCCTTTAAACATTAGATTACCAGAAATATCAATGCCTGACATTTTTGGTTTCATTTTAGGCTCAGTTTTATCAATTCTGTATGCTCTCTTGTTAAGGTTGATAAATGCACTGGTTCAGTTCTTATTATCACTGATACCTGACTTTATTTTTGATTTTGAGCCCTGCGAGTTTGCAAACGCCCTGCGTGATTTTGGCCAAACTCTTGCCGGTGCTATTTGTGCTGGTCTAGATGGTGTCGACCTGCCTTCTGTCGCTGCCTGTAGCGTCCTAACACCGAGAATAGGCAACCAAAGAAACAATCGTGACTTGCTCAACTTTTTTAAAGATGCTTGCGGAAAAGGCATTTTACCTGGACCCGATCTAGCACGCCTGCTTGATGGCGATGCCAGTGAGGGCACCTTCCAAAGAGCAGACGTCTATTTCAGAGCAATCAATTCCGATTTAGCATCAGAAATAAGGCTAAACCCAAGTATCCTTTCAGATGCTGGCTCAGCAATGGGTAGTATCATTGGCATAGGCGACTTGCTTGACACACTAGATGGCTTCTCACCCCAACTACCGGGCCTGAGCGCAAACGGCTTTGTAAACAACTTAGACTTATGTTCAGATCCTAGTATTTCTGACTTGATTGATCAACTGTGCACAGAACCAAATCCAGCATTGAGAGAAGAGCTAGAAAAGATTTTACAACAACAAAGAGAAGCAGATAAGGACGATGCCGCAAAGATCTTTAAATATCTTACAGATCCAGAAAGCCTTACAAGGGAGATAGAGGATCAACTTCCAAACCAAGCTCACCCCTCACTATTGATCCCACAGTTAGCAGCTGCCGGACAAACCAATGAACTACCGGTAATCAAGAACACACCAAAATTCGCCCTAAACAGAGACCAGGAGGCCCTAGGAGAGCTTCATGAAGATGGCATAAAGGCTAGATTAGGCAGCTTGGATGCTTGCATAACAGCGTATGGCAAGTCCCTTATGAAAAGATCAAAAAACTATGAGGACAAAATTGATAAACTAAGTTCTCCTCTGAGGTCGGGTGTTGATCCAGAGAACGGCCCGATTGACGTTCCGCTTCCGCAAGGCGCTGGTGGTGGCTTCTTAACAGCAGCTTTTAATAATGACTTATTTTACTTAGATGAAATGCCAGAAGCCGCAAGAGAGATGGCAGCGGGATATGCAGATTTGCCTAAAATAGTTGATTGGTCAGAAAGTTTTGACATAGGGTTAAAATTCTATGAAGAACAAGTATACACCCCGCTCACAGAGGCGCTGTCGATTCCCGTTTTGAACAACCCCCTCAATGGCCTACTTACCGATGAGGATTTGTACAGCACATCATTTGGCGCCCTGAATACCCAAAGGATAAAAGAAGGTCAGTTTGTTAGGCAGGCCCTGGAGAAAGTTCGATTTCACGATGAAGTCGACTTTAATGCTTTATCTAGGCAAATAGAGGCGATGGGCAAAGACATAACTATCGCTTCTTTGAGAAATCGATTAGAAAATGCCGGCATTGACTTAGAGCCCGCCGTTGTCGACGAGCTAATGACAGAAAGCGAAGAGCTTCCGCCAGCAGCTGCAGAGGGCGATGAGCGAGAGCTTCCGGTTGCTGATAATTCAAATCTTCTACCATCTTCGCAGTTAGAAGGCATAATGGAAAATTATCTGAACGGATCTTTTAAACAAGAAAAAACTTATAAAAGATTTATCAAGGAACTTCCAGAATATTCCCAACTTTTATTAACAAAAACAGATGATGAAGTTGTTAGCATACAAGAAAACATAAAAGCAATCTTTACTTGCATTCTTCTTGAAGACGCCCATTTAAGATTTGCGGTCTTAGATGCAGGAGGAAGAATTTTTTCAACTAACAATCTCTCAACGGCTACTTACAATCGATCGCTCTTGGCAAAAACGCTAGAAATAAAGAAAAAAATCAATATGTTATTTTTTGATTTTGAGGTTAATTATCTTAATAATAAAATTCGTGGCTGGAATGCTATCTCATATTATGTATATGAAATAGCAAAAACAACCAACCAGCTAACTTCTCTTAACAATACACTGGGCCGCCGTGCCACGCCTCAAGATTTAATGTATCTATTATTAGAAGAGGCTATTTCTTCTGTATCTAAATCTTTTATTACAAATCGATCTGTCTTAAGAGATGACAACTTACAATATTCGAACGTTATTGAAGGTAGCACAGATAATTCAATTATATACAACTTTAAAACACCAAATCTTTTAGTGGGCCATCTTAGCGAGACGGTATATGACTTGGCGATGGGCGAGCCGGACACCATTGGCGGCTTGGTCCCCCTCGTCGAAGAGCCGAGGCAGACCTTTCAATCTTTGACAAAAATGCTTAAATACTCACTAGCGCCCGATGGCTCAGAGCAGACTTTCTTGACGTCAAATGTGTCTTTTGTTGTCACTCTCAAGTCCCCACACACTCTGGGCGACGCCCTTAATGGAGTAGATCTTGCTAGCATTACTTCAGAAGAACAACGCAGCGGCACAAATTCGTCAAGTACTTCGGTTACCGCCGATGGCGCCGGCAAGGGACTCTTACAGGGTGCGGTCCTCAACTCTCTCATAGATGGAGAACCTGTTCTTTTGAGTTATGATGATGTTTTTGGGGACAACGAAGGTAGCAAACCTTTGATGCATAAACTGTATGACTATGCGGAAAGGCAGCCTAATCTTCCAGCGGGGTATGAACTTGCCGACGATCTAAACGATTTTATATTTAAAAATTTTAATATTAAAATAAAGTATAGAGTGTTTGTTTCCTACGCAACAAAGCGTTTGCCAATTTTCAACCCCACCCGTCGCTTAAGGAGTGATCCTTTTCTGGAGATTCGTAGGGAGTACTCTGAGCTTGGTACCGATGGAGAAGCTGATACTCTAGGCCTGTACAAAGATCAAAAGATAAGCGTTATGTTTGCTAGACACAATGAAGAATCATATGGTGCTACTTTTATAATGACTGAACTTTGTTCGTTCGAATATCCAGTTCCTGACTATAGCATGATTGAAGACAATCAAGATTTACTCACCGAAGGTAATTTTATTTCAAAACTAATGATAGCCGATAACGTCACGGAATTAGCTAATAATTTCAAAGGTGATGCTTCTATTAACATTTTCTTATCTTGTATGCTACCAGTTCCAAACATTATAAATCAAGCAACTAGTTATTCTGTAGAGGGAGTTCAAGACCAGCTAGGTAGTTCTTCGGGTGAGGTTAGGGACATAATCTTCAAACCTGTAAAAATACAAAATATGATTTGCGCAATGGTAAGCAAGAGGCTCTTAAAGAATGTCTAATAAAAAACAAACAACAAATATTGATTTTGATATCTTTGAAAACGATCAGGTTTTCGATACAGCCACTGATGCTGACCGGTTAGTAGACAACTCGCTTGTAATTCCGTCGGACGATCAGATCTTAACAAGATCTCCTTTCTTATCGGTTAATCTGCCTCTAGACAAGAACACAACAAATGCATCTGCAGACGGATATCAGATGATTCGTGGTTATAGAAACCTAGTTGTACAAAATTTTAAAAATCTAATGTTAACATCACCAGGTGAAAAGATTATGGATCCTTTATTTGGAGTTGGCGTAAAAAAGTATTTGTTTGAATTGAGGCAACGTGGGCTGGAGGCAAAATTGGAAGGCCGTATTTATTCACAAACTAAGAAATACCTTTCCTATATAACAATCAGACAAGTGAGTTTTGGCGAACAACAGAATGATAACCTTTTGGGTGTAAGCGTGTCTTACCTCATCAACCCATTAAACGTTAGTGCATTCTTTAACTATTCTACAAACACCGAACAAAGCTTATAGGCCCTAGAGGAGAAACCAAATGTCAAAGGTCACAAAACCAGCGATACGCTACACATCAAGAGAATTTGATACAATTAAGCAGGATTTAGTATCTTTCATTAAAAGATATTATCCGGATACTTTCCAAGACTTCCAAGAAGCCGGCTTTGGCTCAATGGTTCTTGACACCACTGCTTATGTTGGTGACATTCTTTCTTTTTACTTAGACTATTCTGTTAACGAGTCTTTTTTAGACACCGCCGGCGAGTTTGAGAACATAATAAAGATCGCTAGGCAAATGGGTTATCGATATCAGCCAAACAAAACATCAACTGGTATTTGCTCGTTTTACATTTTAGTCCCGGCAATAACCTCCAGCGACCTAGAAGGCGGCGCAGCGCCAAACTATAGTTATGCTCCTGTTTTATCTAGAGGGACATCGCTTAGATCGTCATCCGGAATAGCATTTACTCTCTCAACAGCTGTTGACTTTTCTAATCTCAATAACGAAGTCGTTGTAGCTGAGAGGGACGACGAAACCGGTCGGCCAACCAGGTTTGCGATAAAAGCATTCGGCCGTGTTGTTTCTGGAAAGAATTCAGTTCTGCAAAGAACTGTTGGCAACTTCAAGCCTTTTCAGAAAATTAGATTAAACAACAACAACATTATTGAGATACTTTCTGTCACAGACTCAAACAACAACGAATATTTTGAAGTTCCGAACTTGGCGCAGGATACAATCTATAGACAAGTACCTAACAATGGTCCAGATAAAGCGTATGTAAAATACCTCCTACAACCAAAAGCAACCCCAAGAAGATTTGAATTGCTTCGAGAACAAGGATCTGTTTATCTTAGGTTTGGATATGGATCAGAAGAAAATGTCGAGAGCCAAGAAAAAACAATTATACCAAGCAAGAAAACATTAGATTTATTCGGCAAAGAATACATTTCAGACACTTCCTTCGATCCAAACGTTCTTCTTAAGAGTGGCAAGTTTGGAATCTCTCCAGCAAATACAGTTCTTAACGTGGTGTATAGAGAGAACACCAATGCTAATGTCAACATTGCCGCCGGCACTCTAAACGCAATTGCAAGACCTTATTTTAAGTTTACTGACGATGCGACTAGCGATAGTTTAAAATCACAAGTAATAAACAGTCTAGAAGTCACCAACGAGGAGCCTATCACCGGTGACCTATCTCCGCTAACAACTAGTGACATAAAAGTTCTTGCTTCTAACTCCTTATTCGCACAAAACAGAGCGGTAACAACAGCCGACTATAAAGCCCTGCTATCAGCAATGCCTTCTGGTCTCGGAGGGGTCAAACGAGTTGCGGCTTATAAAGATTCTGCAAGTTTGAAAAATAATATAAACTTATTTATTTTGTCAGAGGATGATTCCGGAAAGTTATCTACACCTACCGATTCAATGTTCAACAACACTAAAGCGTGGTTGGCTAGATACAAACTAATAAACGATTCAGTTGACATCTTTTCTGCAAAAATCGTAAATGTTAAAGTAGACTTTGTTGCCGTAGCTGAAGAAGGGTATGACAAAGCTTCTGTCTTGGCACGAGTTAAAAGGGACCTCACTAGATACCTACGGCAAAACCCAAATGAAATAGGCGAGTCGGTTCAAGTAACAAAGCTTGCGAATGTTATTAACGAAACAGAAGGTATTGCTGATGTTATAAAACTTTTCTTGGAAAGAAAAACAGGAGCAGATTATTCCTCAACTGTATACAATCTAAACGCAAACTATTCATCTGATGGTAGGAAGATCTTTATACCAAAAAATGTTATTTGGGAAGTTAAGTTTCCAAATCAAGATATCAACGGAGAGGTAAGATAATGGCTTATAAAAAGTTTTTTGCAAATAAAGACAATACAATAACAAACGCCTCAAAGTTTGGTGGCACAACAAGGGCAACCGGTTCTAACATGGGTCTAGCAGACTCTGTTGAGATCTTTAAGCTCTATGGCAACATAACAACCTCGTCAGTAGAACAAAGCCGTGCCTTATTTGAGTTTGACACCGCAGAAATAAACACAGCAAGGACCAACGGTCAGATTCCTGCCTCTGGATCCGTTTCATTTTATCTCAACTTATTCAATGCTAAGACCCCATTCACAACACCGAGAAACGTCGATCTAATAGTTCAAACAGTCTCTCGGGAGTGGGACGAAGGTCGTGGAATGGATATGGACGAATACAAAGATCTGGGCGAGTCAAGCTGGGTTTCCGCTTCCACCACTGCCGCCTGGACAACAGCAGGTGGTGACTTTCTTGATTCAGCCACTTACAATAAAACTTATCGCCTAACAGAAGGAACTGAGGATTTATCAGCTGATATTTCAGACCTTGTAGAGGATTGGATTGATAGCACCGTAGCAAATTATGGAGTTATTGTAAGACTCTCAGGCTCTTTGGAAACAGACTCTGACTCTTATTACACGAAAAAGTTCTTTGCTCGATCATCAGAGTTTTTCTTTAAACGCCCAACAATAGAAGCTCGTTGGGACTCTTCTGTGAAGGATCAAAGAGGAGACTTTTATGTTTCATCCTCAATGTTATCAACAGAAAATCTTCATACTGTTTATCTTTATAACAACTTTCGTGGTATCGCAAAAAACATTCCAGCAATAGGAACCGGCCCGATTTATGTAAAAATTTTTGATGCTGAGTCAGGCGGCACAGAACTAAACTCAGCAGTATCTGTTAGTTATCCAGTGACTGGCGGCTATGCTGATACTGGTCTTTATTCTTGCTCATTTGATCTGAACACAACTTCGTCAACAGTGTATGATCGATGGTTTAACGCAGATTACTCAACTTGTTTCCACACAGGCACAATAGAGCTAAAAACTTATAATGCGCAAGAAGATAATAAAATAGAACCTTTAATTCTTTCTATTACAAACTTACAAGACATTTATAGTCGAACAGGAATAGACACAAGGGTAAGGCTCTTTACTAGAAAACGCAACTGGTCCCCAACTGTTTATACGGTGGCGAGCACAGCAATAGAAAACTATTTTGTCGACAACATCTACTATAAAGTAGTAAGAAAGGTTGATAATGCTGATGTTGTTCAGTATGGCACAGGCTCAGTAGAACACACTCTTTTGTCTTACGATAAGCAAGGCTCTTATTTCGATTTTGACTTCTCTAGCTTAGAAGCGGGGTACCTCTATGAATTCAAGTTCATTATTAAAGAAGGAACTATTTATAATGAATACCCAACTGGCTTTAAGTTTAGAGTAGACGAATAATGACAATAAAAAAGTATTTTGAAAACAATTCTTTTTCGAATAACTCATTAACCGACCTAGAAAACAAGGAAGGGATAGACTTTGAGTCGTTTGAGTATCTTGATGAGTTAGAAAAGCAAAGAACAAGGTTTATCCCCAACGTTGACTTTTCTAAGCCGGAAAACTTTGCTTTTTACGGTCTTGCTGAACAGTATTATAAAGATGCTACGTCAAGAGTTATCAACAACTATCCTTATGATGGTTCTAAAAAAGAGTTGACCGAATGGTATAATGACTCAACCTACTTTGACTTATATGTCTTTGAGAATGAATACCCCAGGTCTAATGGCTATGGTATCTTCGCCGCAAATGGTTGGGGTACAAAAGTATCAGTATCGCCCGACAATTATCGTTTAGATGAAAGCTTAGAATACATCTCTATCAAGGGCGGCCCAAACGCAGGCCCTGGCAACACATACGCCGGCGGCAACATTTATGACCCGTCTAAACAAAGAAACTCAAATTTAGCGCTAAACCTAGACACAAAAGGTGCCACGGTTGAGTTCTGGCTCAAAAAAAGTATTGTCGATCACCAAATCCGAGAGGTTGTCTTTGATCTCTGGAACAACGAGGTAAGCGGCACATCTGGTGTAGCCAATGAAAACTATGGCCGGTTTAGAATCGAAATAAACACCTCAAGCGCCGGCAGTTTCGCTTCTCATAAGGCCTTCAGAGCCATTGTGCACTCTGGATCCAACAGGCAAGAGGTCTTACTAGGGGACTATACAACTACTGATTCTTTTGACAACCAAGGGTGGACCCACTTTGCTTTTGCGACATCAAAAAGCACCATAAAGCTTTATAAAAACGGCGAATTAGACTCCTCTGCGGCCTATGGAACAGACTTTGGGAATGTTTCTGGTACACTAAACGCTTTTGTTGGCGCACTTATAACAAACCCTTCTGGCTCTACCGCAACAACCGGCTCTGGCAAGCTTTCAGGTTCAATTGACGAGTTTAGATACTGGAAAACTACTAGAACTGAGCGAGACATAGAAAGAAACTGGTATACAAACGTCTATGGTGGCACTAATACAGACGACGCAAACACAGATCTTGGTGTTTACTTTAAGTTTAACGAAGGAATAACGGGAGATGCCACAACGGATGCAACTGTCCTAGACTATTCAGGACGTATCTCTAATGGCACTTGGATCGGCTATACCTCCAACTCACGCAACATAGGCTCAGCGATTGTTTCAGCCTCTGCCGCCGAGAAAGAGTTTAAAGATCCAATCCTAAGAACCACAAACGCTCTTTATACCACTTATTATAATGATTCCCTAGAGAAAGGAAAGCGCCACGATCTAAATAACTCATCAAACATTTACTATTCATTCCCTGATTGGATTATCGATGAAGACTTAGAAAGTGGAGAGAAGCTGCTCCAACTAGCACAAGCAGCCGCAAGTTATTTTGACACGGCCCAACTACAAGTTCAGTCTCTTAGAGAACTAAAGGACATAGAATACTCTTCACAAACTGACGCACTAGACGATAAGCCAAATCCTTTTGCGGAACGCCTCTTGACCGAAAGAGGAATGATAGCACCCGACTTCTTTGTCGAGAGAACAGTATTAGAAGATCTTTCTCAAAAGACAGCAGGAGATGCTTTAGAATCAGATCTGTTCGATCTAAAGAACCTTATTTATCAAAACATTTATAACAACTTAGCGGATCTAGTAAAGCAGAAAGGCACAAGAGAAGCAATACGAAACGTTCTCCACACTATGGGAGTCGGTGAAGAGCTAGTTTCTGCCAAGACCTACATAACCAGTGAGAAACTAGTATTAGAAGACGAAAAATCTTACAGCAATCAAAGTATAAGGTTTATTGACTTTTCCAAGAAAAACTTTAGAGATGCCGTTGTTTACCAAACCGGCTCAACCTCAAACGAACTAGGATACATAAGTTCTTCATCAGATAAAAATGCATTATGTGTAGAATCTTTTGTTCGATTCCCAAAAATAGATGAAAATACAGACACTGATCTTATACCAAACTTTTTAGTTTCTTCTCTTTTTGGTTTTCACGACATTGATGAAACGTCAGCGCCATACAACACTTGGGAGTCCACATCAGCTGCCAGTGCTTTCGTAAGAACGGTTAAAAATAACTTTCTTGCCGAAAAAGTATACTTTGAGCTAAGCTCTTCTGTAGTGGGTGTCACCGCTCTGACATCTTCTAATTTCTACAATGTATACAACAACAGCGACTGGTACTTCTCGGTCCAGTTGGAGCCGCAAAACATTTTATTTCCTTCCTCGTCAGTTCCTGATTATGACCTAGTCTTTAGCGGATACTCTTATATAGGAAACAACCTAAATGAGTCTTTTGTTGTTTCTTCATCAGTAAGTCGAGCAACAGCACTTTCATTCCTACAGACCAACCAAAAGGCCTACATAGGCGCAGAGCGAACAAACTTTACTGCTGGAACGGTAAATAGCTCAGACGTTAAAAATGCTGGTTTGAGATTTTGGCTTAGAAACCTAACAGCCGACGAACAAAAAAGCCATGCCCAAGACTTCCTAAACTATGGGTCTTCGACAAGGTTAAACAATTCCTATTCTTTAACTAGTTCCGTAAGACAAGGAGATCTAGCGCCAACTGACTATCTTGCTCTTAATTGGCAGTTTGACAAAATCACCACAACAGATGCGTCCGGATTGATTGAGGTGCTAGACTCAACCTCTGGTTCGGCCGAGAGAAGATCAAGAGGAACGTTCGTCAATAAAATAGCCGGGTATCACCATCCAGCCACATCATACGAGTTTCCGGTATCATCGACAGATGTTGTTCAGACCTTATTTATTGACTCTTACTCACCTGTAGAGTTTGATGGCTACAACTCTGACAATTTGATTCAGATCAAGACAACAGAAGATGAAAAATACGGCCTAAACTCACGTTTTGTTTCATTTGTAAGCACAGTAGAGAAAAGTGCGCAAGCAGGCATCAATGAAGAAATGCTAAAAATGTTTGGCTCTGTCAAGGAACTAGCATCAAACTTTGCTCAGCCGTCAGATCGTTATAAAAAAGAATACAAAAACCTAAGATTCCTAAGAGAGAGGTTCTTTAAGAACGTTGCAAACGACGTTGATGTTGAGGACTTCCTACACTTCTATAAATGGATTGACAGCGCAGTCCAGGCGCTTGTCGGGCAGTTCATACCTGCAGCTGCGGACTATAATGAAGATGTATTTAACGTTATAGAATCGCACGTTCTTGAAAGAAACAAATACCAAACCAAGTTCCCGACTCTAGAAACGATGGACCGAGATCCGATAGCTGGCGCCGGCTCAACGGCGTCGTCAATGACCATCTCACAAATGGGCGGCGTCTCCGAGCGAATTCCGACAGAGTATACCCTGGCTCCGGTTCAAAGTGTAAGCCCATCACCCGAAGACCAAAGCAGCCATACTGCCTGGTGGAAGGACAAAGTTAAACGCACTAACCCTGTTGTGTCTTCTGGTGATGCTGATGTTGATGCTGATCGAGAACAAATAAGGCTGGTTAAACAGTCAGCTGCTGGCCGTTCTTATACAACCCCCCAAACTTTAGTTACTGATGATCTTAAGAATGAAAAAGATACAAGAGAAGCAACTTATTGGGACGCATCAGTAAAAGAGTTCGGAGAGATTGTAGATGGAGAGTCTGAAGATTATCTTATTTCGTACGCTGATGATGTTGCTGCTTTAAAAGATGATAATGATGTTATAGATCCGAACAAGAAAACTAAAATGGACTTCAAGGTTGAGAACGCTAGCGATCCCGATGGTTCCTATTCTCTTGGTAAAGGATCTTTGTTGGCGCCATACACAATGTGGGAATCCTCTGTTGATACGGGTTACCAAGCCGACTTATCAAATAACTTCAAAGCAGGCATTGGTATCAACAACCATCACGACGATGTCTACTCAAAGTTCCGCAATGCCCCGATGCAGTCTCCGGTTACCCAACAATGGGTCGGTGGTAGAAAATACCGACATGTCCCTTTAAACAAAGGCTCAGACGCATTTGGAACACGCCCGGAAGGTTTTTATGTAAAAACAGTACCAATTGGCACAGTAACAGCAGTCCAGGCCAGCGGCACAATAAATTTAAACTCAAACCCAAACAACAATGATACAATAACAATCCCGTATACTTCTACCGATTCCGTTGTCTTTATTTTCAAGTCTAGCGCAAGTGGCGGCTCTACTACACAAATACAGATTGGTGGAGGAGCCGGCTCAACGGCTACCACCGCAAGAAGTAAAATAAGTGCACACCCAGACCTTACTAGTCTTCTAACCGTTGGTGGTTCGGGAGCTAACATAACCTTGTTGTTCAATTCGGGCGAGGCAGAGCGCAACAACACGATAAGCACAACCGGCGGCGGCCGTATTACAGTTGCCGGGTTTGCCGGTGGGGTTGCGGCAGTAGCTGGCGTCAAGAACTTAAAAATTACAAAAACATCTTACACCATCGATGGAACGGCCGACTTTGATACTCCTCGTGGTTCTTTATATCGTGAAGAGCTAGCAAAAAGATCTGTTAACATAAAAAACAGGCCGTTTGAAAGCCCTGGTAACTTCAAGAAGAACTATGAAATTGTAATGGTTAACGGAAGAACCGAGAACAATCTCTGGTATCGCCATAACTCCACAGAAGTTTTGACAGAGGCTGAAGTTTGGAGTTTAAACAGAGGAACAACTTCACCCTATTTGAACGCCACGCTGCCCACAAGAGGCGTTGTAGAATCGGTTATAGTAAACCGCTTCTCTGCTCCTGGAGGCCCTGAGATCCAATCTCGTGGCTATTTAGAGCCTACTGGTGAAGAACTCTCACCTTATAATGCCTATCCTTTCCGAAACACAAGCGTTATTTACTCAAGTGGATCAGGAAACAATGATTTTACTGGCTCAACAGGTCCAAGAGTTAACGTTTATACAAACATCCACACACAAAATGATGGATTGAGAATACTTCTTTCCAGACGAAGAGGCAAATATGGTGTCGACTCTGTCTTTGGAGCTGTAAGAGAACTTGACTACAACACAACTGGCTCTTATCACAAGATCTATGATAACCCAATAAGCCAATCAACAGGGATTAACTATGACAACTTTTTTGTTTCACACCAGATCCCAAGAACTCCAGCCAGTTACTCTTGGGTTGCTAGTGCTCTAAACGGATCTAGTGGATCTTTCTCATACTCTAGAAACGCAACAGTCCCAAGTGGATCGACCTCACAAGCAGTTCCGTTTGCTGAGTTGATCAGCTCCATAGAAAGAACCACAACAGACAACAGAGCATTCACTGGTTTATTTAGTGGTTCTTCAACACCAACTAGTGCAGTATTGACCTCTTCTCTTTATGCCTCGATGGTCGATCAGGGAACCACAGAAATCACAAACGAACTTACTGCTCCAAATGTTGGTATAGACAACTTCCACGTCTATACACACGCAATAAACAACTCTATCTTTGGGAACAACTCATTTAGCCAAATAAGAGGCGGAGACACAAGACAAGCAAGATCACTAAGAGAGAATAATACTTTATCATTTAGCTATCTTGATTCTCGTCGTTTGGCGGGAGGTGTATCAATACCGATAGAGTTGGTAAGGAACATCTCAATGGCGCCGATAGTAGAACATTATCCTGTAAAACAACAGTTGCTAATTGGCGCCACTACATCCAGTTTCCAATACTCATTTGGAAACGAGCTTGAGTATCTTCCACTATCAGATCCGCAACTTAATGCGCTGACCAATGTTCGTGAGATCCGAAGAAAGAAAAAAACAAACTTTAACTATATTTCCGATTCTTATACCATAGGAACTCTAGCACAATTAAAAAGTATTACCTATAAGCAAAACATTTGGCCAAAGACTGAAAGAACATATTTAAAAGAAACCCGACAAAGAACGCAATTTACAATTAACTGGTGGAGTACTGGAAGGTCAACAAGAGATAGAGCATCAGATCCTTTATTGAACTCGTTAGGAAACAACGTTCTTTCTCAGTCAATTTGGGTTCTTGATGGCGTTAGTGATGTTGATAATCAGCCAAAAGATTTATTTGATTATAGTGGCTCCTACGCAGAAATTGACTTATACAGCAGGAAAAACTTATTTAGCGCCGGTGAGTTAAACAACAATACCCAACTTAGTTATTTAATTGTTGGCATGCCCACTGGTCAAACTCTAGGCAGCCAGCCGTTCGTAAACAACCATTGGAAAAAGCTCTATATGGACTCACAAATTAGGCCAGGAGTTCAGTATGCTAGAGATTTCACAAGCTTTACCGGTAGTTTAATCTTCTCAGCTAGTGCTGCTCCTGGTAATAATGTTGATTACTTTGTCCCACATCAAACAGTGGGCGGAACACCTTGGTCAGCAGCAGAAGAGGCCGGCAAAGAGCCTTTCTACTATGAGAACTATGATGCGTATATCCAAGAAGCAAAATCTGCTGGAAAAGAATATTCCGTCATTCCGGAATTTAGAATAAGCGAAACAATAGATCAGATCCTAGCCGGCGAAGAAGGGGAGTCAACAATTCTTTCACCAATGCTTTCAATTACTGGCGGCTTCGTGGCGGATGATACTGAAAACAATTTCTATGCGGATTATACAAACTCAGATTTCTTAAAATATTTTAATATCATAAAAGACAAGCACGATTCGGCTGGTATCGAAAACCAAGGAACCCTAAGACTTTCTTGCGAAGCGATTAAAAAATTCCTTCCCTACGAAGGCTTCTACCCGGCTCAACGTGTTGTGCAACTAGGCACTCTATTCAGTCAATCATTTAGTGATGTTATAACTATTAGCGGCGAGGGCAACCCTTACGATACTGGCGCTTCTAATCTTAACAATGGCGGCAGCTTTAGAACCGCTATGGCGCCATTCTATAGCCCAGGAATACTTTGCAACAGCATTAAATCAGGAATTTCAGTTGGATATCCTGTCTTTACATCAAGTTTTGACCCGGAATTAAATGTAACCGGCACTTATTTGTCCAACTCTTCAGGAACCTCCGTATATGATGATGAAGGGCCTAGAATCTCTGGATCGTTTAATTATAGGCTTCCTTTTGAGTCAATAACAGACCCTTTGGCTTACATCACTACAATGGTTGACTCGGAGCCCGATCCAACTGCTATTATAATCTCTACAGCTAGTTACGATTCTAGTCGTGGTGGATCTCCGCTTTACTCATTTGCTATTAATAACTTCTTAGCAGAAACAATGAACCTTTTCTTAAAAAACCGGTCTGTTTCTTCCTTGGTTTCAGCTGGTGAGAACGACTTTAGTTTTGATCCTAGAAAAGAATACAGAATGAAAGTTCGTGTTTTTGAAGAAGACATGGATATATACAGCGGAAGCAAATCATACGGCCCAGCGATGGACGACAGCCTTTCTCTTAACGGTACCAGGGCCTCGCACCTGCCCTTCCTCCCTCCTTACGACATTGGATCGACCACAGAGGAAGAGGGTATCGAACTTGTGTTTAACCCAACATCCGATAACCACAGCGTTGACTTTATTTTAGGCAATCTAACAGAGTCATTCACGATTTATGAAGACCTCAGTACTTCACCCGGCGTGTCTCTTGCTTTGGATGGTCGAACAAAAATTACAGACTCTATACAACTAAACAGAAAAGTTAAAGTTGGAGACTCTTCTCGTGCTGTACCATCAGCACCCGAGTATGCAATCTCAATTCAACCAAAATGGGAATCCCCCGTATTGGATTTCAGCCACAGAACAGCATCGATTTCTGTTGCTAGTAACACTCAGGCTACTCACGTTATAACAGTTAATGGCGCTCCAGTTACAGCCGGCAAAAAATTAACAATAAGCGATGGTTTTAGCGACGTCGAATATACATTTGTCAGCGGAACACCTGGAGATTACGAAATACAAAGAACCTCCGGAACAGGCACACAGGCTCAAAACATATTAGATGCAATTTTAGTTAATAACTCTTCTATAAAATCAAACTTTACTGCAGCCCGTGTTAGTAATGTGGTTACACTGACAGCTATAGCGCCCGGTAAATTTCCGTCTTTCTCCTCAAGCACAAACTTTAGCGGAATTGATATGGCATCGACCAACGGCACTGGGTTTTATAATGGATCCTCAAAAGCTGACAACTACTATGTTGGAATGTGGCATCAGTATGGCCAAATCCCAACTGGATCAGGTAGAATGGATCAGGGTATCAAGATGCAGATCACAGAACCAATCCTAACAGACACAACTGGTTCTCTAGCGGAAGCACTCGGCTTTACCAACCAGCCGGTAAAACTAGGTGAAATTGCCGACTCAAGGACTGTGAAAGAAGCCATCGTTGCTATTCCGTATACAGTTGTTGAAGGAGAAAAAAGATTATTCCCAATAAATCCTGCAGAATTACAATCGGCCATCTCCTTTGTTAAACACGGCGGAGAACGACCAACAATAAGAGATGAGTATATCAACTTGGCCAGGAAGGGGCACGAATTTGTCCTACCACCTAAGTATGATTTCTTTTACAATTTATTACAACCAGACAATCCCGAAGGAGTGTTACCATTCGCAATGTTTGTTTTTGACTTCAATATGAAACTCAACAGACAAGACCTTGCGGACATTTGGCAGAACTTGCCACCAACATCAACAAGCGGCAAAAAAGATCTAACTTCTGGATTTGACAAAGAAGAAAGCATTGTAAATGTAGCTTATGGCGAAGCAGGTTCTTGGTTCCCTGAAGGCCTCCCGACCGACACACGCTGGATGGTGTTCAAAGTCAAGCAAAGAGCTGCTTACGACTACTACGAACAGGTAAGAAACTCCTCATTGGCGAAAGGCCTCAGAGAGAGAGTTAACGTACAAGGCGCATTCGTCGACCCGACTTATAGTTATAACTGGCCTTATGACTTCTTCTCTTTCGTGGAACTAGCCAAAATAAATACTGCTTTAGAGATAACCAACACTACCGACGTTAGTGGATCGTCATGAAAAGGCTTAAGATCCAGATAAAGAATTACAAGGGTAACTAAAATGTCATTATTCGATTCAAAACAAGAAGTAATAAACATAGAACTAACTTCATTTGGAAAAAAGAAATTAGCAGCAGGAAAGCTCAGGCCTTCCTTTTATGCTTTTTTTGATGATGGCGTTATTTATGATGGTTCTTATGCTGCCTTGACAGAAAACTCAAATGGCGAAGCGGACGATCGAGTAAGAAAAGAAACACCATACCTAAAAACAACTTATTCTATTGTTGGCGCTGACATCAAACTTAACAATACCCCAGGCGACCAAGAGCTTTTTGACACCAACCAAGTTCTTTTTGATAACATTCGCTTGTATGAAAATACTAACTTACTCAAATACGGCCTAGGAACGTCAAAAATAGGCGAAGTAACCGGATCCCAAATCAGTGTTAGCTTTTTAGATGGCACATTAACAAATGTCCATACTGCTTCTTCCGTATACGTTTTTAAAGGCAGCACGGACGAACGTTTAAACAAACCCCAGACAAGGCTAGTTACACAAGACTTGGACCTAACCCCTGAGATAAGAAGTTTACCAGACCCGTCGATGACAATCCCGCCAGAACTGATTGACCCAGTCAGAATAGAACCAGCTGTTGTTTCTCCAATTCTCCAAGACAACAAATACGTTTTCCTTGAGGTTGACGAGTTGCTCTTGGCGGTCGACGAACTAAACTCTGTTGAGGCTTATGACAACTTTGAGATAAGCGTTTACAAGATCGAAACAAAAGAAGACGACAAAGAAGAGTATAAAAAACTAAACTTTAAAGCCAAGCAAAAACAAGTCAATGAAGAAGGGTTCTTGATGGATGAAGTGGAAATTTCATCACAAGATTCTATTTTAACAGAAGATGATGTTGAGTTTCATCTTGACATACAGATAGACGAAGAAATAGACCCGGCACTACTTACTAGTAAGGTGCCAAGAGATTCACTTGGATACCCGATATTAGATGATCCTTTGATTCAGAATACGTTTGACATAAGACGAGATGCGGATTTCTCTAGAAGAAGAGACGACGCTGGAGATCCTTGCTAATGGTTATAACAACAACCGGACTCACCGGCAAAAGAATTATTTTTGATAAGTTGTATGTTTCTGAAACGGGAACAAAAATAGATCTAAGCCTTGAAGTGCCAATTAACCAAGTTGTTGCAGGAGTAACGCTTAGCTTTCGGCTCACGACAGCGTCCCTTGACTCTGATTTAGACTATAACGCATACAAGGAAAATCAAAGCCTTCTCAAAAGAGACACTTTCCTTAAGAACATCCAAGCAAATTATGTCGACATTGATTTTTCTTTTTCAAGATCTACATTTATAAGAACGTCGTCCGGCCCATCCGGAAACACGAGCATTTATAGGCTTGGGACCTTTGACGTTCAGCATTCCGTAGAGGACTTTGCAAAAAGAAACATTTTTGCTTTTTGCACCAGTTTAAGCAACCTCACTCTTGATCAACTGGTTGGAAACGAGCTTCTTTTGAGTTCAACTTTCTTCGCCATTAAAGAAGAAGGCGCTGTGTACATTGCGGAAAATCCTGAAGTTTTAGTGATACAAACTGCTCTGAGCGGCCCTACAAGCCTATTAAGCCAAGCGCAGGAGGTCAACCCCGCAGACGATGAACTTGAACCGGCAGCGTTTTCTCAGCTGTTTCCAAGCATAAAAGATGATAGGTTTAACTTTTTATACTTTCTTGATCTAAGAAAAGTCCTAAAAAACAACTCTAATTTGTTTTCTTTATTGTCTGAAAAAGAGCAACAAAAGGCACTAGATTCAACAGTCATAAAAAATCAATTATTTATCAAAGAAAGCAATGTTGAAACCAGAGCGCCGGAGGTTTTAAATAACACCATAGAAACTTCACAAATAGCTGATCGCACAATCTTAAACCTTCCAACCAGCGTTATTGCTTTTACCGGCGCCGACGAGATAAGAGAATACTCAAAGAACCTAAAATACAACTTTAATACAAACATTATTTTTCTCAATGGTATTTATCCGGTTGTTGATCAGTTAATAAATAACATAACAGAAATTGAGCGCTTTAGATCCTTTATGGACGACACCTTTATAAAGCTAGCATTTTATAATCGTGATGCCCAGACTTTTTATCTCAATGGTATACCGACAATACAAGAAGATCTTCAAAATGAGTTCAATAGCAGTGAAGCTCAAGATTATCCGGATCGCATAGATTACTTTATGAAGGTTATAGAAGAAATAATCCAAGCAACTGCAAAATTTGATTCGGCCAGCTTGAGCGCCACTATCAACGAGACCATAATACAGTTAAGAAAACTAATCTCTTTGGGTGAAAATGCGAATACAAATGAATACTCTTTTGAGTTATTCTTTAGGTTCTTTGATAGTCTAGTGAAAGAACTTCAGCAAACTTTCCTTGGAGTTGGATTCCAGTTATCGGGCGCCTTTAGCGGTAACGGAAAGAGTGGAAGCTCAACAAACCCTGAGAAAACTTTGATAAAAGTTAAGCACTCCTTTGGATACGAGTTTAAACCAGAAGACTATTCTTTAAGGTATTCATACATGAGTGGTGGGCCAACAACTAACTTCCCGACGATAACCCAAGGCGCTTATGGGCTTTTGATGAACGAGAATGTTCGTAAGTATTTCACAGCAGATACCCCCACTAGGTCTCCTGGGTTAGAGTCAACAGAAAGCCGGCTTGGTCTTAAGATTGACCCAACAACGAGTTATCTTACTATCCGCTCAATAAAGAAGAGGAATGAAGTTGTCTTTGATAACACAAGATCAGTCCTTTCTTCGGAGTTATCAGAAGCCCAGGGTGCAAAGTCTAGCTATCTGGCAGCGTTAAACATCATCAAAAACAAACTGCTAGACATTAACATTGAGCGCCTCGAAGAAACATCGCCAGAAAGCCCGGCACTCAAGTCTAGCTTATACAATGCGATAAACGAAGTATACAACCTTATCTCCTTTATTCCATTCCCTTCTATTATCGACAAATCTGATGACTTTAGAAGAGAAACAACTGATTCTATCCTAGAAAGCGCAGTATCAAGTGGCGTTTTACGACCATCAGAAGACGAAAATAACGAAATCGTAGAAGCAATCTACAACTTGGATGAAAACTTTGAAGATCTAGACGAACTAAACGCTACTATTGAAAGTAGGCTAAGCGTTCTAACCTTATTTTTAGATTATGTTGAAAATCTAATAGAGCACCCGACTAATTACAATGCTGCACTGATAGATGCTGGTTTAAGAAATCCTGTGCAACTTTTAGAATCTATAAGATCAATGAAGGGCACCCAAACAAGCGGCCCTGGCGGCACCCTAATTACAGAAATTCAACTGCCCTACCCTTTGTATTCACTATACGAAACACTCCAAGCAACAGAAGCTGACGGAAGAATCACCTTCTTTTGGGGTGGCGATCGGACAACTTTGCAAAACCCTCTTAATTCTTCATTGATTAGGTTTAATTTTGCAAACATTAAAGAAATACAAGTCCTAACAGGCTTTAAAAGCTTGGAGAACGGCCAACCCGATCTTAGAAGTCCTGTTTTCGGTATAAAGCCTACAGATGAGGATCTTGAATCAAGTGGTTTATTATTTTGTAAGATGTCTAATTATAACATAGGAAATAAAAACACTATGTGGTACTTAAATAATAGAAATTTATTAAATTTAAAGTCAGAAACGGAACACTTTTTTATAGACAGTGATGAAGCTGGAACTGTTATCACACCTGATGAACCATCTGCAGGATAAAAATTATGACTATTTCACAACAACTTTATAACGCAGCAACTGTTTTTGATTTAAGCCTTAAAAAATCGGGCGGTCTTCCTCGTGGTCCAGTTACCGGAGAGATAGGCTTCGAAGCGTCAGATGTTTTCCGTTATCTAACCGGCCTAGCTAGGTATAAAACAACGCCGTTCGATGTTGGAGGAGCTAAGATCGGTAACATAGCCAACATACTTGAGGACGACTCCCGAGTAACAATTGATGATGTTAATAACAGTATAAAATTTGAAGAAGAATTTCAGGTCGAATACCGCATACCTTTTTGGAAGATTGAGTTTATCGACAACCAGGTTGTACGACCGGTCAGCATGCCTTCCTTTGGCCCAGATGAACGATCTTTATTTTATGAATCTTTTCAAGACATTAGATACTATTTTCGAGGGATAGATTGGGTCAAGATTTTCCTTAGCCCTGAAGTTTTCAATGAGTTTTTGGATACTGGCGAACTTGGCGGGCCTCTGTATACCTCCGAAGAGGCGGCGCTGGCGAGTGACGGCCACGGAGGTCGGCGGTCTGGAGGAGCTGTAGAAAGACTGACAATGGAAGCTTGTGAAAGAACAATCCAGATGCTTATGGATCCAAAAGGTGAAGAGGACCCCACGTCCGGTCCAATAAGATTTATGAGAAGGGCACGCTCTATGACCTACCCTCCCTCCTCTCCTGCGCCGGTGAGCCTTTCGTATACAGACCTAAGCATTAACACCACAATTCAGGCCGAATCAAACATAGCCATAGATGGAAATTATAACTTTTTGTCTAGAGAGTTTGAATTTGGACCACTCGCACCCGCAAATCGTTTCTATACAGGGTTTGAAGAAAGCTTAATGCCATCAAGTTATCTCTTTAGTGTGATAAAGAATTTTGAGAACCTATTAGACGTCTTTATGACGAGGCGCCCGGTCACCGGATCCGAGGCCGAGTCCCTCAACCGCTTTCTGCGCAGCCTGCGATTACACATAGCTGCTCTAAAAGACGAGTTGTTTTTTGGTGAATTTAAATTGGAGCCCTATACTAATGATAGGATGTCCTATAAGACCTCCCCAACGACAGAGCTTTACAACAAGTTCGGTGTTTCAGTCAAGAACCTTACAGGTGAACAGTTTGACACTGCTTATGGCGAAGAAGAAGATCAACAAAAAAGAAGGCTAATCTTAATTGATCCCGCAATTTTAAAAGAAAATAATTTTCAATCACTTTTCCCGTTTAATAATAGAATAGAAATCACAGATAGAGCAGATCCCTATCGGTATCTAGATATTGCAGGTGTCGACTACCGAGAGGTTACTAGAAATTCTTTATTGAGGATCCTAGATGAATACAGCTTAAAAACAGACATAATACTTAATCTAATGGACGGAGTGGTAACTCCGGCCGATGGTATAATAACGTCAAATGCCAAGTCTCTCTCTATCACTACCAATTCATCAGAACGCCCGACACCAATAACCTCTACAAGGTCAGTAAGAGAGTTTGATTTTAAAGAAGTTTTCAATAACTCATCACAACCATTTGTTTTCAATCCGTTTGCACCCTTCCTGGACCCTCGTGACGCCTCAACCTCATACCCCACTCAGGGAACAACAGTATTTCAGCTAGGCGAAATCAGTCAAAAGTTTACAACCCCTTATTTAAGTGGCGTCAACCTAGGGGGCTATCTTGAAAACGGCTCGGACGGCGCCCGTGATAGGCAATTCTTTCTTGATTTTCAGGACACTATTAGAAGCTTATCAGAAGATGCGATCCCAAGCTTAAAAGAAATGTTCTTATCAGAAAGGGGTAATTACCATGAAGTTCTTGCCTACCGAGTAATCAAAGAAAACATCTCGACAGGGGCAATACAACAATTTTTTATTAGCAACGGACCAGAAGGGATTACAGAGTTTTTTGACACACAAGTTAAGCCAAACCAAGAGTATAATTATACTTTATCTGCACTAATGTTTGTCATTCAAAACAGCTATAGATACCAGTTGGCCGAGTCGTTTGGGTTTGAATACAACGTTCAAGTCGACAGAAGAAGCAAAAGACCCCCCATCAATAACGGCTTAAACGATTTTTTCCTAGGAGCAAAAATAAGAACTAGGCAACAGCCAAAAATAATAGAAGTTCCTTTGACTTCCGAAAACTCCGTTCTAACAGACGCACCGCCAGTTAGGCCAAATGTCGATTTTTATCCAATGAAAGGCTTTAATGATCGAGTTAAAATCAGAGTTTCTTCGATGAATTCAACAGAACACGCAATGCCTGTGATAATCGAGGAAGGAGATAGAACTTTATTTCGAAAAATAATGCAGTCTCAAGGAGTGGCGTTAGGCGGAAAGATAAGATTCCACTCAGACGAAACTCCAGCAGCCTTTGAAGTATTCAGGTTAGATCGAAAACCAGAAACAATTAAAGACTTTGTTGCAGGAAAAAGGGTTATAAGAAGTGTAACCTCTGAAGACCTAAGCACAGATGGTACTTCCTTTATGGACAGTATAATCCCTAACACAGATTACTACTATCTTTTTCGGACCTTGGACTTTCACGGAAACATTTCTAACCCAACTGAAGTATTTAAATTTACCATAATTGATAACGATGGTGCACTCCAACCTTTACTTACTACATTATCTCTTAAAGAAATGTTTGGCTCCCTTAAGAGTGATGGTCTATTTTTAAAAACTAAGAAAGGCGGCTCTTCGAAAAGTGTAAGAAGGTTTATAAAAATCAGACCTAACACTCAAGAAATTTCTTTTATTCCTGGGCAATTTAATGAAAAAACATCAGCTCAAATTTCATCAGTAGAACTCGGTAGAGACGGTCTCAAAACTAGAAACAATATTATCGATCAAAGATATATGCTTGAGTTAAAGTCTAAAAAAACAGGCAAGTCAATCTTTGTTGAATTTAAATATACTCTAAACGATTTTAACATTGCAACAGAAGAAAGAAGAACTATGGTGCCGGATACTGTCACAGAGCAAGACATACAAGATGCTTTAGCTAGAAGAAATGAAGGCGACGTCAGCAGAAGGGGCGAGGATGAGTTTACACCCCCTAGTCTGCCTGGATTTCCTGCATTCACCCCTGAAGACTTAGGTACCATCGGTCGCCTTACAGACGCCCGAGCCCGGTTTGAAGAGGGTGATAACCTCCCCGGAACGTACTCAGGGACCGAGGATGAATAGCAAAAAACCAACACAATGGTATAATTTAATTTAACAACTATTTATAGTAAGAAAAGGAGTTTATGCATGGCATTTTTAGACAATTCAGGCGACATCATACTCGATGCAGTCCTAACAGACGAAGGGCGACGACGCCTAGCAGAAGGAAAAGGAACATTTAGAATCACAAAGTTTGCTTTAGGCGACGATGAGATCGATTATGGCCTCTATGACAAAACCGCAGTAACAGCCGATGCCGATCTGGAAATTCTTCAAACTCCTATCTTTGAAGCATTCACGAACAATGGCTCGTCAATGAAGTCAAAGATTATAACAATCAACAATCCAAACTTGCTTTACCTACCAGTCATCAAGCTTAATACTACCGATGACAGAGGCACGGTCTTAACCAACTTTGGCCAGGACACGTTCCTAGTCCCTGTCGATAAAGCAACAGATGATCTGTTTACTGCATCCGCCTCAAATGTCGGTGTTATCCGTTCACCAGCCGATGGTGAGCTTCCTGAGACTTTTGGAGCCTTTATCAGGTTGGACCAAGGCCTGGACACTACTGCTATCAGTCCTGGCGCCGGCCTATCATCAGATCTTAGAGAAGATACATTTATAATTGAAATGGATAACCGCTTAGGCACATTGATTTCTGGCATGGGAAGCTCCACCCCGTCAGAAAAGACCCCAAGCAACGTTGACGATGACGATATTGCAACTTATATGGCGAGTGCAACAACAGACAGGAACTTTATTGAGGCTATAAGAAACACAACTACCTCTGCTGGCCAGGTTATCAGCGGCCCAAGAGGTAATTTGCTTCAGTTCCGTGTGAGGCCAAAAATTGATCTAGCAGAATCAGATTACTATTTTGATTTATTTGGTTCTTCTCTAAATAGCCAGACTATTAATGGGATCGACGGAACGAAGAACGTTAAATTTATTGACTCTTTTGTTACCGTTTATGGCGCATCGACCGGCTACATGGTCCAGGTACCAATTAGATTCTTTAGAGTTACTTCATAATAAATAAAAGAGAGAAAAAATGGCATCAACATTTAAAACATTCGGTCCGGACGATCAGGCAGTAACAACGACAAACCTACATGAGGTTATTCCGATTACTGGTACTATTGTATCCGGAACTTATTCTGACAACAACATTAAAAACTATTCTCATGGTATGTTCCAATCTGTTTATGATTATCCCTACCTAAGCTCTTCAGCGAATCATATTTTTGATATAACCGTTGGCTACTCTGCGAATTCATCATTATCTGGCGCTGCTAGTACTCAGAACGCTAAGAAAATAAACATCTATAATCAATTTGCAAAAGTCTTAGTTCAGCCGGATACTACTGGATCAATTCAGGAGTTTGATCAAGACGGCAACATATCAGGCGGCGGCACGAAAATGAAAGAATGCTTCTTTTTCCCCTTCTCACGCTTGCTCGTCAAGGATGAAATTAAAAAAGGCTCATTTGAAATGACTGCTTTTTTGAGTGGCGCTTACACTAGTTTGTTAGGAGCTAGCACTGTTTATGATGCCGGCGCTCAGAATAACTATAAAGTTAACTCGCCTGCTGGAGAGTATGGCTTATTATACACCAACTCAGCCGGTACGGGTGATCCAATTGGCCACGTTTATTATCAAGCTGGAATCTCTGTATTGACAGCTAGCATCTTTAAGCTCCTTGCCCAGCCCGCCGGCTTTAATGCTGCCGGTGAAACCGTTGATGCAGTTTTAAGCGGCTCATCAATAACCGGCTCAACTGATGGCTTTAGACACAGACTTAAGAACGTTCAGTTTAACAACACAACGGAACTCAACTCAAGTATCTATTTCTGTCGAGCAGGGTCTAGTGAGTTTAACTATTCATCAAACCCAACATATCTATCTGGCTCGCAAGTTGTTATGAAAAACAGCAGAACGGATACCCCTGCGTCTTATGTTACTTCAATCGGCTTATACTCATCAGATAACGTACTTTTGGCCACTGCGAAAGTCTCAGAGCCGCTTAAAAAAGACCCAACAAACGAGCTTACATTACGAGTCAGACTAGACTACTAAAATGAAGTTCTATCAGTTTAAGCAAAACGACGTGGTTGACCAACTCCGGGTGGTCAACCCGTCGTGTTCCTTTTTTATAAACGATAGAACTGTATACTATAACGGAGAATCAAACAGCTCAGCATCATTAGGAACTACTATCAACAGCGTTCCATCAGGTTTTGTTTCTCTTTACGAAATGAATGTTGATCGTGCTGACACCAACTTGATCTATCCTGCGATTACAAAAGCGGGATCTTTAGATAACTTTAAAACCATTAGCACGGCTTCTTTCTGGGTAGATAGCTACGGAGACGAACTATCCGGAACCTACCCTCTTTCTGCCAGTATCACAAGAAACTTCTATACGGGATCCGACGAACGAGGGCAGATAAAGGCTTTAAAAAATACTCTAAACAGACGCAGGCTTTATTCTAACCATTTTGCGTATTCTTCATCGCTTGGGGATAAGGACACACAGGATATAGCGCTTATTGATGTCCCTTCCATCTTCTTTGGTTCAGGAATGAAGGCGGATACTCTGAAACTAGACTTCTATGTCACTGGAACGCTCACAGGGCGCTTAGAAGCAAACGCTAAGGGAGAGTTAGTCCAAACTCTACCAATAGACACAAACACCGGTTCAGTTGCTGGCGTGATATTAAGAGACATGGGCGCTATCTTGCTTACTGGTTCTTGGAATGTCACAACCGACAACATTGATAACTATGACCAGGACGGAAGCGAAGAAAGTTTTAGGTGGTATTATTATGCAGCCGGGATCCAGGGGAATGTATCATACGCTAGTACTGCACTGCCGTCCTCCTCTTTCCATCTTCATTTTGAATCCACCAGCGAAGTCAATACAAAACTAATGTTTTGCACAGCGCCTCGTGGAGAGTTAAACCAATCTGAGAATCCAACATTTTATACAAAAGATAGTCACAAGCCTATAGAGTTTACTGGATCTGTTAGCAGTTTTAAAGAGCCGGAAAGAATAATAAAAAATATAGCATCGGCATCTTATCAAGATCCAACAGCCCCATTTGAGAAAACAACTTATATATCTAAAATAGGCTTATACGATGAAGATAAAAACCTTATTGCAATTGCTTCTTTAGCCAGACCTGTAAAGAAAACTGAATCTAGAGATATAACTTTCAAACTAAAGCTTGACATCTAATAAAATACGTGATAAGATCATTATATGATTTTAGGTTTAGATATAAGTACAAGTATAACAGGTATAACGTTATTAGATTATAATAATAACATTATTTTAAATGATTCTATAGATCTTCGTAAGTATAAGAACTTCTTTTTAAAGAGTGAAAAAGTTGCTGAGTATTTTAAAAGTCTTTCTCAAGAACCAGATAAGATTTTTATTGAGCAATCTTTACAATCTTTTCGGTCGGGATTTAGCTCAGCTGCAACTCTTTCTACTCTCTCTCGCTTTAATGGCGTTGTCTCTTGGCTTGCTTATAAGGAATGGTCCCTAGAGCCAGGATACATTGCCGCAACCTCGGCTCGAAAACTTGCCGGCATCAAAATAAAAAAGGGAACACCGGCAAAGAAACAAGTCCTGCAACATTTGCTTGACACGGAGCCCTCATTCGTGGTAGAGTATACAAGACATGGCAATCCCAAGCCCGACACTTTCGATCGGGCTGATTCACTTATCATTGCCAGGGCGGGACTACAACTATGCACGGACGAGAAAAACTAAACATTATAAAACAAGCGTTAGGACATTCTTACAGGTCGGGCGGTGAATTTTTATTTCACTGCCCTTTTTGTAACCACCACAAACCAAAGCTTTCACTAAATGTTGAAAAAAATGTATATAAGTGTTGGGTATGCGACGCATCAGGGCGAAACATTCGTCGTTTGGTCAAGAAATTTGGTAACTGGTCGCTTCTAAAAGAGTGGGATCGGTTCTCAAGAAAGATTGACTTTTCTGAATTTGACGAAAAGCTTTTATTTGAGATCTCAGATGAAGAAGAACAGCAGGTGGTTCAGCTTCCAAAAGAATACCAAGCGCTTCATAAAAGAGAAATACCTCTAACTTTGCGACGACCACTCAACTATCTACGCTCCAGAGGTTTGACTGATTTTGATCTTGCTTATTGGAAGGTTGGCTTTTGTGAGAAGGGCATCTATAAAGACCGTTTGGTTGTTCCATCCTTTGGGGATAGTGGCTCGCCAAACTATTTTATTACCAGGGCCTTCGATAAAAGCGTATGGCCGGCTTATAAAAACCCAAAAGCCAGCCGCAACATTGTATTTAACGAACTCTTTATCGATTGGGACCAAGACATTGTGATTACAGAAGGTGTTTTTGACGCTATTGTCTCCGGCCCTAACTCAGTCCCTCTCCTTGGTTCTACAATGACCGAGAACTCGTTGCTGCTTCGCAAACTTATTGAGAACGATAGCACGGTGTATCTGGCCTTAGATCCAGATGCATACGAAAAAGAACTAAAGATTATGAAACTTCTACTTGATTTCGAGGTAGAAGTCTTTAAGGTTGACTTATCCGGCTTTAATGACTTGGGAGAAATGCCCAAAAACGAATTTTCACTGCGAAAGAAAAAAGCAGCACCTATCCTACAACAGGATTTATTCGAATTAACAGCAAGAAACTTATTGGAGGCGATTTAATGCGTTTTGCACAAATCTCAGACACACACATCCGAAATTATAAATACCAAAAAGAGTATCGACAAGTATTTTCACAACTTTATAAAACTTTAAAAGAAGAAAATGTCGACTTTATTATTCACACAGGGGACATCGCACACACAAAGACCCAGATTTCACCCGAATTTGTTGAGTTAGCATCAGACTTTCTATCAAGTTTGGCTGATATTGCGCCAACTTATGTTCTTTTGGGCAATCACGATGGAAATCTAAAGAACTCAGCACGCCAAGATGCCCTAACCCCCATTGTTCAGAATCTAAAACACCCGGATCTACATCTTTTCAAGGGCTATGAGCAAGTAAACCTCTCAGAAAAGTTTGTTTTACACGCTATGTGCGTTTTTGATGACCAAGCCAGCTGGAATCTTGAGCCCGATCAGGACTTTATTAACATTGCCCTACACCACGGCGCTGTTCGAGGGTCTGAAACAGATATTGGATGGGTTCTAGAGGGTGAAGTGAACCTAGAAACGTTTGAGAACTTTGATTATGGCTTTTTTGGGGACATTCACAAGACAAACCAACTATTGGACGACCACGGACGCTTCCGATACCCAGGATCTACAATTCAGCAGAACTTTGGAGAGTCAAACGACAAAGGTTTTCTTGTTTGGGACATTAAAGACAAAGAAAGTTTTACTTGTAAGCACATTCCTGTCTCCAACCCCAAGCCTTTCATCACAATCAAGCTTACAAAGACCGGAAGACTACCAAGAGGCACTAATATCCCATCAGGTGCCCGAGTTCGTCTTATTTCAGAGCACAATCACCCGATCTCAACCCTGAAAAAGGCTGCCGATGTGGTAAGAACCAAGTTCAAGCCTGAATCGGTTGCTTTTCTCAACCGGTTTTCGGGCGCTCGTGGGTCAGCCACCTCCGCACACGCAGAAAGAATGAACATGCGTGACGCCAAGGTCCAAGAAAGATTAATGGAAGAGTATCTTGCGGATTATGAGTTAGATAAAGAGCAACTAGCACAAGTTTTCGCCCTAAATAAGCAGATCTCGACTCTTATCAACGAAGACGAGGAAACAAAGCGAAACATTCATTGGAATCTAGACAAATTTAAGTTTGATAACCTTTTTAACTATGGAGAAGACAACTCAATTGACTTTGCGAAACTAAATGGTATTATTGGTATCTTTGGTAAGAACTATTCAGGAAAGTCTTCTATTATTGATAGTATTCTATACGCTATTTTCAATTCCAGCTCAAAGTCGGTGCGCAAGAACGTTGATTTGATTAACCAAAACAAAGAACACGCCACAGGAGAGGTTCAGTTTTCTATTGGAGACAAGGTTTTTACTATCAAACGTGAGGGAAAGAAGTATATCAAACGCTTACACGGAAAGGCAAGCATTGAGGCAAAGACAGATCTAACTTTTTCTGTATTTGATCCGGCCACCGGTGAAACCGAATGCCTAAACGGGCAGACAAGAAACGGAACCGACGCAAACATTCGCCGCTATCTTGGAACACTAGACGACTTTCTACTAACGTCAATGATTTCCCAGATGAACTCACTAAACTTTATCAATGAAGGTACAACAAAGCGCAAAGAAATCCTCGCAAAGTTCCTTGACCTTGAGATCTTAGATAAAAAGTTTAAGAAAGCAAAAGAAATCTCACAAGATAAGCGTGCCTTGGTAAAGGGGCTAGAAGGTGTTGACTATGATGCTCAGATTGAGGAAGAGCAAGCAGAACTTGAGACGCTCAAAGAAAAGATCTTGTCTGTAAAACTTCACTGTAATGAACTAAACGTTATTTTAGATGGCCTCAAACAAGAAAAGAGCAAGATCCAGCACCAAGTAGATTCCCAGAAAGAGATCGACATTAACATTGAAAGTGTTTTGAGCGAGATCAAAAACTTAGAATCTAAAAAAACAACCTTAGAGGGTGAAATAAAAGAAATCTCAGTTCGCATTGAGCAGTGTGAGATTTTCATCCAGGACTTTGATCTAGAAAGGGTCTTAGGGCGCAAGGAGGTCCATTCTGAGACACTCAAACAACTTACAGACCTCACAGTAGTGCTAAAAGAAAGAAAGCGGGAGAAGGCCGACATAGAGGACAAACAAAGGCTACTTTCTTCTGTTCCTTGCGGCGATCAGTTTCCCACTTGCCGCTTTATCAAAGATGCCCACGAAGCAGTCGGCTCTTTTGATGTTGTCGAGCAAGCAATCAAAGGTTTGGAAGGCAATGTAGAGGAGCGTGAAAATGAAATCAAGAAACTCAACATTGATGAGGCCAACGATCTTCTAAGCAAGTATGATAACATTGTAGCAGCCAAAGAAGACACCGAAAACCGCCTCAAGAACAAGGAAATGGAGCTAAAAATGGCTCAAATGTCCTTGACCGCCCTTTTGGCCAAGAAGGAAACATACGAGAAGAACGAAGCAGAGATCAAAAAGATCTTAAAACTCAAAGAGCAACTAACTGTTACATCTAGAACAATCAAGAACACTCAAAGTGACTGTGATAGTTGCAACGATGACCTTTTAGAACTTCTTGGAGATGAAGCAGGAGCAAAAGCAAGGATTGACTTAGCGAACCAAACAAAAGCAAAGCTCAAAAAAGCAAGAGAAGAATATTCTACATTTGTTTATTTTATGCGTTGTGTTCATCCAAACGGGATCCCTTATGATGTAACAAAGAAAATGCTACCAGTTATCAATGAAGAGATCGAGAAGGTACTTTCTGATGTTGTTGATTTCCAAGTATTCTTTGAGGAAGACGGAAACAAACTAAACATCTTTATCAAGCACTCAAAGTTTGACGCAAGGCCAATCGAACTAGGATCAGGAGCAGAAAAGACTATTGCCGCAACAGCTATTCGCTTAGGGCTTCTAAATGTTTCTTCTTTGCCCATTCCAAACTTTGCCGTGCTGGACGAACCGGCAACAGCACTCGACGCCGAGAACATGGATGGCTTTATCAAGATCCTTCAAATGTATCGTGAAAACTTTGAAACAGTATTCCTTATTTCTCACCTAGATTCTCTTAAAGACATTGTTGATGATGAAGTAATAATCCAGAAGAAGGAGGGATACGCTTTTGTAAATGTCTAACTATTTATAGTAACAAAGGAGAAATAGTAATGGCATGTAAAAATTGTAGCTGTATAACAGTTGATACTGAAAAGGGATTTCTAGACAGAGTTGTAGAAAAAGCTATAAGCAGAAAGTTTCTTGCTTGGATCACAGCAACCGGGCTTTTAGCTTTTGCCGATCTTACATCTGCAGACTGGGTTACGATCACTGCCATCTTTATCGGCTCACAAGCTGCTGTTGATGCGGTAGCAAAACTTCGCTCATAATAAATGGACTTTGGCATTAAGGATATATTTTTAGTTGCCCTTCTTTTGATCGTCTTTGGGGTGGCCGCTGGCTCAATCTTCAACAAGAAGCAAAACCAGAGCCTTATCAACGAACTACAAAATAACCTTGCTGCCGCCCAAGGATCAATCGAGATCTTGGAAGGTGTAGAGTTTAGATTAGCACAAGATCTATCCTTTAAAGAAAGACAAATAGCCAACCTTCTAGGGGAAAATACCAGACTTGACGACGCAGCCAAGGAATTAGAAGGAAAGTTAGTTTTTCTAACTCAAGTAAATGCTACACTAAGAGAAAAGATTGAGTTTACCAGCAATGATGAAGACTCTACTGCGACTACAACTGTTATAGAGTATCGTTGTGATGAAGAAACAACAAACACAACAATAACAGAAGAAACTGAGGGTATACCAAACCTAAGAGTCGACTTTGACTTAGAAAACTCAGGTTATAGAGTTTTGGGTTTTACGGAAAGCAACCCTCCGCACGCAGAACTATCCTTATCTCAACTTAGTCCTTTTGTATTAGACTTAGCGCTAAATCAAGGACCAGATGGGGGATGGAGCGCTATAGCAGCCGAACAAACAAACCGGTTGGAAATAGAGATAGGCGAGCTTATCGTGAATAGCAGACGTCTAAGAGAGCGTTGGTATGAAAGGTTTGGAGTGGGCATTGCTGTAGACGCCGGCTTAGGCACTTTTGCAGTTGGCCCAGCCCTTCACTTAGAGACAAGAACACTTGATTATAGTGTGAATACTACTTATGATATAACAAACCAATCTGTTATTGGCGGCTTGACTATTACGTATCGGCCTTTCAGGAGAAGAAGATGAGTATCAAAGACATTATAGAAGAAATAACTAAAAAACTTGTTGATGAAACAATAAAAAAAGTTGATGATGAGTATGTTGTTTATCCAAAAAAAGGCGGCGATCGTCTTGGAACACACAAAACCAAGAAAGCAGCCAAAAAACAACTTGCCGCCATAGAAATAAACAAGGCAAAGAGAGGATAGTAAATGTTTCAGCAGTTTTGGAAAATATTTGAGTCTGCAGAAAAAGAAAGAAGCGCTTTGCAGCAAGAACAGAAAAATAAACGCTCTCTACAAAAAGAAGAAATAAGAAAGGCAGTCTTGTCCAAAGAAACCTTCAAACAACACGACGGCTTATCATCCAAGGTTTGGAATGAAGACGGCCACCTAAAACTAGAAGTCAAACTTAAACTAAAAAGAATAGCAAATGCATTCCTTCGAGATCACAACATTGACCCAGACGCTGTGGAAGACATTTACTTCACTGGTTCACTGGCCGGGTACAACTATCATCCTGATTCTGATGTTGACTTACACATTGTGGTCGATTTTTCCAAAGTTAATCAAGACATTGACTTGGTTCGTGATCTTTTTAATTCTCGTAGATTGGTGTGGAATGAGCAACATAACATAACCATCTTTGGCCACGAAGTTGAGATCTACATTGAGGACGTCAATGAAGTATACGACGATGAAGACCGCCCTGTATACTCAATAGCCAAAGATCAGTGGATCAAAAAGCCAAGAAAAGAAGACCGAGACTTTGATTATGATTCTGCGATGAAGAAAGCGCACTTGATTATGCATCAAATAGGTTTGGTCCGAGAGTTGATGAGCCAAGAAAAGTTTGTTGAGGCAAAACGACAAGCCATCCGCATCTTCGCAAAACTCAAAAGAATGAGAAAAGCCGGCCTTCAACGAGAGGGCGCTTACTCACCAGAAAACATTGCTTTCAAGATTCTTCGCAAACAAGGATACATTGATCAATTAGCTCAGTATAGATCTGACTCCTATGACCTAATGATGTCCTTGTCCCAATGATCAAGATCAAAATAAATAAAATGAAAAAAGACTCTAAGTTCTCAGGTCACGTTATTATTTTCAAGGACAAAGATCATTTCCTTTCGCTGAAAAGAGGTCCCAACGATCCTTGGATGCCGGGAGCGTGGTGCTCAGTTGGCGGCCACATTCACGTTGGCGAAGACATAAAAGATGGAGCTTGCCGAGAAGTAAAAGAAGAATCAAACCTGATAATAGACCCAAAAGATCTTATTGATACTAACGTTATAAAAAAGAATAGAGTTTATTTCTTTACAACAAACAAGTTTTCAGGTAAGATCCATTTAGACGGAAAAGAGCACACAGATTATAAATGGTGTTCTATAAAAGATCTAGATAGTATGGAAACAACACCAAACTTAAAAGAAATCGTATTTATTGCTAAACAAAAGGTATACAATGCTCCCACTTGATGAAAAAAAACTAAACGAAATAGCAAAACTAGAAAAAGCAATCAAAGAGCGATGGGGTGAAGAGACAATCAAGACACCTCAAAGCGGATGGGACGAGGAAAAAGAAAAAGATTATAAAGAGCAGCGAAAAGAGTTGGCTCAAAAAATCCAATCTAATGACTCCGAGACTTTAGAAGAACAAAAAGGATTTTTTATTACGAAGAGACTACTTAGTAAAGAAAGTAAAACTAAATGTCCCACTTGCTCTTCACAGATCAAGACCCTGAGAGACGAAACTTGTAAAACCAAATGGGATTCTTGTTTCAAATGTTACATTCAGTGGATTGAAGGAAGAGAAGAAAGGTGGAAAGAAGGATGGAGACCAGATGAGAATCACAAAAGAAAAACTAGTTGAGATAATCAAGGAAGAAATAGCCGACCTAGACGAGGCAACCCTTGGAGGTCTTTTTGGCCGTGGTAAGAAAGCCTCAACCCGAAGACCCCGAAGAGGTCCAAGTGGAGCGGATGATCTAGATGTTCGTGCTGGCGAGATTGACGCAATGGATTCAGCTGCCGGTCTCAACAAAGGCCAAAAGAAAGCTTATAGCGCTGCGATTGCAGATGCCTCATCCGACGCTGCCAAGATGGACACAAAATCATCCCAGAAAGACTTTGAGCGTGTTATGAAGTGGGCAAATGATAATGACATTGCCACAGAAAAAGAGATTGAGAGCGCATCTGAGAAAGACTTTGAGCGTGTTATGGGCTGGGCAAATGATAATCGCATCGCCACAGAGAAAAACATTGCACGTGCAGTAGTTGATGTAATAAAAACAATGGACAGTGGCATGATAGCCAAGATCCAAGAGCCTCTTCTTGCTGACGATGATTTCATTGAGCAGCTAGCAAATAAGATTGCTCAATACAAGCACACTCCGGGAGAATAACAAATGACACCAGTCCAAGCACTAGCACAAGCCGCCGCCCTAGCTTATGATGGCGGCACCGACGCCAACGGCGACCCACTCAAGATTGGTCTTCGCCGTGAAGAAGGTGATCCCATCAAAGATAGCCGCCACATGGACGGATTCACTGTTCGGACTGCCGGCGACATTCTTACAATCACTTATCAAACAGACATCAAGCTTAAAGAAGTTTATGGTGGCGGGTTTGAGGAAGAAATGGAAAGAGTTATGGCCGACATCGCCAAATACCTAACCAATCGAGCTAGCCAGATACTTGGAAAGCGTGTTAGTCTTGGCGCAGACGGCGAAGTTGATGTACTTGTTCAGTCAACGTCAAATGTGCGAGTTTTTGCGAATGCGATCAAGAAGTACAAAATTAACGGAATGAAAGGAATAGATGAGAACCCTCCCATTCCAGCACAAGACAAGTTGATGGAGACTTACCGACGCTTCGCTAAGGGCGCTAGGAATCTATAACTAGTGTGCTTAATAAAGAGCAGGTAATAAAAGAGATTGTTAGGTGCGGCAAAGATCCCAATTACTTTATTGAGAACTATGTTCGCATCTCTCACCCCGAACAAGGCCCTATACCATTTAGGACCTACCCCTTCCAGAAAGACCTTCTTCAGGATTATAACGCTTACCGCTTCAACATAATCTTAAAAGGACGTCAGCTTGGCATCTCAACAATAACCGCAGCATACTCTGCGTGGCTTATTCTCTTCCACAGGGAAAAGAACATTCTTGTTGTTGCGACCAAACTCTCAACAGCCGGCAACCTGGTTAAGAAAGTTAAGTTCATGATAAAGAACTTACCACCTTGGTTGCAAATAGCTGATATATCAATAGACAACAGAAACTCATTTGAGTTAACAAACGGCTCACAGATAAAGGCTTCTTCAACGTCAGGAGATGCCGGCCGTTCAGAAGCACTATCACTCCTAGTGGTAGATGAGGCTGCTCACGTTGATGGCTTGGACGATCTTTGGAAAGGTTTGTATCCAACACTATCAACCGGCGGTCGTTGTATTGCCTTGTCAACACCAAACGGGATTGGTAACTGGTTTTACCGTATGTATTCCGACGCTGATGCTGGTCTAAACGATTTCCATCCAACTAGCTTGCCTTGGCACCTTCACCCTGATCGTGATGAAGAATGGTTTAAAAAAGAAACAAGAAACATGACCAAAAAGGAGATAGCACAGGAGCTAGAATGTTCCTTCCTATCTTCAGGCGAGACTGTTATTGATGCCGAATACTTAGAATGGGTATTTGAGCAAGCCCAAGAACCCCTATACAGAGACGGCTTTGATAGAAACCTTTGGATTTGGCAAGAATACGATCCCGCATCAAAATACTTTATGGCTGTTGACGTTGCTAGGGGTGACGGTGAAGACTATTCTGCTTTTCACGTTTGGAACATTACCACAAATGAAATAGTTGCGGAATACCAAGGAAAAGTCGCCATAGATATGTACGCCAACATGGTACATCAGGCCGCAACAAGATACGGCACGTGTTTGGTTGTTGTAGAAAGTAATAATATTGGGTTTATGCTTATTGACAAGTTGAAAGATCTAAGGTATAATAACTTATACTATTCTAAGGGAGATGAGTTTATTGATCCTTTAATAGCAGAAAACATTACCGGCGCAACACCCGGCTTTACCACTTCTTCTAAGACAAGGCCATTAATCATCGCCAAAATGGAAGAAATGATTCGCAACCAACTAGTTATAACAAGGTCTAAAAGATTATTTGGAGAATTTAAAACTTTCATCTGGAAAAATGGCCGACCTCAAGCAATGAGATCAAAGCACGATGACTTGGTAATGTCTTTTGCGATCGCTTGCTGGATTAGAGACGCCGTATACGAAGAAAGCGCTTATGACCGAGAAAAATCAGAAAAAATGATGAACGCATTCTTTACAGATAAAAGAGAACTAAATACAACTATCCCTGGAATGATTGGCCACTTACCAGTTATGAAATCAGGACAGGCAAGCGAAGCAAAAAAACAACAGCAACAATATTCTTGGCTATACAAGGGCTAAAAAATGGCATATAAAAAAACAATCATACCTAAAAGAAGTTCAGAGAACACAAGAAACCCGGACAACCCGCTTTACAAGGCGCTTACACGGCTTTTCTCAGGCCCAATCGTCAACTATCGACACGAGCAGGCAAGAAAATACCGCCGAAAGGAACTTGATAAGTTTAATTGGACCTCCGCATCAGGAAAAGAGTTCAAAAAAGCCGATTACGAGAAGAACTACTCGTTTTACGGCGACTTTATGCTCAATCAGAACCGGAACGATCGATATATTGACTTCGATCAGATGGAGTACATGCCAGAACTAAACTCTGCGCTTGATATTTATGCCGATGAGATGACTACCTCAACAGACATTCGTAAAATGCTTACGATTGACTGTCCAAACCAAGAAATCAAGACGGCATTACAGATCTTGTTTTACGATGTTCTCAATGTAGACCTCAACCTTTACGGATGGGCAAGAACTCTTTGTAAGTATGGAGACTTTTTCCTTTATTTGGACGTTGATGAAAAACTAGGCATCCAAAATGTTGTTTCTATGCCCCTCAGCGAACTAGAAAGGCTAGAAGGACAAGATGAAAACAACCCAAACTATCTACAGTTTCAGTGGAACTCCGGTGGCTTGACTTTTGAGGACTGGCAGATAGCTCACTTCCGTATTTTAGGAAATAATAAGTACAACCCCTATGGAACCTCTGTTCTTGAGGGGTCTCGCCGTATCTGGAGGCAACTAACGCTCGTAGAAGACGCAATGATGTCCTATCGTATCGTAAGAGCGCCCGAACGCCGAGTGTTTTATGTTGATGTTGGCGCTGTAGCCCCACAGGACGTAAGCACATACATGCAAGAGGTTATGACTACCCTCAAACGAAACCAAATCGTTGATGCAGACAGCGGAAGAGCAGATCTTCGCTATAACCCAATGTCTGTAGAGGAAGATTATTACATTCCAGTTCGAGGCGGCCAACAAGGGACAAAGATCGAGACATTAGCAGGAGGTCAGTTCACTTCACAAATCGAAGACGTGAAATACCTTCGTGAAAAGCTATTTTCCGCCATCAAGATCCCACAAGCTTATCTAGTCGCCGGTGAGAACGCAGAAGACCGAACATCTCTCTCACAGAAAGACATTCGTTTCGCCAGAACCATCCAACGCCTCCAAAAGGCCTTGATTTCCGAGCTTACAAAGATTGGAATGGTTCACCTTTATACTTTAGGCTTTAGAAAGTCTGATCTTACAGGTTTCAACCTCAAACTCAATAACCCGTCTAGGATTGCCGAACTTCAGGATCTAGAGACAATGAAAACACAGTTTGAGGTTGCCTCATCCGCAACTGAAGGCTTTTTCTCTAAGAGGTACATTGCCGAGCACATTTTCAACATCTCACAAGAAGAATTCCTTCGCAACCAGCGTGAAATGTACTTTGACCGAAAGTTCGCTTCTGACCTTGACGCTGCAGCAGCCTCCGATGAGGAAGAAACCTCACTTGGCGGCGGCGACATAGGCGCTTTTGGAGCGGACTCCGAAACACCTGATTTAGGTGGAGAGGAAACACCGGATATTGACGCTGCTGAACCAGAAGAGGACATTCTAAAAGTCGCACCGGGCAAAAGGGACGATAAACCTTACATAACCAAAGATGAGGCCGGGCGCTTGGTTACAACAACTCCAAAGTCAAAAGGCAAAATGTACAAGCCTAAGAAAGATGGAAGAATCAAGAAGAACCGAATGGCAATGAAATCAACGGCTGTTCCAGAGTTCGCAACAGGTAACACAAGAAGATCAAAACTAGGTCTTCCAAAACCCTCGGACCTTTTTGAGAATATAGAACCAACCTTAGAGGGGATGGTTGAGAAAAAAGAAACTAGTTATACAGTAGAGAACGATTTTGAGGAACATTCCAAAGAAATCGACAATCTTTTAGAATCACTGGAGAGAAAAGATGATGACCAAGTACAATAAGAAAAGAAATACCGCTTTTCTTTATGAAGCATTAGTTAGAGAGCTTACAAAAGCGGCTCTTGTAGATGATAAAGAAAAAGCAGCCAAGATAACCAAGATCGTAAAAGAACACTTCAAGAAAGACACCTTGCTCTATAAAGAGCTTTATCTTTACCGAACGCTCTTAGAGACAAAAGACATGTCCGAGCCTCACTTGGCCGACCGTCTAATCCAAGAAAGTAAGTTTTCGTATGCGATGGCCGATCGAAAGCAAACATTCAACGCACAAACAAAGCTTATTGACGCTATAAACAAGCAACTAGGCACAAGCGTATACAACAACTTTGTTCCAAATTATAGAGATCTAGGCACTATACACAGTATTCTACAAGGTGTGGATAATACCAAAAGCCGTGTTTTAGTGGAAGACAACCTAGTCAAGAAACTTTGTGGTCAAGAAGCACTCAATGAAAAGAAAGAATATAAGCCAATAGACACATTAGTTTATCGTGAGTTTGTTAAGAACTTTAATGATGAATACGGCACAATGCTTTCAGAAGGTCAAAAGAAAATAGTTTCTCAGTTCATTACCTCATTTGCTGATGATGGAGTTGAGTTCAAAATGTTTATTACAGAAAAGCTTAATGAACTAAAATATGCCCTAGAAAGTTTTGAAGCAAAAAACCCAGTTATCTCAGAAGGCATACAAGACATTACAAAGAAGTTTAATAACTTTGAGAACTTAGAGCTAAATGAAGAGCTTCTTTTGGATACTCTCAAGCTTCAATCCCTAGTAGAGGAGATCAACTATGGCGATTCAAATTAAAGTAAGCGACTCCTCAACACCGGACACTCCTCCCGATCGGACCATCAAGCTAAAAGCGAAGAAAGCGCTCAACGGCGACATCTTGGTCAACGATCATCCAGAGCTTCACGTAATCGTCTCACGTAAAGACGCTAAAATAACAACTTTTCCAAAAACGGAAATGGGGGATCATACTTATCATTCACAGGATGATCTTTTCTCCTATCTTGCAGACTATGGCGTTATCGCACACGGCTCAATGCAGGGCGGTATTATGATGGGGTCTATGGAGGCTGCTATAATGAAGCCGGCGGAAGGCTCTAAGATTGATTTTGTAGAAGTTACCCTATCAAGACTTTATGACTATTTCCAAATGGAAGAGCCAAGCTTTGCAATGAACGATAAGTTTGAAGACAACGAGCAAGAGCGTCTTACAGATCCAGAGGTTTATACAGATCTAGGGAACGTTCCGCAAGCAGAGAAGAAAGGATCAATCGATCCTCGGTTTGCTCGCAGGTATTACATTACTTACCACTTCTAATGTCGCTGCTGCTTTTTATTCTGGCTAGTTATGGATTGACACAGATCTTGGTCTATGGATCAATCTTTAATAGCATCAGGCCAAAGCACCACTTTTTCCACTGCCCTATGTGCGTTGGTTTTTGGGCTGGTTTGCTTATTTACTGTATTCTAAACACGCCAGAACTCTCATACGGGTTTGCTTATGGGTGTCTTTCATCAGGCACCTCTTATGCTTTATGTCAGATCTTTGGAGATGAAGGAATAAATTTTAGAATTTATAAAACTTAACACTATTTATAAAAGAATGGAGATTATTATGCCTTGGACACAAAAATGGGCTCTACAGCCGGTTCGTCGCTGCTGCAAAGGGTCTTGAACCGAGCGGGTGACGCCCGCCAAAGGAAATTTAGA